ATTCCTGTAGTCTTTGCACTCAGCCATACAGCACGCGTTACACGGACGACGTCAAGAGTGTGATGCTGAAGAAGAACATCTGCTTCAGTTGCTGGTTCTGGACTGAGAACATCCAACCTGGTGGGTTGGTAATTGACGGCCACCACTACACAGCCAAAATTGAAGCGAAGACGCTTGCCAGATTCCGTGGCATGGGAGGCCGCATATTCCGCATTCGCAAGAATGACGGAACTGAGATCGTCACGAATGATCTTTGGCATCAGGGCACAATACCGGCTCATTTGCGTAGCCGCTATCCGGACAACGCCGTGTTCATGGACGAAGCTGGATATGTCGACAACGGTGACGGCACCGGGTACTTCAATTCCTCGGAGGGTGCGCGATGATCGTACTCATGCTGAATGACTACCCCATTGGTGTCTATACGGCCAATGCCACAGCAAATTACGCCGAGCTAGTTGACTGGCGCAGGCGTGAGCCAAAATGGGAAGAACAGGGCTTGAAATTTGGCGAGTCGCTGTACCAAGCAGGTTGTGACGTACCATTCATGAAGTGGCACTATCGTCAGTATGACTTCGTGCCAGACACGGAGCCGAAGCTATGAGCGACGCGCCCGTAGTACCTACAGCCCAGTTGCAGGTAATCCCGTTGGCAGAAGCGTACCTCTGCCAGAACTGCAATTGCGTCGTGAACTCATCGTCGGTCTGCCCATCATGCGCCAGCACCACATCACTGCTAGGTCTGGCATCGGTACTCAATCGCGAGGGAAAGGAGGAGACCAGTGCAGATAGTGAACGTCTACCCACGTCGGCGGCGTGGTTCACTGAACATTCGTAGTATGTTGAACCTCATCTTTTATGACGGCGCATTTCCTATGGCAAAGTGCCACCCAGACTCTACTCGTCAACGCGGTGCGCGCCGCAAAGCTCTGGATCGTCACGCGGCGCGGAAACTTAAACGTCAGTACGTACCGCTCTACCGTGTTGACCCCACGGTGTACCTGGAGGAGCGCGACTACATGGACCGGCCTATTTGGCAAGTCGGTACGGCGTTGGGTCGCACGGTAGACGGCGAGCGGTGGTACTCGCCGTCGGACATGGGCAAGATGTTCCGGCTCGGAATCAGGAGGGCGTCGTGAGAGATTTGTTTGATGTAATAGACAGCAAACTGGCCGACCACGTAGAGTTCTGTGGACAGTCGTATTGGAAGTGGGAAGACCATATTGCCAAACCTGCATTGGAGTTGGCTGGCTACGAGCGCGTCACCTTCCACATGGGCGAGCGTGATTCATTCGGTCCACTGACACGTGTAGTGCGTGCCTACCAGAAAGGAGAGTGCCATGAGTTCATCTATGGTTGAGCTACTCAATTCTGCTAAGACTTCTGCACTACAAGGCCGTCTGACTACGTGGGATGTAACGGGTCGGTTCGTGTTTGCTGGCAATGCCACCTTTACACTGCGTTCGAAGAAGACTGGCGAACGATTCACGTATCGCATGGCTGCTGCCAAAAACGTGAATAACCTGTTGATGGGCACTGGACAGCAGAAGGTGTACTTCGTCAGCCTACTGCGCGGACCGTCCAACGAAGATGACTACGCATACATGGGTCTGATTGATGCACGCGGGTTCCACTGCACTACTAAGAGTCGCGTGCGTGAAGAAGCGCCGTCGTATAAAGCATTCTCTTGGTTCTTCGCCAAACTTCAGGCAGGCGGTACGATGCCTAAGACACTGGAAGTGTGGCACGAGGGACGCTGTGGTCGGTGTGGACGCAAGCTGACGGTTCCGGAGTCCGTGGCCGCTGGTCTTGGTCCTGAGTGTGCGGGGAGGGCGGCATGAATACTGTTATGGAGCGGTCGTTGAACATGCGAGAAGAGGTATATCGCTACTTGCGCAACACAGGTCTAAACAACCCAGATATGCTTGACACTTTTCACCAGCAGGCGCTTGCTGAGTATGGGCCTGAACAGGCGGGATGTGAAACAAATTTTTTAAACTTGTTGAACGTAGCAATTCAACATGGAGAACACTTTTTGGTTGAGAAATCCTTTGGTATGGCATTAAAGTCTTTGGCCACTACGATGCCTGTAGAAACCAAGTTCGACGCGTCTCTGGTGCCCACTAGTGTGGGCTGGGTGGCCTTTGAAGAGCCTATTTTAGATGTGTCTGCCCATCCGATAGGCTTGTTATTGTGGGCATCTATAGGCGAGGATTCAGTGGCTAAAAACCCTGATGGTAAGCTGGTCAAGCTGCATAGCGGCCAGTTTATGGCGTGTCTAGCTACGCCGCCACATCGCATGTCTAATGGTCTGTGGATGATTGAAGAATTTACACTGAGAGTTTTAGAAGATGAACGCTCGTTGACTGATTGTATAACCAGTGATAAACAACAAACTGACACGTTCTACGCTGGACAGCGATTGTTGTATTCTTTCTTCTACTTAATACAGCAGCGTATATCTGGCATGGAGCCAACAGCCGTGCGTGGCGAAAAGCTAAGTAGAATCAAACGACAGAATGGTTTTAGATTTACAAATGAACCGCATACCATTTTACTAAGACGGTTGAATACCACACCTTCTGGTACTGACGATGAAAGTAAACGTGAGTTTCACTGTCAGTGGTTGGTGGGAGCCCACTTCCGTTTGCAACCATATCGTAGTAATAACACTGTAAAACTTATACTGATAGATCCTTACATAAAAGGTCCGGCAGACAAACCGTTTAAGCCGCCCACACCAAGAGTGTACGTGGCAAGGAGGTAGTAGCATGAGGTACTTGTTTTGTGGTGGGCGTGACTGGACTGATCAGCAGAAGATAGAACGGCGCATGAAGAAGTTGGGCCCAAATGATCTTGTGATTGAGGGCGGCGCGCCGGGAGCTGACTTTATATCCGGTGTTCTGGCCGACATGCGCGGCATTCCTCACGCCACGTTCAAAGCCAACTGGCACTTCTACCACAAAGCCGCAGGCCCCATTCGCAATGGGTGGATGTTGAAATTCGGACAGCCAGACAAAGTCATAGCTTTTCACTCAGACATAGAAAAGTCCAAGGGCACCGCTGACATGGTGCGACGTGCGCGCAAGGCTGGCGTTCCAGTGGAGGTAGTGAAGTGAAGCTCACATCAGACGAAGCGCGGCTGTTGAAGCTGGCCGTTGAACTGCGTATGCGAGTTCTGGCGCAGTACGCCGTACACCCAGTAATTTCCACGTGTCTAGATGGTGACGACAAAGCCAAGCTGGCCGATCAATGCGAAGCCTACGCGCCGATACTACGCAAGTTGGACCTGTCCATCAAAGCCTCCGCGAGCGGAACGGCGAAATACGCTGACATCGCGAAGAACGTGGAGGGCTAAAGCGCTCAAAATAAATGTTTTCCAGCCCAGTTTGACGTTGTATAATGGTTTTGGTCGTTAGAAAGGACGGCCCTAAAATGACACAAGCCACAAAGAATCAACATGTTAGCCAGGTTACACCAAAACTGCGGGTCGCTGACCGCTTCGCCTGTATCAGTGATCCTGGCCGCCTGTACAAGCCGGGCACGAGAACTTTTCGTGGCGTAGTTTACGTCGACGGCGTCGGGTTGTTTCTCACCGAAACCAGCGCATACGGTCTTCGTGATCTGCAAATGGAGGCTCTGCAAGCGCAGTACCCAGACAACCGCATCGTGTTCTTGGGCGGCGCTGAAGAGTTCGACTTCTCCAACAAATTGGCCATCCAGCATCAGAATAAAAAGGCGGTGCGCTAATGACTGCTAACAATCAACATTTCAGCCCTAGCCATCTGAAGGTCATCAAAAAGTTTGTAGAAGAAGCAACGCTTACGACAGACGGTGAGCGGGTGCCTTTTAACAAAACAGCGAAGCTACCCACCGGGTTCGTGATCAAGATGGAAGGTTCTGGTTTCGGTCCGTTGTTCCAGTACTTTGGCAAGCCTGGAGACATATTCAGCAAGTCAGCGCCAGCGTTTGTCCACAAACGTGGTGAGTTGAGCGGTACGCCAGTTTGGGTGAACACTTCATTAGCACGCAGAATGGCCAAAGCTGCAGGGCTGACACTGGAGGTGTTCTAATGACTACGAACACGCCCACACTCGAGATCAGCGATTCCTTAGTACGCAAAATTCAACTGCTACTCAACCTGGCAGCACGGCCCGAGGGCAACGAAGCAGAGGCCGCTGCTGCAATGGGCAAGGCGCAGGAGCTTCTGGCGCAGTACAACCTAGACCTGGGTACGGTGCAGGACAAAGTTGTGGCTGGCGGCGTCGCAGCGCGCGAAGCAGAAACCAAACGCGACTACGCTCGTGTCAGTAAATCTGCCATGTATCAGTGGCAACGCAACCTTGTCAGGACCGTGGCGGAAGCAAACTTCTGCCGCTATTGGGTGGAAGACACCACGGAGACGCGCTGGAATCGTCTGTGTCAAGTAAAGCGGCACAAGGTACTAGGCCGTGTCGTCAACACCACAGCCGTTTTGGTAATGGTGGATTACCTGCTTGAAACCATTGAGCGTCTGCTGCCCTGGACAGGCCGCGAACGGCTGTGCCGTGAGGCAGTGTTGTGGCGCGAAGGTTGCGCTGACCGTCTAGTGGAACGCATCAACGCGAAAGCAGCTGCCATGCGCAAGGCCGATTACGCCACGCAGGGCGAGGCTGCCTACAGCACGGCCATTCAAGTGGCTGACCTGGCGAAGAAAGAAGAAGCTGGCAATTACGACCACTACCACGGCGCAGGCCAGTGGGCGTTGAAGCTAAAGAGCGAGGCTGAGAGCGCGGTGTACTGGAGCGAAGAAGCTGTGGCGGCACGCGAGGCAGAGCGCCTTGCCAAGCTCGCGGCAGCCCGAGCGCTGGAGTCACCGGCGCAGAAGGCCAAGCGTGAGCGAGAAGAGGCCGCGCAGGCCCGTCGCGACGAACGTGCCAGCGCGCGCTACAGTGAACGTTACTGGCGCGAACAAGACAAGCAGGGCGAGCGCAAGGCGTCAGCCGCGTACCGCGCCGGGCAGGCCAAAGGCAATGACATCGGGCTGGACGGACAACTTGGCGCGTCCACGCAGAAAGGGCTGGGACGCTAGTGACAGACCCAAACAATTACCACGAGGTATTCATCAAGCTACTGACGGGCGACGAGCTAGTTGCCCGTTTCGCCTCCACCGATGACACAGCTCCCATCCAGCTGTTTTGGTACGGCGACCTAGCTGAAGTGGACACTACCACACTCAGCGAAGACGACAGGCGTGCCGTGCTTCACGCTGTCGGCGCGAAGCTGATCGAGCTGGGCGAGGCAGCTGTGCCGGACACGTGGCTAGAAAGGCTGGGTCAGCTGTGACCGACGCCAATCTGCTAGCCGCCGCTAATGTCGCTCTGGGCATCATCATCGGTGTGATGAGCACGCTGATCATTCAAGTGTATTTCTGCAAGAAGTAGTACCGCGCTTGAAAGGAGCGCAGTAAAAATGAAGCAAGGAACAGCAAAGAAGTCCACCGGCAGCAAGACCGCCAAGACCGCAGCCACCGCAGCTACCGCCGTCGTCAGAGAAACGACTTTGGCAAAGCAGCCAGCGCCGCAGCGCGTTATCAAGACCATCCTGGATTATGCGCGGGAAGCAGAAGCGCAGCCCGTCAAGACTGCCGTATTCAAAGAACCCACAAACCTGCCCGGCGACGAAGAGCTCAGACCGCATGCCTACGCGAAGAGCGCCGGCAAGTCCACGAAGTGCGCGGTATGCTTCAACCCCGCCAACCACGAGCTACACAGCATTGTCGAAGAGCCTGCTGAGGAAGAGCCTGCTGCGGAGAAGTTGACCGCGCTCGCAGCGAAGGCTGGCAAGAAGAAGCCGTCCGCTAAGGTTGTCGAGCTACCCAAGCCACCCAAAGATCGGCCCATGATACAGGCCATTCGCAAGGCGGAGTTCAGCTTTGTCATGACGCAGGAAGTACCCGGCTTCGGCTACGCGCACGGCTACCAACACAAGGACGGACGCGGCGCGCTGTACTCACACAATGTTGCGGGTACTGAAGAAAACTGGGCCATCAAGCTGCCTGCCGAAACGCCAGCGCCACCGCCGGAAGCCGCGCGTCTGGCAGGCGTCAAGCTGATAGACCTCAAGCTCGCGCTCATGCAAACGTCCAAGACAGCGCTGAATAAAGCGGCCCATAGATTGGCCAGAGCAGCGAAGGCCGCAGAACTCGCACTGGAGGGCACAGAAGGTATGACAGTGGCTGACATAGCCTCCGCTCGTGCGACTGTGCTGACCAAGCCTGCTGTCAACGGCGTGCCAGCTAACGTAGTACGCGCAGTGGAAATGCTGGGTGGGTTGACACTGCAGAACTACAATCTGGATCTGCTACGCGGTGACAAATACTACGGCAAGCGCATGGCACTGCTGAAGAATTTGTTCAACCGTGATCGTGTACTTGCCAAAGAATGCACAATAGGTAATTTGACACAGGCTTTCTACAGTGCTGTGGGTGCGGAAGGCAAGTCTGCTGCGGCGCGCGCGACGACATTCGCTGATCGCTGCAAAACTATCTGCGCAGCTATACGCAAAATAAAGACGGCCAACACCAGGGCGGAGCGCAAGCTACTTGAGCAGGCTTTACAGTCCACGAAGCTGGATCGCACCGTACCGGGTAAAGTCCTGAGCGTAGCCAAGCCGCTCAGCAACAAGGAGCGTAAGGCTCAGGAGGATGCTGCCAAGCGCGAGATATACGCTCTCGCAGTCACTCCAGAGGTTATCGCGGCTCCCCGCCCTGACGCCGAGGTGGAGCTAGTACCGGGCGATATCGGGCTCCTCCAAGACCCGAAAAACGGCCTTGTAATGATGCAATTGGAGCGTGAAAACTCACAGGGCGCAATTTGCGTATATAATAATGGTGTCAGGGTTGCTGTAGGCGTTGTTCCAACAAAGACTCTGAGAAACCTGCGGCCTGTGCCGGGCGAAGTTGACCTGATCGCGGCTGCAAACCAGTTACTGAATCCAATGGTTCCGTCTGTACCAGTAACGCCAGCTGCCGCAAGGCACTTAACCGCAGTGCTACACTGCAAGGAGCTGATTCCCATGGCAAACGAAACCGTTACGAAGACACCGAAGTTTGCGCCGCCTGCTAAGAAGTCTGCCGCCAAGTCTGCCAAAGCCGAGAAGGCACCCAAGGCCAAGAAGGCCGCACGCGAAAGCACCCGCCGTACCTACGCTGACGAAATGACCATCAAGCTGGTTACGAAAACAGTCGAGGGTCGCACCGACGGCAACCCGTACCGCGAAGGCACCAAGGCTTTCAATTCCTTCGCTATCCTGCGCAAGTCCGACACCGTGGGCGCTTTCAAGAAGGCACTGGAGAAGGCGAAGAGCGACGTGTACGAAGCGGTGTACTTCATCAAGTGGGCCAGCGAGCCGCACGGCAACGCACCGGCGCACATCAAGTTGAGCTAGTAGCACAAGGGCAACAAATTCGATCAAAGAACCGCCAGCCGCTGTATCGGGCTGGCGGTTTTGTTGCAAGGAGAATACATGTGTGGCATTGTTGGATACGTAGTAGGTAAACGGGCGCACGCGCCTGTTGCCTTCGAGTTCTTTACCAAGCTGATGGAGGAAAGCCGAGTGCGCGGTATGCACGCTTCCGGCGCTTCTTGGATTGCCAACGGTAAAGTACGCACACTTAAAGCACCGATACCCGCTTGGGAATTGGTCAGCGGCGCTGCCTGGGATGCACTGCGGCGCAGTACCCCGATGCAGGCGATAGGCCACACCCGGTACTCAACCAGTGGTGACTGGCAGGACAACGCAAACAATCAGCCCGTGGCGACGAGCAAATTGGCCGTGGTTCACAACGGCCTAGTTTCCATGGCAGACCAGAAGACGTACGAAGCCGCCTACGACGTGAAAACTACCTCGGCAAACGATACCGAGGTGATCCTCCGACGTGTATTGGCAGCGCGAGGAAGCCTCTCGAGCGCGTTCGACCGGATATACACCGTACAACCGCCTATCTTCGCCTGTGGCTTCCTCGACGACCAAGGCCGGGTCACGGCCATACGCGACCACATCCGGCCCCTCTGGCTGTTCCGCAGCAAGGCCCTGAGCCTTACCGGCTTCGCCTCTACTCGAGACATCGTCCTACGGGCGCTGGAGGGCCTGGGCGAGCCGCTCGCGGGAGGTTTGGAGCTGTGGGAAGCCGAACCGTACACCGAGTACGGCCTAACCGCCTCGGGAGCTCAGGAGCTATCCCGGCTGAAGTACGCCCAGCCTTCGGAAGTACGCTTCCCCAGACCCAGCATCCAGAACCGCTTGATGCTTACAGCCAAGAAGCCCAAAGCTCCGCTAGAGCTGGACACGACAAAGTACAAACAAGCGGATCATCGCAAACGCCTGCGCCAGTCCTTCAAGCAGTATTGCGTTGCGGCAATTGCCAGTTGGGAGATTGATCCCAACTACCCACTGATGAACTACTTGTTCAGACGCTACGAACTTTCCAAATCTCAGGAGTATTGGGCTTGCTTTTTGTATGGCACGTTCTACCACCCAGGTTCTGTGTTCTACGTCATGCAGGAATTTCCAGAGTTTGAAAAAGTCGATCTGAAGCGGCTGGACAAATGGCACAAAGCTAATTGGCGTGCGCTAGCCTACAACACTGATCGCAAATATGAGAAGGGTCACTTTGTAGAAATGTTCGAGAGCTACCGTGACACAGTGGGCGGGCAGACGCCAACGGCGCAGGAGGAGTTTTTCGCGCAGCTGCTCAAGCATGGCAAGACAGACGAAGAACGCTTTCGTGTGGTGGAGGCAAAGTTGCGCACACTTTGGCACTTTGGTCGCTACGCCACGTATATCTACACGGAAGCCTTGCACCGCTGCATGGGTATGCCCATCAAGGCTGACACTATGTTCCTACGTGAAGCACAAAGCTCACGCACAGGACTGGCATACGCCTTGAACTTGCACGCCACTGATGTGCAGCAGGTTAAGGAAGCGGAGCTGCTGCCGGAAGAATGGGATTGGCTGCTGGGCGAAGGTGAGAAGCTACTCACAGAAATCCAACGTGAGTACCCCAAGCTGGGCATGGATCACTGGTTCATGGAGTCATGCCTGTGCGCCTACAAAGGGTTCTTCAGGCCCACTAAGGGTAGATACCTGCCGTACTATCTCGATCGCATGGCCAACGAGATCAACCAAATGCGAGACGCGCCCATCACGTCTGGTATTGATTGGAATGTGCTGTATCAATTCAGGCACGAGAACATCATTCCAGAATATCTGGGTGAGTTGGCGACCCCACCGCGTACGAAGGTGGACAAGTCTAAGGAACATGTACTACGCGATACCGGGCGCATGATTGGGCTGTGGCCTATTGTGCAGAGAGGGTTGATCAAATGATTTTGAATGTGAGGGGCACACATGGCTCTGGCAAGAGCACCATTGTGCAAGATATCTTGAAGAAGTATGTCAGCGCGCCGATAGGCCCGAGGCCTGAGCGTCCAGAAGGCTACAAGGTGACAATACCTGGCTTGTCGAAACCATTGTTCGTCGTCGGACCCTACGCCACACAGTGTGGCGGTTGCGACGCGATACAGCCCTACGACTTGATCTGGCCGCGCGTCGAAGCATACGCCATCAGAGGCCACGTGCTCTTCGAGGGCGCGCTGGTGAGCTCGTCGGTAGGTAATATAGGCCGCGCCATGGCAGCGCGTAAGAAGAGCTGCGTAGTGTGCTTCCTGGACACGCCGCTCGAGGTGTGCCTATACCGTATTCGCCAGCGCCGCGCTGCCAAGGGTGACACGCGCCCACTGGATCCGAAGAACACAGCTGTCAAACATCATGCAGTAGAAGTAAGCAGGCCAAAGCTAGAAGATCTGGGCTTGCGATGCGTGACGCTGAAACACAAGACGGCTACGAGGGATTTTATGAAGGTACTACTTGGGAAGGAGAAAGCATGACGAAGGCAGGCGGAGCACCTCAAACGGTGTTGCACAACACTGGCGTGACGCACATGCACAGTAGAAAGAAGGGCACAAGTCATCAAACTAACAAAGGCCCTTGGCTGTATAAGTTCAAACCAGAGTTCCAAGAATTTTATGATCATGTGAAAATGAAATTCTTTCAAGGCGACACTAAGCTGCTAGCTGCCAGATCAAAACTATTTGGCAGGGAAGTGTACGAGCCTGCTATGTTATTCGCTCGCGAACAATACCCACACATGTTCAAGTGGTACGCGGAAAGATTTGGCAGAGAGTTGGAGCATACGCACTTAATGGGTCGCATCAGATACTTATTTGTGCGCTACTACGACGGTAAGAAGTGGGACTTCAGACGCTCCAAAGAACATCCTTGGTTGATAGCATGAAAATCGAAAAAGCTAAGTGGTCAGAGCACAAAGAAATACTCAAGCTGTCAGCCTTGAGCAAGTTCACCAAGGGGTTCTCAGGCGTTGGCATGGGCAACGTGGAGGAGTACTACACGCGCGGTTGGGTCTCAGTGGTGCGACAGAAGGGCAAGATTGTTGGCTTCTTATGCGTGCATCACTGCGTGCGCAAACCGCACAAGCCTGATATTTACTACGACAAATTCTTGCGCTACTACGAACGTCCACACACTTCTGTGTACTATGTGGGCACTTCTGTACCGCGCAAGGGCATAGGCAGTGCATTGTTACAACACGCAATGAAAACTTCGCCAAATGGATTGCTCGAGCTGATCTCTGAGAAGGAGAATGTGCAGGGATTGAGGTTCTACAAAAAGCTGGGTTTCAAAGTAGTGGGTGAAGGACAGAACAGCGCCAAGGTGCCGTACTGGAGATTGATGTTGGAGGCCGCCAAGTGAGTGCACAGTTTCCACTGCTGAAGGAATTTGTCGCGTTCATATCAGAACGCTGGAGCATTCACACCAAGCGCTGCGCTGGTCAACCGTCGCCGTGGACAAAAGACCCTATATTGCGTCGGTACAGATTCTGCAATGTCAGGCGTGAGGACGACCGTGTCACGCAATGGATCCACAAGGAGTGGCTGCTGCCGCACACACACGACAAAAATGTTTGGTTTGCCATGACAGTAGCAAGATTGGTGAACTTACCAGAATCTCTGCATGAGATGCCTAACGCTGTATTTGCCGGCAAACATGTAGAGTGGAGTCCGAAAAAGTTCACAAGCGTAATGAACAGGCGTAAAGGGCGCGGTGAAAAGACCTGGACTTCGGCCTACATGATTCGCGCCATAGAAGCAAAAGATGGAGAGACCAAAGCTGACTACCTAGCCAAGTACGTACTCAATCCATTGTGGGCTGCTAAGAAGCAAACTCCACTGAAAGGTACGCTACAAGAGTTTCACACTTGGCTGCAATCTCACTACGGCATGGGCAGCTTTCTTGCCGCACAAGTGGTGGCAGACGTGAAGTGGGTGCCGCCGTTGGTCAATGCTGTGGATTGGGAAACGTTCGCAGCGCCAGGTCCAGGCTCACAACGTGGACTTAACCGCGCCATGGGGCAAGACCTTACTGCTCCGTGGCAACCACAAGAGTGGCACAGCGCATTGTTGGCACTACGTGGTCACGTGTTGCCCAAGTTGCCCAAGGAATTGCGTAGTCTGGATGCGCAGAACCTACAAAATTGCTTGTGCGAGTTTGACAAATACATGCGCACACGTGGTGGAGAAGGTAGACCGCGCCAGAACTTCAACCCTAGCGCGGAGCCCTACGCGGCGCGGTAAAATTAAGGGTGGGCACTCTCAACCCCTGTAAGCAAGGAGAACAGATGTACAGCTTTCAAACGGACGACGTAAACCAAGCGTTGCAATATGGCCTGGAGTATCTACGCCACGCAGGCGTAGAAGAACAAAGTCGCAACGGCCCAGTGCTAGTGGCACCTGGTCCTGTGTGCACCGAGTACACCAACCCACGCAGCCGCGTGCTGTTCAGTCCCACACGTGATGCCAACCCTTTCTTCCATCTGATGGAGTCGCTGTGGATGCTCAGCGGTGCCAATGACGTGGAATTTGTTGAGTTTTTCGCCAAGCAAATGCGCGAATACAGCGATGACGGCATCACCAGCTGGGGCGCCTACGGCTGGCGCTGGCGCAGTTTCTTTGGGTGGGATCAGTTGGAAGGCATTGTGGCGGAGCTGCAGAAGAATCCGGCTTCCCGGCGCTGCGTACTGGCGATGTGGAACGCAGTGCCTGACCCGGAGTTAGTGGGCCTGAGCGTCCTGCCGAAAGTAGGCGACATGGATGCGTCAGACTTCTACGTGGCCACACATGGCGGCCTGGACGTGCCATGCAATACGCACGCCTACGTGGATTGTCGCGGCGGCGCGCTCAACATCACTGTCTGCAACCGCAGCAATGATATTGTATGGGGCTGTTACGGTGCCAATGCTGTGCACTTCAGCTTTCTACAGGAGTACATGGCTATGCGTGTGGGCGTGCCTATTGGCACGTACAGACAATTCAGCAATAACTTCCACTTGTACACTGGTGTGTTTGGCGCAGAAAAGATAGACCAAATCATTCACGAGTGCGACACCCTGGGTGCATTGCCAGAATTGGGCCCAGCCCTGGAGCCTGGGTTCGACGCTGACCTGGGCCGATTTATGCCTTGGGCGCGCGCCGTGATACGCTCCACTGCGCAGGAACCCATAGCGCTGAACGTGCCGGATTTAAAGACGCCATTTATGCACGCAGTAGTGGTGCCTGTATTTCTTGCCTGGACATATCGCAAGTGGAAAGACAAGCATAGTATGGGCGTGTGTCTGGACGGTATCGATGCGCCGGACTGGAAGCGTGCGTGCCAAGAGTGGGTGAGTCGGAGAACAAAATGAATGTTGATAGTTTAATGCGCGCAGTAGGCGTACGGCGCTGGCACACAGAGCCGCAAATAGGCGATGAAACAGACGGACACCACAGCGCGGTAGTGGCTTTGTTGTCAGACTACTTTGCAGAAACTGAAGAGCTGACAATAAGCGAGCGCTACTACCTCGTGCGCGAAGCGCTGCGACACGACCTTGGTGAGTATTGGTCCGGCGATTTGCCAGCTCCGGTAAAGAAGGTACTGTCCAAGGAGTTACTCACTGAGTTGAACGAAGCCGAAGCAAGATTCAGGTTTCAAAAACTACAATTCGGCAACACGCCTTTACTCGAGGCGCAGAGGCAAATTTTGACTATCAGCGACACAATTGCAGCTGCTGTACATTGTGCCAGGCAGGCCATGTTGGGCAACAGAGACGGCGTGCGCATACTGCGTATTTTGTGCGAATATTTGCAACCTCAATTTAGCGTCAACTATTGTGTGCTGCGCAAGGGCACACAATTGGCAGCCATACGCTTGATGCGAGAGTGTGCGATGATCGCTGACAGCGACATGTTGTTACCACTAATCAACAGAATGGAGAAGTCTGTATGCCCATCTTAAAGAAATCAGTGCGCGTAGTGGGAGCCAATACAGCCGTGGTGGCACAGGTGGGCGGGTCACACTACTCCAACTGTGCAGGTCAATGCCCGCACTGCGGCGGAGAAATTCAACACTGGGATTTATTTGCTCGCATGCCATACCTGGAAGCGCAGATATGTCGCTACGTCATTCGGTGGTTGCAGAAGAATGGCCTGGAGGACTTGGCCAAAGCGCGCAGCTTCCTGGACAAGCTGGACGCTGTGCTGAAGTTGCCCGGCCCTGCACTGCGCGAGCCGCCACCGCCACCTGCGAAGCTCCGGCTGCGCGAGCATTAAGAAGGCGCGTAAACGCACGAAGAGCCCACCGCCCGTATTGGGCAGTGGGCTCTTCTACTTAGCTGCTCTGATCAGTAATGCTGACAGAGCAGGGTTATTGGCATCATTGAGTAAGTAGTGCTCTCGGCGCGCGGCCTTGAAGGCCGTCAGTGTAGCCACCGGGTCAGCTGCATTCACAGCTGCCAGCGTTACCGGACCCCAAAGACCGTCAGGTACTAGCGAGCTGTCTGGTACTGACTGCTGCAGCAGTCGAACGGCTTTGCGCTCACCAAGATTCACTGTGCAGTCGAACACCCGCATCATCAAATCTGTAGAAGTGGCCGCACCAAACCATCGGTCCCAGATGTACGTCTTGTAGAAGACTTCTACCAGCGGCCCACGTGCACTTTGCGGCGCGGCAGCCAGCACAGAGAACTGCGTAGGATACACGCCACTGTTAATCCCACTGATGGCCCAACAAGGACCAGCCACACCAGGCGGACAAGCATCAGACACTTGTGCGTGAAGGTTAGCACTGTCCTCGTTGGCCATCATAAATGCGAAGCACGACTGGAAGTCTGCCATGCTGTGCTACGCGATAACCGCCGTGGGCATTCCCAGGGCCAATGCCTGCGCGTTCCACTGAGTCTTGCAGTCAGAAGCATACGAATGCAACAGGCGGTGCTTGATGACGGTGCGTCCGACGTGCGGGTTGCCCAACGACGAAGCCGTGCGCTCGGCCTTGGTGGACTGCGGAAGCGCCGCAAGAATGGCCTCTATGCCGGCAACCAGAATGTCGATCAACGGCGAGTAAGGAGCGGTGATGGGGATGACAGCCGTGATGGCCACGATTGTATTCAGTACGTCTACCACGACCTGTACCGCGCCGCCAGCCTGCCACTGTTGCTCTGCCGACAGCAATGCTGAGATGGCATTACGCAGCTCCTGCGCCCAAGGTGCGTTGGGCTCAACCTGAGCCAACACGCCAGCTATCTGCTGCAGTACCACATTGATCTCATTGATGACTTGCTGACTGCTGCAGCCCTCAGTGAGTAGTGCGCCACCGCTAACCAATGTGAGACCAGCAGCACCCACCATACTCTTACCAAAAGACCTGCGCGAAAGATTTTGCATTGTCCTTGCTCCTTTATTCAATTGAGTTGATGTTAGTGATCACGCGCTTGAAATCTTCAGGCGCAAATAATCGCGAGAATTTGTAGCCACAGCGCTCCCAGGCTTGCTGTGCAAATATGCTGCATACAGCTTGCACAGAAGAAGGATCAAGACTACCGCCAAACAATATACGTACTAGCGAACCGTAGCCGTACGGTCGAAGTTGTGGCGTTACTCTGTACGTAGATATGAGCTCCAGTATGCCGCGTGAATTGTCTGTGATGAACACAGGCGCAGCGCCCCAGTAGCAATTACCATGCTCAGCCAGCAGCTTGCCAATTAGCTGCGAAGCTGGCTGGCAAGTAAAGCCCACACCTTCGTACTCCTGCGCGACCCAGAGTCCTGCGCCGTCCCAGTAAAAGACTGCCACATGACTCCAGGCCAGCTGATCACGGCGGCCAGTGAAGAACTCAATGGTCTTGGACAACCACGAGACGCCGTGGTAGCCAAGAATGTCGCCAGTGCGCACTAGTGGCCGAAGCTCCTCGTACTTCACCACGGCCTGCCAAGATGCATCATCCATGCGTCATTGGCCAGACCAGCCTCCACGTAGGCATACGGCATCCAGTAGCAGCCTCCGTCTGTGCGCCCTGGCGCAGATACGCCCCAGTTTGTGCCCCAAGAGTTCTGAATAAGCAACCCGCCCTTGTAGCCGTCCGCAAATACCAGGTCGTCATCATAGTCGAACACCGGCTGCGCATGACCGCCCAGCAGTTGCTCAGTCTTGACGTCTGGCATGGGCATCTGGCCAGCAACTGACCAGCTGTCTTCGAACGACGAGTACACAGAAATGCCAAAGCCTAGCGGATATCCGCTGGCAATGCACGCCTTCATGGTGATCAGATCAGGCAGAAAATGATACGAGCCGCCACGATACGTCAAACCACCTGCGTACTGTGCAGCACTGGGTGGCGCAGAATAGTCATTGTCGCTGTACGGTTCCAGCGCCTCCAGACAAGCGCCCTTCTGATTGAGAGTGATGAATGTCTGATGTATGGAGCTGCCGGCATCCGTGCCCAAATCGCCGTCGGCAATCAAGTTGCACTTGTACACGAACGATGCTGAAACGGAAAGCGCAGAAGGCACTACGCTCTTGTCTTTTTCAAAAATGTACAACTTGCGGTACAGAGCGTCACGCAGCGCAGAACCCATCTGTCCAGTACAGGAGCCTTCCTGGCCCTGGTCCCGGATGCGGCCCATCCACTGCGAAGTTGAAGCCTTTGGCGGCAGTTGTATATCAGCCGGCACGGACAATCGAAGCAAAGTACGTGCCGGGTGAAGCGGGTTGTCACGGTAGACGCCGTAACGACGACCTGCGGGTGATACAGGTAGCATGTGGTCCGCCTTTACAGTGTTGGTGCGTCACCAGTGACAACGCCCAACCACACTTTGAGGATGATGCTCAGTAGGTTCGCGCCCGTGTTGATCCAGAGCCAGGTGTGCGCTTGCTGCGGGTTAAGCAACGCCTGCGGCACGGTGAACGTCATAAGACTGGTTAGCGTGCCGATAATTCCAGTCAAGATGCTGGACAGAGTCTGCTTGCTAACACCAAGAATTGTCTTGCCACTAAGGTCTGCCATCAGATTCTCCTTCTACCGACTGGCCGGTTTTGCTGTAAGTTTGCTAGGCACGTAGTACGCCAAGCTGGAATCTGGCTCGTGCAGTAGTGGTGCGTCATTATGCGACACGGCTGTGGTGGGCGGCAATTGCTGCGGAGCCGTGGGTACGACTGCCGTAGCTGCGGCACGATATAGAACATAGCTGCACCCAGCGCAAGACGTGGGTGGAACCCAGGAAATGTTCACCACCTTGTCTGTGGTGCTGAGTAGTGCCAATGCCACGTTGGACGGGCCGCTGTTGCCACTGCCCTGGTACGTCACCACAAAGTAACAGCCTGCCGGCAATGGCGCGACATCCTTGTATGTGACCCCTGTAGTCGACCCAGGCGCATTGATTGGCCCGAAGGCAGTGTCAGACGTTACCGCACATCCATAGGTGGGCGTGGGTGTGGGCGCTTGCCCGGGACAACCGGCCACCAAGGCCAACAGCGGCGTCAGTAGTGCTGCGTAAAGATACTTCCTCATTGGAGTTCTCCTTGTCATTCAATTGCTGGTACAGCGATGAGTAGTGCAGGTGCGCCCGGTATAGAGTACGTAGCAAAACCAACCGACGAATCGGTATACCCAGGACAACTGATAACCTTGGCATAGTAAGTGCCCGGAGTCGTCATGAAGAAGGTTATGCCATGATTGTCACCAGTAGTAGGCGGAGTGTGCGTAGCCCAATAAATGTACGCACTGCAGCCCAACGTTGCGGTGGAAATGCTAACGCTTGTGCCGCCAGAATACGTACCCGTAACTGGCGAGAACAATGGTGTGACCGCCGGTGGGTTAATAGACCAAGTTCCGCTTTGCACAGCAGACGAAGTGTACCCTGCCTGACAAGCCAAAACCTTCATCGTAGTGGTAACGGAAATTGACTGCCCAGCATACGCAGTGCTGAGACACGTGGGTGTGCTGCTGTCCAACGTCATGAACATGTTGCAGCCAACCGTCGGCGAAGTGTAGCCGATAGATATTGGCAGCGTGGTAGGTGGCGAGCTGTACGGACCCGAAAAGTTAGGCCCAAGTTGAGTTGGATTGCCGCATGTGGAGTTGATGGTGATGACAGACTGCCCCACGCCGCTGTTCGTGTATCCGCTGGCAATAGCTATGGCGCGTACAGTGGTAGAGACCGACACCGAGAACGAACCGCTGTACAGAGTGGAGCCTGCGGTGGGTGTTGAGCCGTCAAGCGTGTAGCGCATAACCGCGCCTGGTGTGGAGTCAGTCATGGACACAGTCTGCACTCCAGTGTATGTGCCGGTGGACGGCGTGATGAGTGGTGGCGAGGCTTGCGCAATGAATGTATATGTCAGTGTCGAAGTGACATTGAAAGTGAACGTACAGCCGCCACCAGTGCAAGCGCCAGCACTACCAGTACCGGACGAAGTCACCATGGACCCGGCAGCAGGCGCGCCTGCGCATGTTACAGACGAGCCAACGGTGGGTGCTGAGGTTCCCAACGGGCAACTACTTACTGACCCGCTGCCAGTGCCATTCACTGTAACGGTCAACGAAGCTGGTATTGGTGCAGAAACTGTCCAGGTGCCGCCTATGATGTTTGAGCTGGTGTATCCGCCTTGGCAGGCGATAGTACGCCAGATATACGTGCCACCTGACGTAATTGAGAACCCGCCGCCAGGATACGTCGTATCGCCGCAAGTTGGTGCAGCTGGTGTGGAGCCGTCCGTGGTTGCCGTGTAATGCATGACGCATCCAGCAGTGGGCGAAGTAAAGCCAACGGCCAGCGGCAACGTTGTCGGCGGCACGTTGTAAGTGCCCGAGTAATTGGGACCATTCTGGGTAGGATCACCGCAGACAGACGAGCCACTAATGGTGTACAGGCCGCTGAACTGCGCGCTATTCAGATATGCCGCAAGCGTGCCAATAGCGTTGATGGTGGTGGTGGACGACACACTGATTGGTGTGGTGTACAGCGCCGTGGTGCCGCCAGAGCAGGTGCCCGGTGTGGGCGCGGTGGGTGTGGAGCCGTCTACTGTGTAGCATATAGCGGCAGAAGGTGTGGTGTCAGCCAGCGCAACAGTGGTTGCTGTGCCAGTGTATGGCGCAATAGGAGTGGCCGTGGGCGTGTTGACTTGCGGCGTGCCGCCTGCGAGTGGATGCGGATATGCGGCTGGCGTGTAGATGTACGTAGACGACCAGGTGTTGGTAGCTGTGCAAACATACAGACCGCCCAAGCCGCCATTCACATCAGTCGCGAAGTACGCTACGCCATAACTGCCCGTGGGACTGGTAGCATATGTGCCGCCAGGACCTGCTGTGCAGGTTGACGGACGTGCGCTTAGCAGACCGTAGCCAGTACCAGCTGCGCCAGTAAATGCTCCTGTGCAGCCAGCATTGCTAGCCGAGCAATCAGCGTAGAAGTCGCGATTGTTTGTGGTATCGGTAGAACCTACTTCGGCGAATACACCGGCTTGTGGCGTACCCGAGTTCATGAAGAAGTACATTGGCTCCAGATACTGGTGTGACCACGCCACTGTGCCAGTGATGGAATTTAGTCTACCTGGGAACGCCTGCCCATTGAGAGCCTGTGTATCCTGACCGCGTCCGATACCGTCCAGGCAGGGCCAACCAGAGCCGACATTATTATTGCCGTCCCAAGCTGAGTCAGACCCGCCATGAACCGTGCCGCAGTAACCCCAACCATTTGGTGGCGCAGTCTCCGGCGTTTCGCAGGAGTTACGATCCGTGCACAAGTTGGTGTAGCGGTAGAAGCCGTTCACCAGCGTGTTACCCCAGATCATTGCAGTCGCGTTCTTCGAGCCGAACACAGCATCCAGCGGACCTATGCCGGATGTGGGTCCGGTGATGTAGTTATGGTATGCCTCGTACATGCGGCATCCACGATCGGGACCAGCTGCAGACTTGGTGCCGTGTGTCTGCGTGTAACTGCCCTGTGTATTGTTATTGCGAATGACCATGGCTCCAGCGCCGCCGCAGTCATTTGTGTATCCGCCTATGAATACGTTGGACTCCACATAGAACGACGTGAGTGAGCCCCAAGGCGTAGGATGCGAGAACGTGCCATCGCCGTTGCCAATGGAGTCGTTGTATGCGCCAAATATGGAGAAGCCGAAGGAGAAGGTCTGCAGTGTCGGGAATCCGCCAGAGTTCGGAGCCAGCTCAATTTTGTTGTGGTCTGCAACGCCAGTGACAGGACCGAATGTGCGTAGACATACAGACGCCGTACTAGTAGGCGAGTACGTGGACATGTTGCAGTGATCGTGGTCGTAGCGCAGTTGCAGCGAGCCACTGTACACATCAATCAACCCGTTATACTTGGAATTGCCGCCAGCACTGCCGCCCTGCATTGTTATGCCTGTAATGCGCATGACAGAAGTGGCCGAGTTGGTCAAGTAAAGCGTAATGAGTGAAGTGTTGGAGAGGTACGCGTCCTCAATGATGGTGTTGTCTGTAGGAGTGCAACTGTACCCCGATGTTGCAGGCGTGCCGGTGCAGGCCAGCGTAGTGGCGCCCTGCAATGTCAAGCTAGTGATCACTGACGGCATTGTGTAGGCAATGGCAGAGGACCAAGCCACATGCCCAGCAGGTAGACTGACGGTGGACGTCGGGCAATTGACGGCGTTCAGCGCGGCCAACACGTCTGAAGGATTCAGACTGGCTGCGGTTCTGCTGGCAGTACAGCCGGCAGAAGAGAAAGTGGCTGTAACTGTGCAGGCCGAAGCCGGCATGGAGCCAGAGTAGGTGGTGGTTCCTGACCCTCCGCACCCTGTAACGCTGGATAAAGTCGAGCCGCCTGTTGGAGTCACTGTGCATGAGTATGCAACCGATGCCGCATAGTTGCCAGCGCACCCTGTGACAGTTCCAGTTCCGCTTCCTGTGGTGGCAGTCGAGAGTGCATAGGTAGTGCCGCCACCCGAAGCCAATGCCGTCTGGATTGCAGTGTACGCCGCTTTTGGATTGTACGAAGCGTCATACGGCTGCGGTGCGCCAACTCCGTAGGGTGATGGCGCATCAATGAATGCCCACTTATCCGATATGCCCCACACATAGAAAGCATTGCAGGCCGTCGTGTTGGCTAGACAAGCTCCGAGAAGTGCAGAGTATGTACTAGCTTGCGTAGTAAGGTCGGCAGGCACTGTTGACGTGTAAGTGTTTGGCACGTTATTGTTGGTGCCATTTGTGTGTATGCCCAACTGAACTTGTGAGAAGTAAACGGTGACACCAAGAGCCTGGTACGCACTGATAGTTGAGGAAATTGAACCAGTTGATGGCACATTGGTGGGAATCGCGTTATACTGCCATTGACCTTCCAAGCCAACACAGTCTACAAGTCCCAGATGTTTAAGATACGCAACCAGCCAGTACTGATAGCCACTTGCGCCGCTACCCTCCCAGCCCCAGTCATCGTAGCAGAGTTGCGCAGTGGGATCGCTGGCACGTGCCTGAGTGTAAGCCACAGTGACGTATTCAGGGAAGTAGGTTAAACCAGATACATGCGAAGCGTAGGAACCAGAAGACGTATCAGGACCTAGTATAGAGCAGTAAGGTCCAGTTCCATAGCCGGGATTATAGCTGCCATTGGGACACTGATGGCTGGCCTCGCTTACAAGTGCTATCTGTTTCATGCGACCAGGATAATTGGTGTGCATGTGGGTCATGAACTGATTAACGTAATTCTGCAGCGCCGTCGTCAGCGCGCCAGAACTCAGGCCAGAAACCCATGAAGGAGTGCCTCCTCCATAACTAGCATTATCCCAAACTGGAGCGGTCGCCGTGACTGACTGCGAGTTGGCCGCCGCATAGTTCATTACCAAATCAGCTTGCGAGAAGTCGTAGCCACCATTGGACGGCTCCATCGCATTTTGCTTCATGACATTACCAGGCTCTATACTGTTACACTGAGCCGCAACCAGACCGTTGAATGTGCCATCACTATTGAAAATGGATGGATCCGTGTCGCCGCAACCCATTGTGAACCCACGAGCCGTGGCTAATGAACGCCAAGTCTGGGCCACAACTGTAGTAGGGAGAAGGCAGAGTACACTCAGCAGCGCACACTTCAACAGTATTTTCACTTAGTAGTCCTCAAGAACAAGAGCGCCGGTGCTGGTTGCGCCAGTCACAGTTACCGCCGATGTGCTGACTGAAGTAGCCACTGTCGCAGCCACATTGTTAGACCCGAACACGCTAGGCGTATTGGTGTACGCCACGGGATACGTGTAACTGGCTGTACCCAGGCAGGCTGAAAGATGAATCAGCACACGATTGTCGACTGTTGTTTGCGTTTGCGAAAACACAGCAGTACCAGATGTTGAGCAGCTGACGGTGGTCTGCGTGCTGCTCAGCGGCGGCGTTGGCATGATCTTAACTTTGTTGTTAGTGTGATCCAGGCCAAGGTATTTGTCGGAACCGCCTACAGTGTACCCAGGAAAGCCAAGCGTGCCATCCATGTACAGGAATAACTGCTGAATTGGAAACGCGGCGTACTGTGTGCCGCCAAACCAAGCGTAGTTCTGTGCATTTCCGGAACCTACGTTGTGCCAACAGTAAACTTCGGCAGTATTGGTTCCGCCGTAAGTCGGATCAAATTGCTGGCCCATCAAATAGGGACAAACATCCCACGTACCAGAGGGAGATTGCGTAGGAATGTCTTGCAGTAAGGATGCTCCACTGCCGGGAGTTTGATGCAGCCATACGCCCTGCTTGTTCCAACCCATGAAATAGTTAGTGGTGTCACCGTAAAACTGCCAGCCACCTCCTACGTCAAATCCTATGGCATTGCCACCATCTTGCCCATACATGCCTGCCCACGGTCCCGATAGCATACTCTGCTGGTTCGCAAGAGCCGCATTGGTGATCTGAGCAAATTGATAAGCTGAGTTTGTGTCTCCTCCAAGAAGATAGTTGCCATTCTGTCCACCGGCCCAAGCCATCGTTCCGTTATAGTCAATGATGCCGTCCCAATATTGACCTGTTGAGGCATTCGTCGCCGACTTGGCATTTTTGGGAATCCAGCGATTCACCTCGCGAATAGTTTGATAAACTCCTTCTGGCGTAGCGAACCCATAATTGGCAGCTGTAAATGTCCCCTGCAAGACTTTACAGCCAGCAGTATGTGCTTGATACCATATACCCGTGTTTGCTCCGGTTCCTACTAGGTAGCCTTCAATGGTAGCCGCCGTTGATCCAATGTTTGCGTCGTTTGCACCAACAAGAAGAATGAGGTAGTTTGGACCCGTCAGCCCGCATAGCGGAGCAACAAGAGTAGAGAAGTTAGTGTTCAAATCAGTTGCAGTGTCCTCAATACCGATGACTGTCCCACCGCTATTTTTAATAAACGGCTCTGTAGCCGTCTGATATATAGCCCAGTATCCAGCGTTGTAAATGTTTCCGCACGAGCTAGAACAAGAAAATGACGACCGATTAGAAGCAACAGTAAACTGTGTTGACGTGGGCGTCGACGCTACCTTGAACGATCCCTTATTCGTGCTCTGCCCGGTTGCGCCCCAACCAGTAATTTGCGACAGATCCACAAAACCATTGTTAAGACTGTTCACCACCAAACCGTGGGCAGACGAAGTGTTCACGGTACACAGCGATACTCCATCGCAGCTAATACTTGAAACAGGTACCGCAGTACTCAAAACATGATTGTCATCGAACAGACCGCTGAAGCTGACAAAGATGAAGTTAGTAGTAGATGGGTACGGTCCTACGCCATTCGCAGCCAACCCCAATCCAGTGGCAGCAGGAGTGATCGTGAATCCAGCACCATAGATTACTGGCACGGAAGAGTGATAGTTGGTGCCGTCTGTCCATACAAGTACGGCCTCGGCGACGGGCAATTGAGTAGTTACGCCGTCGTAGGGTACGCCATTTGGACTAATTGTTACCGTAGCAGAGGAATTGTACTGGCGCTCGACAACCACCTGACAACCCGTGGGTGGCCCGGGAGGCATGGTGATGGTAACAGGCGTCGAACCATTGTTGACACGCACCAACTGTCCGCACGAAGCCGTAGTAGAAGTGGTGACGATAACGCCATTCACAGCTCCGCCACCGCCGCCGCCACTACCGCGCTGAGCCCACCCATCTGAGCCGCAGGTGTACGTGGTATTGGGAGTGACGCCAGTATTCTGATACGGCTGGCCGTAATTCAACGGCGAGCAGGAAAGGCTGAGACTGGTCGGTGTGCCATTACCAGTTATCTTCGGCCATTGAATTTGTGTGGCTGGATTTATGCTCTGAGGCTGCTGCGCACCAGCTACACAACTCAGCGTTATCAAGAGCCCTGCCAGGATTGCTTTAGTGAAGGTAAGTCGCATACAGTGTATCTCCGCTGAGCAAGGTGTAAGCAAGCGTGATTTGATTTCCAGCTGACGTGTAATCCACGCCCGGTCGCTGCCAAACGCCATTGACGTACACACCAAACATAACAATCGGTATGTGGCTGAATTGGTAGGTGGTCCCAGACACAAATGTGCCGGACTCAACCGTGAACGCCGTAGCTATGGTGGCGATTACGCTGGGCAATTCAAAGTTTACTGCCGTCAGTGTTATCACGCTGAGCGCTGGAACCTGAATCTCACCGCCAAAAATCTTATCCAGCAATGCCCAATTGAAATTGGTTGGAACCTGCCAGTTGGCTTGATCGAAGGCCGGTATCTGCAATCCAATGTTCGGTGTCGTAGTCTCGCCAGCCATGGTTAGCTCACCGTCATTACGCCGAGTGGGTGCAGCAGATTGTCATTCAGCACTTCAAATAGCTGCTGACTAGTTGCGTTGGCGGTGCCATCAATAGTGCCATGGCCGACAACATTGCCAGGCCAGGTGACTGTGCGACCACCAGTAGCATCCTGCGTGAATGCCAGCGTTATCTTTTGTCCGATACTTGGCGAAGACAGTGAGAACGTAAGATTGCCAGTAAGAGTTACCTGGAACCCATCGTAGCTGGCACACGCAAACGCCAACGTCGGCGAAAATGGCACGTATTGTAAACCGGCATGAACGTCAGCCGTGGTAAGAAAATTAGCGCACTGCGCGGTCAGAGTAGCTAGCGAGGCATCGCTAGTTGCGAAGCCTTTATTCGCAAAGGCTGTAAACAACGCTGTTAGGTAAGTGCTGAATTGGAAGAACGCCTTGTTGGCCAGTATGGACGCGAAGATGGAGGGGTTTGTGGCCCCGCCAGCTCGTTGTGAGTCCGCTGTGTACGCCGCGTCAGACTCTTGATTAGTGGCAGTGGGGTTCCACTGCTGCATGTTAGTTGATGACATCTAGCCTCCTCAGGCCCAGTGACCAACGTCGAAGCCGTCTATGAATCCCGGCGCTTGATCGAAGCCAAACAGCGGTAGCACACCGAATATGTAGTTGTACAGTACGCCCTCCGGCCTGGGAATTATGTAACCATTGGTTATCAGGTCCTGGATGATGGAAGAAAACGCACCCGTCAGCAAAATGTTCACTGACATATTCTGATTATCCTCAATGACAATCGTGCCGGCAGGGAACAATTGCTTCCAAATCGTATACAGACTATCTATCTGGCCGTTCCATTGATTGCGTGCTATCTTAGCCTTGATGTAGAGCCGATACGTGTCATCATCCAGCACAGGACTAACACCGCCGCTAGGCTGAAAGCCAACTGTGCGCAAAGCCTGTACTACTTCGCCTATCTGATCTAGCTGTGCTCCCATGGCGCTGTCCAGATCCAGAGCCGTGTCCAGCTTCACCAGACAAGTGGTCACATCATCAAATTTGCGAAGCAGCACATACAACAAAGCGTTCAGCTTCGGTGAATTTTGTCTGTACTCCGAGGTCAGCAGTGCTAGGTAGTACCCAAGTGGCAAAGATTCGATGGGCTGATTGCCATAACCGCCTAGTCCATACCCGGTTACACCGTAAGCCGGATTGGGAATCATGGCGTCACCACCACATCATTGGGCACACCTTTGGCGACGTTGGTGTACGGCACCGTTATATCTGTGTTGCCCATGGTGAAGAAAGACAGCGTGTCGGCAGGCACTGTGACCGCAGCAACGTTGGAAAGTGTAATGCTAGTGCCAGCCACGTTAGACACCGTTGTGCCAACTGGGAAGTGTCCAGGCGTGGTTTCGTCACGCACAAACTGCCCTACGGCAATGCCAGCGGCTGAGGTTACCGTCACTACAGGGTTGCCGCCAACAAGTGCGGCTTGGGGCTGCGCAGCCAATGCTCCGCTAGTCAAAGCTGTAATGGAGAACAGTGGTTGATCGGGGTTGGGCCGCGCCGTAAGGGCCGCGCCATACAATTCACTGTACACCACATTCTCGCCGATGGAAAGGCTGTTCAGGTAATTCACTATTCCCGATTGAATGGCCGTCTTGGTTGCCGACGTGTAACCGGCCAGAGGTATTACCGTGAGAAACACCGCGATCGGCAAATAGGTCGGTCTGAAGAAGCTGATATTCATTGTGTAACCACTATTGGCGTCGACCACTGGCACAGATGTGGTGCCATTAGTAAAGCAGCCTATGCCACGAGCGATGTAGATAGCAGTGGCTACGTCTAAATCAGCGCCGCCCTCCACCACCATGCTGATGCTGTGCGGTGGGTTGCCCCAGTAATCCACAGCGCCAGTAGGATTCTCAATGGAAGTGCCAGGTCCACCTGGAGTGGGCGTGCCAGGGTTTATACGAGTCACGCCGGTGACGGCTAGCACATCGGCGATAGTGGACTGCAATGTGGTGAGCGAAGGCCGCGCAACGCTGATAGATTGACGCGCGCGCAGCTGACTGTCAGTCTCTACCGGGTTGCCGGCTGTGGCTGGTGCTATATTGATAACACTAGTCCAACCCAACGTGGGCGTCGCTACGATGTTGATTGCACCCGGTTCAGCTGTGACATTACCAGGCGTGGTGCATGTAGCCGTTACATTGATGGTGCCTGTAACAAATGTGGTTCCACTGGGGATAGCCCACAAATTGCCATTGCTGTCCTGGGCAAAGCAATTGTTGAGTACCGTGGGCGGTGTTGCCACGCCAACGAGTGTGAGTACTGCTATGGAGTATGTAAACGGCGCACGCGCCAAGCCATTCAACTTCACCGTGCGATCCAGCCCAGCGCCGACAGCTGTCTGCGGACTACTCTGGTTGTACGCCAGCAACAGACCAAGGTTGCAGTCAGACTGCTTCAACGAGAGAATGGAGAGTAACTGATAAATTGCTGAGTCTGGCGCTATGTATTGATTAGCGCCAAATATGTTGAGGTAAGCCTGAAGATTGTCCTGCAGAATTGATTGGTACGTGCTGATTTGCAGTCCTGCAGGTCCGACACTGGCCGGTGCGTAAGGCGGAATTGACATATCTTATGTGTCCAAACTGGCCTGCAAGCCCGGTACGTTGTTCACAACTATCACGCCGAAAGCAGTCTGCACAGATGCAGTAAAGGAAAACTTGCCAGCCGTGAATTGTGATGTTATGTTGTTGACCTGCGTAACATATGGCACGCCCTCAATCTGCCTTTGAATAGCTAGATTCATGGCTGCTTGTACGCGATTGTTGCCTGGCTGCCCCAGCATTTGCTGAAAGACAGGCAAGCCTAAATTCAAATCTTCCCACCACTCACCAAGAAATAAACGCAGCCGAGTCAAAATAGCCTGACTTACTGCTTGCGCATTTGTTAGCGAAACTTGTGGCTCGAACACCGGATCATACTGCGCATCCAGCAGCAGATACGTAATGGTAGGTGCAGCGGCCATTATGGGCACCCCAAAGAAGCTGACTTAGCTGCTATGGCAGCCGTTAATGTGGTGAGCCTTGTATTTAGTTCTGCCAACTGCGCGATACAGTTGGTGTGCGTCGTTACCATGGGAGCTATAACACTGCCAATCCAAGTCAGCACCGAAGGCAAATCTGTTGGAGACACAATTAACGGAGCCAGCAATGATATTTGCGCCGTGACCGTTGTTATCTCAGCTTCTAGAGAGGCTACGGCATCGCTGGACGCCGCATTCAATGCTGCGCAAGATGTCGCGGCATTTACAGCGTCTACAGACGCCGTGAAGAAAGCAGCATTGACTAGCGAAGTTCCCTGCGGAATCATCTGGCGGCCCTCAGTAAATGTTGGTTATGATCCCGTCCTGTACAGTAACTACCTGCCCTGTAGGAGTAGTGAAGCTGCCGGTGGCCCCGTTGCCAACTTCCAGGTTCTCCGTCACCCGCACCAACGGCGCTGTCAGGATAATACCGGACGGTGATAGGTCAATGCTGACAGAGCCGTCATCAGTGCGCAACTGAGCAGAATTTTGCGAGTAGTTGGGCAATATGTTTGGCTGACTGTACATACCAGGCAGAAAGCCGCAATCATGCACATGGTGCCTGCGCACTTCCAGCTGTATTTGACTGCCGCTAGGTTGCGGCGTAGTGCCTGCAGCCTTTGCGGCTGCAACTATGTTAGCAGCAGTTGGCGCATTATTTTGTCCGTACTTCCACCAAAAATCAAAACAGTTGTCACAGAAAATCAGCAAGCCTTCTACGCCCTTCAGCATGGGCAAAGTCAAACAGAAGCCGCCAGCGCGTGGAATTATGATGGGCACCATATTTATAGGCGGTACATCCCACCACTGTGCGCCCTTGTCAGGCGTCTTTACCTGTTCCTGGATGGCAATCTGCACGCTGACAGTCTGTGTGGCCTCATCCATATCCTTCACTAAGAAGGCTGGTACGGCCATGCGTGCGTCTGTCAATGACTGGCTTACAATCTGACGCCACTGCGCGCTCTCGGCTGCGTTCACCTGCGTAGGACTGAAAGGCGGCAGCGCGGTGGTTGTCGAAGACACCTAGTTACCTCCAGCTGCTGTAGCACCGAACACGCCGTCCAACATACTTTGTGCGTAAGTGGTGCTCACACCAGTCACTTCTGTATACCAATCGTTGCCGCGCGAATCGCCGACATGTCTAACCTGCGAAACCAATAATTTCAAATCGCTACTCAGTGGCGTAGCTACGCCGCCGCCCGGCGAAACTGTTATAACATTCACTACTGTACGCTTCAACTGCACCACTTTTGGCGGTAGCACTACGCTGAGCCTGGGGTCCAGTAGTACCGTGAATATGACGCCTTGTGGTGTCTGCTGCGGCGTGCCAATAAGACTGAACGTAGTGTCTCCGGAAAGAGGCGGCACAGGCACGCCGGGTGGGTACGGCGGACTGTAGGTGACAAAAGGAGTGAGGTCTGGGTTGCTCAAGTTGGTTATGTACGCTTTTTGTCCATCGCGCCAAGTTTGCATAAACTGATCGTTGGCAATCTGCAAAATGTACTTACCCATTTTACCGAACACAGTATTGCCACGCAGATACTTCTTAGCGTCCAGTGCCGTTGATGCAGCCTGTCCCACCGTACCATTGGTAGCAGACACCTCTGGCAAACCTATTGCGTTGGACATTTGTACTAACAGTTGCGCTTGACTACTATACGGCCCCGAAGAAAAGCTGATAATACTTTCCATTGCAAAAGGATTGGCCACGCAATGGAATGTTATGCCAATGTCCACAACATTTTCTCGAGTAAGAATGGTCTGCATCACCGGACCGTTCCAAATGATGGTTGATTTGGATGGTCCAGTTTGGAAGCCAGCTTTTAACTCTACCCAGGTTGCATACTGCAATGCGTTGGCACGCTCTGGTTTATTGAGGTTATACACCGTTATATCGGCAAACCACCAAGGCGACGGTAGCGTGCTCTGCAACACTTCAAACTTTATACGCAGCGCTTCCGGCTCCCAAGCATTACTAGACAGTGTGACCGTCGTGGGCTCGCTGTTAGGCTGCGCGTAGGTTACGGTCAACTCATATGCTTGGCCCCACAGAGGTATGTTGGAAGTGCTAGACATTGTCGCCCCAAAGCAGTGTGAACTGGTTGAGATTATTCGGACCTGGCGAGTCAGTAGTGGCATTGCCAGTGTTGAGTACGTACGCACTGCCAATGTTCAAATACTGATACTGTGCCAAAATGTTTGCCGCTGGGTACCAACCAGTTATCAACGGCACCGAGGCTATCAACACATTGCCGTTGACATCTATGACCTGCATCTGCCAGTGACCAGCCATTTCAGAGTAAGACAGTGCAATGGCAAGTGTCAACGGATTGCCGTTTACCACCAGTTGTATCTGGAACGTTTGATTGGGCGAATTGGTAAGCGGTATAGTTTGGTTGGCCATTTAACGACCTTACTCCGGCGCAGGTAGCTGTTGCAGATTGTTGGTATTCACACTAGAAAACAGCCCAGCACCAGGCACATCCACACCACCTGGATTTGTATCCAACCAGTCAGCCATGTTGTTAGACGCTACAGAGGTTGTATCTGTCAAATCAACAACCTGACTACTGAGTTGGTCTATGCCATACTGATTGATGGTAGTTGCGTCAGGTGTTTGAGGGTTTACCACGCCAAGACCAGTACTAGCTGTATCATTGGTTCTGGTACTCGTTGGTACAGAAGCTATCGAGGCTGTAAAGATCTGCTCCAGCTCTACGCGCATACGTAGTCCAGATATGGTGCGATGATCTTCTTCCGGCTCAACGCCAACAACCAACATGTTGGTGTACGTGCGCAAACGAGTTGTGACTGTCAGCGGTATACGCTGCGCTTGAAATGATAACATTTGCTGATACGCGGCCACACTCTTGGAAGGGTTGCCGGTGAACGGCGTGATGTACGGCGGCTGCGTGCTGCTGTAGCTGGCTGCATAGGCGTCCATGGCATCGGACATGCCAATGCTCATTGTGAGTCGAGCCGGCATCAAATACGCATGGCTACTAAGGTCGGCTCCGGTCTGTACTGGGTGCCGAGTCTTCTCTAGCCGTTGGTCGTGGCTTAACTTCAGCACAGCATCAAACACGTATGTAGTTGGTGGAGTGGCCGCCGAAGCTGACTGCGTGGCCACATTTGACATGCCCAGACTGACACTGGTAGGTGTGCTGGCACCCACAGCGGTTTGCGTGGTAGACTGAGCCTGTTGTGCCGACGATGCTGGCACAGTGATGGATACCATGGCCGGTTGTTGCCATTGAGGAGGACGCCAAATAGCCATTACTTAGCCTCCATAGCCGTAAGACAAGTCTTGGAACTCGGCCAAGTTTCGCTGAACGCGCTTACTCTGCGTTTGCTGAATTTTATTTGCGATCACTTCTCCGACGTGCTCGTTGGTCGCACCAGGTTTGTCTATGTGCACAACGATAGAACCAATGTGCACATCGCCGCCACCTGCACTATTGTATGCATTGTCAAACCTAGACATGCCGCCAGCATAGGCACTTTCAGGGCCTGTGTAGTACGCGCCTAGTCTACCCGAATTTTTAAGAATACTGGCAAACTGATCTGCGTTAGTTGCGCGTTTCAAGTCAGGAAAATTACGTGACACCATACCAGCGTAGTAGTCACCAAAATCACTCAAAGAGTTAAATGATCTATACTGCGAACCATTGCCACCAGGAACATTTATACCAGCCAAATTATTTGCGGCAGCGATGTGTGTGAAACCGCCGGTTTCATGCGCCCACTGGGACCACAACAAATCTGCACGTACACCAGTCTTGTCTGAGACTTGCTGTGCTAGCAGTATAGCTTGCTGTGCCACAGCATTCGCGTCGACGCCGTCAGCAGCAGGTCCGCCCATCAATCCTGCAATAGCGTTGCTCTGACCGTTGTCGGCCCAAGGCCCGACTTTGTAATGTCTGAGCAAGTCAAATACGCCGCCAGAAGCAGCGCCGATACCACCACCAATGGCTGTCCCCGTAGCACCGCCGCCAATTATGCCGGCAGCAATACCAGCTGGTCCCGCAGGTATGCCAGCTATACCGCCTGCAATGGAACCTATCATGCCGCCTAAGCTGCCACCGCCAATGGCTCCAGTGATCAGACCTTCTATCTTGACCAAGAAATCTGCAACCATGGCCAGTGCGTGTACAACCTTCTCCACCGAACGCGCAAACTTATCGAATGTGGCCACGCCCTTCAAAGTACCATCGCCGCTGAACAGCGCAATGACGTTGTCAAACAATGTCGCAAAGTCGCGCACTGTAATGGCTATGTCTTTGAAGATCATTTCAACGTCGCGCCAAATGGGCAGGAAGTTGGTGACTACCCACCTTGATATCTCTGGTAGATGTGTTGTGACCCAGTTGTTGAACTCGCGCAGTTTGGTCAATAAGTCATCTGGGCCCATACCCAGGGCCTTCATGAAGTCCTGAATAACGTGCATGCCAAGATACTGCGCTTCCACACCCATACGCGTGAACTCGAAGCGTACATCGCGAATCTTAAGCATCTGGGCTTCAAAGTCGCCGTCCGGAGCCATCGCCTTTTGATCAGCGATCAACTGCCGCGTACGAGCCGCCAACTCCGGGTCCCACCACAAATTCTCCAGAGGCTGGCCAAGCGCGTCCATGGCCACCTTCAGACTGCGTGCCGCATCCTTGGACATGAACATGTGCAGGGCGAAAAGTCTGTACTCCTGGTCAGCCATTGCGACTTTGTCAGCCAGTCCAAGCGCCGCGCCGCCAATGGCAGCAAAACCACCGACTATCTCTGCCTGGGCCTTGAACAGCGCCTTGGCCATGTCAGTGACGTTTGCGGTCACGGCCATGTTAGCTTCGCGTAGAGCCTGATGGAAGCGTGCGAACCCAGCCGCGTCTACAGTAGCGCCCAGCTTTACAAGATACTCGTCAAGAATGTTTGGCATGCTCTACGGCCTCGCGGTATCTCAGTTCGTTCTCTTCTTTGGTGTCCAGGAACTCAAGTACGTCAGCCAAATCACCGCAGTCGTACGTGCCATCAAACGTTTCGTGATGTCGCCAGAGGCCAGCGCCCACTGGCCGCCACACGAGCGGGTTCAGCGTGGGAAAGGCTACAGGTTCGTAGCCGCTGGCTTCCCATCTGCCGTAGTTGACCCGCTCTGTACGAAAAACGGTGCAAGGCTGAATACCAGCGACTCCACCACTAAGTCATGCACAGCGCGCGGGTCTTCCTCCAGTGTTGGGTCAGCCCACCGCCCATCAGCTGCCATGACGGGTATGGAGTGCTCAGCCTCGCTGGCTACAAGCAGCGCTTCTCTGTGCGCGAATTGCATGTCGGCTAGTGACAGACCTTGCATGAATGTCAGCGAGATTAACAGTCGCGCACGCTCTTCAGGATTGGCCTCAAGTTGCACATCAGCCGACTTGCGTACCTCCTCCACGTTTGCAGCAGCGGCAACACGCTCCATCATAGCGCCCATCATGCGCATGTAAATGTAGCTGCCAGAAACCGGAGCCATACGACGCAACAAGTAGCTGCGCCCACTAACTTCAACTGGTTTTGTCTTCATAATGGTATCGGTCCTTGCACCGATGATGCTATTGGTTGATGATGTTAGCCGCCATCAGCTTCCAGGTAACTTTCTGTCCGCTGGCATGGTATGGCTTATCAGGCACCTTGTCGAAGCTGACGCCGGTAGCAATATGCGTGCTGCCGTCTAGCAACGTACGAAAGGCAAGCGCCGTGCTGGCCCAGCCACTGACGTCGTCATTGTTGGCAGCCGCCACACAAAGATTGTACAAGTTGAGTAACTGGTGGTGCAACACAGAAGTCTGTTGCAACTCAATGGTCAGCTCACCGTTATCACCGGCTATGTAGCTGGGCATGACGGTGCCATCAGCGGCAACGTCATGCGCAGTACGCGCAGTTTGCATGACAATGGTGAGTGAGCCAAAGCCAACATTACCACCACTGAGTGAGAACGACACACCGAACACAGTGTTCGTAAGCGCGCCCACAAGGTCTTTGAACGAATACGTCGTGCCCACAGAGCCTGGCATGTACTCTCCTCTTCTACAGTTGCGTGTAAACGGCGATAGCCAAAGACTGCACTGCGCCAGCCGTGGTTATTGTGCAGTAAATTGGCATGGCCTTGCCGGCTGCGCGGTCGCCCGAAGACTGTTGTGCGTAAGGTGCCGACTGATTCAAGTAGCCGAGTGGAAGTGCCTGACCCGTGGCCAAGTTGAGCACCGGAGCGCCTTCCCATATAGCGCCCGACAAGAAGCCGATGTCAGCGAGTAGGGAGCAGGCCGCGTTGGCACCGCCAATGAGTAACTGCTGCCCCGCATTAGTCTGCGGCACGGCCTGGTAAGACTCCAGAACGTTGATTTCCTCAATCTGCAGATTAGCTACCAACACAGCCAAAAACAACCAGAGGTAGCTGGGCGAGCCATTACTCAAGAAGCCAGGCTCGAACAGTTGATACGGACTGAAGTTACAGTACGCATTGAAACTGGCATTGGTGATGTTGGTGTACTGAGTCTGTGTCAGCGGCTCTACAGAAATGCCAGCCAGCTGTTTGTGCGCGATAGTGAAGAAGCTGCCGGCCAGCCCAGTATTGCTGCCCATTTCCACGCCCATCACTGCAACTGCGGCGTAGATATTGTTGGGGTACAATCCACCTTGCGTAGTGGAGTACACACCGAGCGTGCGCAGCTTCAGAGTTTGCAGTTGAAGCGCCAAGTTGTTGGTAGTGCCATTGGCAATGGCTACGTCACTACTCCAAGTGTAGTAACGCGTAGATTCCCACAACGGATCAGCCCACTCAGCCAGAGCAAGGTTGTCAGCATCCGCCGGGTTATACACAGTCAGCCCATACCAGGTACTGTCAGCAATACGGCAGGCTTCAGCCGCTTGCAGAAGTGATTCACCGATGGCTGTGATATCCACTTCTAAACCAGTGCCGGTGCCGCCCGTAGTAGCCAGACCAGTGGCCGTGGCGTAGCCTGTGCCTTGATTGCCGATGGTGGTGCCGAGTGTAGCCACCACTCCGCCGCCGCTGATGGTGAGCACGGTAAGTATGCCATTGCTACCGCCCACCTGTGTGACCGTGACCTGATCTCCGACGACGTAACCAGTACCAGCATTTCCACTGTGCGGAATGGCCGTCTTGATTGCCGTCAAGTCCTGTCGACCAACCCACCCAAATGAAGGTTGTGGCGTCTGACTGAAGTATATCTGCATGGCGATATACTCCGGACTGTTGCTGGTAAAACCATCCGTGAGCATGGCGGCGCTGAATGTATTGGCCGAGTACTGGCGAATGCGCGAGTTGGCACCGTAGCTTGGAATTATCGTGGAACTACCGACAAACAAGCCTTGGTTAAACGGGTTGGCGGTAGCCGCTGCCGGAGCCACAGTCACTGAAATGTTGACAATGTCGCTCAGACTTAGAGGTGGTGTGGGCATGTTGTGTGGCTCCTTTATAGCCTTATGGCTTTACTACCGTGAAGTCTGCAACAGGGTCACTGGGTGAAGCATCGTACACCTTTACTTCAACACTGGTGACGATGCCATCGATGATGGTTTCCGTGACATTCTCGTACATGATTACATGGAACTCGGCGCGCTCAAACCATTGCGCATTCATGTTCTCCGGCATACGAATGATTTCAGGCGGGTCCGACACCGGGAATAGACTAGAAAGATTGAGCTGGTCGTTAAAATAATCCATGAACAGCGCACTGTGAACCATGCGAGCACGATCAGTAGAATTAGGTCCATACAGTGTCCAGGTCACGCGCCAACCGCGCGTGTAGGTCCAGGTTTCTTGAACTCGTTCTGGCAAGCCGCCGCCAGCCGGAATGGTCGTGTAGGTACGATCGCGTACAAGCCGATAATCAACATTTTCTGGCACGCAGGCGACGTAGCAAATGTCGGTATTTACATCTTGGAAAGGTTGCCCCTGAGTTTGCCAAGCATCGCGCACTTGTGAGTAGTCTGGCGGATTGATGCCCAGCATTCCACAGGTCAGCTGGAGCATCAGTGCATTGATTACCTTTGGAGTGAGTGCGATGGAAGTAAGCGTCTGCCCGTTGGGCAGTATAGTTGCTGTACTCACTCGGCAAACCCCCATTCTGGTATATCCACAGTCTGGCCAGCTAGCTTGTGTACACAGTCAGACAAAAATTGAATGCGCCCATCAGTTACAAATGAGTGACAGTAGCCTACAACATTGATGGACGGCGTGAATGTGGGCGCTGTCATACTGCCGTTCCACGTCCATGATGCGTCACAACTATTTCGTCTACCGTTGACTGTTATAATGTGCGTGTGACCACACCCAGGGCACTCGAAGCCGTACATGTCTTCTTCGAACTTGCACAGCTTCATATGGTACTCAGTCGTGTGCCAAGAGCGCGCCAAAACCCGCTTCCGGGATAATGTTTTGAACTGAGTACGCGGTACTGCTCTAACTCATACTGAATCACGTCGCTAACTGCCGCGCCAGCCGTGTTGGTGACATAAGTCAGATAGAGCGTGTCAGTGTCAAGCGTCTCCACCGTCATCGTAATCATGCCAGCAGCGTAAGTGTAGTCAACACCAGGTATTTGAAACAGCCCGTTCTTGTAAAGCGTTGGCTGCGAAGTGCCGACAGGCCCTGGGTCTATTGTGTAGACATAGCCAGGGAACACGCCTTGCGGTTGTACGCCTTGCACAGCTGTGGCAGGATCTTTACCGCGTACAGTCAACACAGGAATGAGGCACCAAAAAGCCATGACTGACTCAACACGATCGGCTTCGGGCAACATCTGCACTTCTTTGGCCGAAGCGCGCTGCACAGGGCCCACCTGCGGAATTGACACTGTGGTGGTGACAAGCCCATTCTGTGTCCACTGACTGCTAGCGCGCAGTATCACAAACGGTTTGGGCGCAGCCAGCTCCTCGTCGGCGACAACGTCTGACATATCGATCATGCTAGTGCCCCACTGCTATCCAGGTGGCAGTAGAAGCCGAACCGTTGGCTCCCAATAAAAAGTTACTGGCAGTTTGACTGTAGCAGCTCAGTGTACGAATGTTTGTGCCTATGTTGTTATTCATGTTGGCCACTACTGCAAAGCAAGCTGTGGGAAATGCCAGTGGGAACGTCACCGTACTACCGGACCCGACACTAAGATCACCAGGTGTCGCATTGCCCCACTGAATGACGATGCCGCCCAGCCAGGTGGGGAGTTTGATATATCCGTTAGCAGCAGCCGAAACTGCGAAGCCAAATTTTGCCCACGCCGTAGTGGCCGCGCTAGTGCTGTTATCGCTAGAGGCTACTGTAGGCCCCTCCAACGTAGCGCTGAAATTTCCAATGTTGGACTCAACGTCTATAGCAGTGAGCGTAGTGAAAGTGCCGGCAACCGGAGAAGTTCCGCCTATGACGGTAGAGTCTATAGTGGAGTTGACTAGCTGTACAGACGTAACTTTTGTGCTCACTCCACAACCTCCAGTGATGAAGCCAGAAATAATGCGCCGCGTAGTTCTCGTAAACGATAGAAGACTAAACCATCGTGCTCTTCAACAACCGACACGTGATAGATTGCATGCGATTGACCCACCAACCGAACACGAACACCTATATCCAATGTCATTCTTCGCCCACGATTCCCACAATTGCTGCGCGTGTTGCACCAGTATCTATACCAGGACGATCGCTACCTTTACGTGCTATCGTCGACGGCGCGTTAGGTGCCCAGTTATTACGTGGGTCGGTGAACCATTTGCGTGCCGCATTCTGCCCTGCCAAGGCCGCACGCTGCATACTCTTCATCGACGCAGCTTTATCGCCAGCCAGGTTAGCTTTGACACTTTGCGCCAACTCGGCAGCGATGCCTTGCCTATTGCCTTCGGCCTGTATGGCAGGCTCCAACACTGGACGCGGCGGTTGATTGCGCAGTGGACTGCCCTTGCTAAGCAGGAACAGTGTCTCGGCATTGTTCAAGTCAGACTCTGCTGCCTTCTCAAGACGTTTGCGCTTCTTAGTGCCCTTGGCAGCAGTTGCCATGCTAAGTAGCTGAGTCTTACGCGAGCGACTGCTCGAGGCTGGCACACCCACGTATGCCACCAGCTTACTCAGCGTCTTAAGCCTAGCGTCCAGTGCCGCCGCGCCGGACTTGCGACCAAGGATGATCTCAGGACCGCTCACCAGATCACCATTGGTCCACTTCCAATTACCTTGGCCATGGTGGCCAGCTGCTGGCCGTAGAGTGTAAGATTCCATTGGCCGAACTCTTTGAGAGACTCCAGCACGTTGTACGAAGCGCTGACGTCGCCCACGGACTTGCTGGTCATAATACCGTTGGCTATACCCTGCGCCGCCACTTGTGCTGCCGAATAGGTTACGGCAGACGTGGTCGTGCTGTTGATCGGCCAGGTGGCGTACAGATTGTCAGTGGTCAGTACTGTAACGGCAGTGGTGATGACGTTGCCGGCAAGTGTGTAGTCTACGCCTGGAGTCTGAAATACTCCGTTCTTGTAGTAGCCCTGCAACGTGCCGTTGGTAGGTGCCGCGCTCAGCGTGAATGTGGTACCAGGCTTTGTGCCGGCAGGTATTTCGCCATGAATGGCTGACGTAGCTATAGTGAGTACTTCTGCGGCATCACTGCGCGCATAGAGTGTCAAGTAGTGGGCGATAAACCAGCCCATGGCCACAGTCCACTCTTCTTGCCACCGGCATTGTACCAGCGAGGCATTGGCCAAATTCAGATACAGCGTGATTACGGCAACAGGCACTACTGGTGCTAAGTAAGCCTGGAACACGGCATTGTTATCGTTAGTCAGTGCATTGTTGTTGAACGTCACGTTGAGGCTACTAATGCCGATGATAACCGTGCCCGGCGGAAAATCAGAGCTTATTACGAACTGCCCTAGCTGCAATCCAGTAACCGACAAGAACGTAGCCTGGTTGCTGCCAGCCACTGTCGTCACGCCAATAAAGGAAGTAGCTGCGCCAAAGAACTTTGGATAGAAGGCTAAGAAGTTGTCCAGGTAATACGGCGGGTTAGTGCCAAATACCAGATTGGTAGCACTACCAAAGAAACCTGCCGGACCAGCGGACCAAAATTCCGCGCCTGCACCCCACGCCGTTTGTAGCCACGCATTGAAGTTGGGTATCAGTCCGCTGCCGGGTGAACACATCTTAAGGTGCCTCCTACTACTTGGTCTTGACTACCGTGCTTGCGCCCTGCAGACCCTTGGGCACGTTGGAGCGCTGTGCCTTGGGCTTCGCATCCTCTGGTGCCTGCTCGCCGCTGCCGTCAGGATCATCAGAGCCTACGTCTTCCACAGACGCCTCTGTGTGCGCTGGAGCCTCTTCCGTGGCTTCCACGTGTTTGGGCGGCGTCAGGTCCACAATGGACTTGTCCTTCAAACCCATTCTGTAGCCAAGGGTATCCTTGACCCAGTCGGGCACAGGTGTGACTTCGCCGCGCGCAGCGGAAACGCTGATTTCGCGCTCGCCATCACTGTGATGAAAAATCTTGGAACGTTTGCAATGCAGTTGCAGTGTCATATGCAGTTCTCCTTGCTTCTGTGTGATGTGTCACGCAAGCCGGGACGTGGCAGGTCCGGCTGGCAAGGAGCAGCTTAACGACACCACTGCTCCCGGCTCGCGCAACCTTGTTGAAGACGCGCTACTTTGCGTCTCTCAGCTGTTAGATGCCGTCAGCGTATACCATGGTTTGTGTCCGCTTGAATATCACCTGGCTGATGCACCCGGCAAACATGGTTTCGTACGCACCACCAGCGCGCGTAGTCGGAACCGACATGGCCTGCGTCATGGGCTGCGGCACCTTCAAGTACAGCGATTTCTTGCTGTTCTTGTAGAACACCGCACGGTCCAGACCGTTGCCAGTCTGTCCGACAGGCGCTGTGTTGCCAGAGCCTTGTCCGCTGATCCATGGGTTGGGCAGGAAATTAATCTTGAAGTCAATGCCGTGATGAGCTGCCACGCACTGCTTCTCGATGTACTCAATCGTGCTCACAGCCACCGGGCTGCCGCCGATTGCCATGGGCTGGGTGAGGTACGCAAACTGCGTGTACGGCACCAACAGCCTGTCCGCCATGCCCTCTTCCGCTGAGTAGCCGGAGTTCTGCACAGTGGTGTTAAGGGCCGTGTTGACATCGGCAAGAATTTCCTGCGACGTCTTCTTGACCCACGTGGTGAACGTCGAAGCACCAGCCGCCACCGTGTACTCGTACACGTTGGGGTTGTTGATCAGCGCAGGGTCACCAAGGAATCCAGCGTAGACAACGAAGTCCAACGCCTTGCCCCAGTTGGTTTCGACAGACTCCTCGTACAGCTCTTGCAAGCTGAACGGCGGTGCCTGGCCGGTGCGAAGGGCCGTCTCCATTCTGCGCAAATCCACCCAAGTGATGGTCATGCCCATCGCCCAGACGTACGTGCGCCAGATGCCCTTCTGGATGTCGGCCTGTGCCTCGGGAATCTCAGTGTTCTGAGTTCCTTGCAGCCCGAAGTACTGTGTGCCGGTTGTGGCGTAGTTGCTGGCGAACGCCGAAATGAACTCGGGGAACCCACCGCCGACTTCTACGGCAATGTCACGCTTGTGCGTAACTGCCTGAAGCGGACGGACAAGGTCCGTGTCGATAAGTTCGAGCTGGCTTTGCAAGAACGCAAGGCCGGAAGCGCCTGCAGCATCAAATGCCTGCGCCCGTCCGGTCATGGGTCCGTTGAAGCCACGACGATTAGGAACGGTTCTCATGGTTCTAAGGTCTCCTCAGTGACGTGACGGGTTAGGCCGCGTAGCGGCGTTCGATGGTGACTTCCAGCATGTTGTTGGCGTCGAGATAGCCAGTTCTGGCCACTACTCCCGGAGGCGCGAACAAATTGCTGAACGTGATGGGCGTGCCGGCTGCGATGATGGCATTCGTGTTCTGATTGAGCACGATGGACGTGGTACCGCCGCCGCTAGCAACGTACGTGCCAGGCGCGATTCCAAGACCACTGACCAGCTGACCGTTCTTGGTGTTGGTGCCGGACGCGATGGTGACAGCTGTACCGATAGCCGCAGCCGTCGCCGTGGTGTTGACGATATCCGTCGCACCAGGCGCAACTTCCCAGTCGCCAACGAATCCAGCAGGAACGTTGCTGGTGTTGAGCACGACGCGGGTGTAGAGCTGCGAGCCTTGCGTAGGCGTACCAGCAGTGAGCAGCACGGTGATGCTACCGCGCTCCAGGACCTCAGCCATCTGTCCGGACGAATACAGCCCAACCATCGGGCTGGCTCCAGGCGTGACATTGGACGGGTACGTCAGCTGCGTCTTGACTTCGCGAATGGCGACGCCAGCGAAGTACGACGCGAGCAAACCAGCGTTGGCTGCCGCAGCTGCGATGAAGTCAGCAACGGAGTCGTAGTAGCCGCCGGAAGTATTGGGCACAATGACGGCAGGATCACCGAAGTTGAGGTTGTTGGTGGTGGTGGTTGGCACGAATTGCCGTGCCGCGATCACGCGTTCGCCAAATCGGCTAACAGTGCCCTGGAAGCCGATATTGGGGCCGGTGACAGGAATCGTTTGACCAAAAGATGTCAAAGTCATGGCGGTTACTTACCTCCCTTGAGGGCGCTGTCGTACGCGGCCTGAAGTTTAGCGATGCCGGTGTCGCTATCGTTGGCGTCTGCTGCGCGAGCGCGCGCAGGTGCGGCGGACCGTGCGCTCGCCGTTTTGGCGAACGAAGAGTAGCTGCTGGTTGATGGCTTGCTGCCACGTGTGGCTGTGGACAAGGCCGCGTTGAAGGTGGCGCGAAGTGCGTTGTCCTTACTACGCGCTACAAATGGCCGCAACAGCTTCAGCGTGACCACTGCGCCGTCAGCCGCCCGAGCACGATCCTTGGCGCGACTGTCCTTGGCGTGTCCGTCCATTGCGCCGCAAGTCGGGCAGGCTTCGCCGTCCTCAGCGACTTCCTCTTCCTCCTCGTCAGCGACCGGCTCCAGCTCCTCTTCGCCAGACTCGACGACTGCCTCGCCAGGTGCCTCTTCGGCGTCAGTCTCTTCGCCGACAATCTGCTCCAATTCGCTCATGTCAGCCGGACCGTCTTCCATGGCGTGCTCAGGCTCTGCCTCTTCCTCCGACAGATACTGATCCAGAAGGCCCTTGAGACCCTCAATGTCAGCGTCCTTGCCGCCCTTCTTCTTATCCATGACCTTGTCCAGAGCGTCATGCAGCTGCTTGCGCCCCGCGTCGACGGCAGGCGGTTCGACGTCCTTGTCCTCAGGATCGCCGAGATCGTCTTTGCCCTTCTTACGATCCTTGGACTTTTTCTTGTCCTTCGCAGCCTCTTCAGCCAGTTCACCCTCATCGGGATCTTCGGAATCGGCGGCACGTGCACGAGAGGCCTGGTACTTACTCATATCCAGAGCCGCCTGCGCGAGTTCCTCAGGGTCGGTGTTCTCTTCCTGAGCCTTGGCCTTCAATCCGAGGCCAAAGAGGTGCAGAAGTGGATTCTTCACCTTGTGCTTCTCCTTAATTGGTTTTACAGCGTTATTTGTTTGCGCTGCGTGCCCGGCGCTGGGCTCAGGCGGCAAAGCCGCAGCAGGCTCAGGCGGAGCAGCGGTGGATGTTTCAAGAACTTTGTCGGCCAAGACTATGCCGTTCTTGATGGTCAAAGTACCAACTACTGCGCTCAGCTCTGGTGCTGCGTCCTGAATACTGACGAAGTCACCGGCGCGGCCCTTGGGTACAATGGCAGCATGATTACCCAGCAAATCGCACTGAATAATCTTTTTGCCCTCACGACGAATGCCGTAGTCGTAACCTAGACTGACATCGCGCTGTGTTCTAGCACGCACTTTGCCAATCAATGGCTCGCCGCTGATTACCAAGTCCGCAATAAGAGGCCACTCGCCGTCTTCTAACTGCTCAGTGCCCTTGCGCGGATTCTGTATATGTCCAAGAGCGTACTGCTTGAAGTTATCTGCGTTGACAAAATTCTCAGGATGGTTATCCGTGATAGGTTTGCCATTTAATGACGCAAGAAACTCTGGGGCGAACACCTCCGAGGCAGGACGGTAAAGACTGATGGTGGCCGAAGGATTGCTGATGTCAACGCCCAGCGCCTCAGCTGCTTCTTGAGGCAGGTCTTTGACCGCATAATCCTGAAACCCTGTGCGCGCAATTGGACAGCCTACAATGACCAGATAGCCTTCATCAGTTTCGCTGATGTTATCACTCAGCGGACTGACCAAGTATCCGGATGCAGACTGCGTTGCGTCGATAATTGCTTCAGGCATACGCCTCCCGTTTACTGCGTGGCACTACGCGCTGCCCCTCCACGCTCACGTCCTCCCCAGCACGTGTACGCTCCAGAGCAACGCGCAGCGCCTTGTCGGTCGAGTCACAGGCCTGTACTCGACCAGCTTTGGGGTGCCCGTAGAACGCGCCTGTTTCTCCAACCATGCGTCGTTGACACTCTGCAACGCCGTCTAGAGCGCGCTCCAGGCTATCTCGATTACCGTTACGGCGGAAGCCGCTAGCCGCTGCTCGATAGCTGTCCAGAGCTCGAGCGCGGTCTCCACCAACCTCGTACTTCATGGCATTGTTCAGGTGAACGGTCGGATCGACGAGGGAGTCGGCTGCGCGGGCACGGTCCTTCGCAAAGCCGCCCACGCCTGCACGAGTTAACGCTGCTCGGAAGGACCGTTCAAAATGATTGGGGTTTGCGAACGACAACCCGCGAGTATTTACAAGCTGCTTGAGGTTAGCCTCGGACATACCGACGGTTCCTTCAGCCTTGGCTTTCTTAACAGCCTGCTTAATACGCTGTGTAAGCTCAACCACCACGTCTACTTGGTCGTCCTTAATCCCCAACCGCCCCTTGCCAGCACTACCCACCGGCTCGTATGCCTTCTTTATATCTTCGGGCGACATGTGGAACGGCACATATGGTCTGGGTTTCACTGGCACAGGAGCCAGCTTAGTCTCACGCTCGACATCGTTAACAGGAACGGGGAGGACGGCGTCTTCTGCGTGCAGCTCCAAAAACTCTGCAGCCATGTCCATACGCTTGTCCAATGGTTTGCTGGCAGGCGTGTTGCGCAGTGCATTGGCCGCTTCTTGCGTGGACACGCTGAATTCACGCGCCAGCAGTTTAATGGCTTCGTTCTCGCGAGCAGCTGGCGTTTGGAAGTCCTTCGCCTTTCCGTCTGCTGCGCGGAACGTCTTATTCAAGTCCCACAGCTCCGGGCCGCGGTCTGTCTCCACAATGACCACGCCATTGGAACGATGCTCCTTGACCTTGCCAAACTGACCACGCGAGTTATGCACCTTGGTGCCGGGCGCAAGCTGCGCATCCTTGGGCAGCAGAGCGGCATCCCTTGTTTTGCCAGCTTTAGATGCCTTGATGGTGTTGGCCACTAATTGCTTGTCCAAGCCGACTTGCTTGGCAATGTCAGAAACCGTACGACCCTTCTTTGCCAAGCTCACAATCAACTTACCAATACTGCCCTGCAAATCATATCTATCTTCACGATACTCGTCGAAGTCGTCCCCCACCGGCACTGGAGCCAGTGACGGCTGATTACGCTCGCCGGCAGGCATAGGGACGGCGCGAATAGCCGTGGATTTGGTGGCCAGCGGGACAGGCTGGACGATGGAGGAGTCCTTCGTCCTCTTGTCCTGCGACACCGTTACTCCGGCATTGTGCTTGGCTTCGGCGAGGGAGACGGGCTGGACGGTGTCCTTCGACTCCCCGGCCTTGTTGAGCGCGATGGCCACGGCCTGCTTCTTGGGCTTGCCGTGCTCTTCTTCCACCTTGATGTTGTGGCCGACATTCTTCTTTCCTTCAAGCAGCGGCATCGCGCTTCTCCTTCTCAATGCGTATTGTATTGGGTCGCTCAAGTGCAGCGTGCAGAGCTACGAGCCTGTTGTTAAGTTCACCGTGGAGGATGTCCCAGGCGTGCCGGTGGTCATGGCGATGTAGGTGTTGGACCCGATGCCCAGATATTCCTTGTCGCCTGGCATAATGCAGAGGCCGGTTCCGTTGGTCACCGTGACGGCGTTGGTAGTGCCGAGCTTGACGTAGATAGGATTGTTGCCCACATTGGCCACACGCAGCGTTGTATCACTGGCAGGTGTGCCAGGTAAAGCTACGGCGGCACTGCTGGAGCCAACACTGGTGCCTACGGCGGTGTCTGGAGTAAATACTGATTGTGCGATTGCTGCCATATTAGTTCTCCTTGCTTCTGATGGTGACTACATCACCCGATGTTGTCAGTACGTGCCACTCCGGTTCGCCCAACAGATTCTTGGCCAGTGTGATCTTACGTACTTTGGACTTCTTGCCGTTAGCCAGCTTGATGGTATCGCCAACACTGAGCGGTGGGACTGGAAGGACTTCGTCCGTGGTCTTCTTGCGGTATGGACACGCGCTACCCGGTTTCAACTTAGGATGTGAGCCCAGACAAGCCGCACAACCGCCACCGGGCTGTACATCGCCTGGAATAGCTTTGGAAGCGCCGTACCAGTCGTACGCCTTCAGCGCATGCACCGAGGTAGTGTGCTCGTGTCCGTCAGGCTCTGTAAGCTGCACATGAAACGGTCCGCCTTGCCGCTGGGTGTTACGCCGCAGCTGCATCATGTCGGCGCGATCCTTAGCACCAGTGGTCAGCCGTAACGTCTCTTCTATTTCTCGTATGTTTTGAAGCAGCTCGGCTTTCAACTTCTTGTCGCGTTGCACATGCGGATACTTGAGCGTGTCCACGTAGCTGCGTAACGCGGCTTCCAAATTCTCGCGCTGCGCAGTGGTAGCTACAGGACGAACATCGGTGGCTGCTACTTTCAATGGTAATAATAGGCCGTAAAACATTGGCTTAACTAGTCCGCGCCGTGGATCATCCTTCACAGGATGTGGGTCGTGCACAAGTTTTCCATTGTAAGCCACGCAAGCATGCATACCGCCGCGTGGAGACACGCCCTCAATGGTGTGAAAGCCAACGGGCTGTGTGTCACCGATAGGTACTTGTTTATACTGCAAGCCTTGCTTGGCCAGCCAGGAATCAACGCGCTGCCAGTAAACAGCATCGTCCTCCTTGCCGGCCAATCCAAACTCTGGCACCTTAGTCTCGAGTATGCTGGCCAAAGCAGTGGCGAAGCAATTGCCATTCTTGCCGACGCGGGTTTGCGTCTTAGGTATCACTTCGCCCTCCGCTCTATGTAAAGTTGCCAGATATCCACGTTACGAACGATGTGGGATTACGCGGCGGTACTAAGCCACCATCATCCACGTCCCAAAACAGCAGTTGTGTTGACTGCGTCGCCATAACCACTGTTTGCAAAGGCATCCAGTAATCGTCATCCGTAGCGCCGCCGAATAACTGCGGTTCTTGAGTGTCAGAAATCCACGGTGCTGGGTAGAGCAACGTGAATTGTGTTGGCTTAGCCCAGTTCTGCCAGTAGTCTTCGTCCGGCTGACCACTGAGCTGCGCAGTGTGCTGCTCAACGTCTGGTAAGTACGCCTTACCAAACGTAGATTGCACAGGTGCGACACCATTCTGCCAAAACTCTTCTTCGGCAATGGTGAAGCCTACGTCGCCCTGATCCCAGAATACTAGTTTCTGGAATGTAGACCGAACAACGGCGACATTGTTAAGCCACAGATCTTCCTCGACAGTGTTGAAGTCGAGGTCACTCTGTTCCCACAATAACAAGGGCGAGAACGCAGACCGTACTGGCGCTACGTAATTCGTCCAAGTATCTGTGCCTTCTGGCACGCCGCTTAACTTCGCAGTGTCGTGCTGCTCGCCTACCCATGGTAATGGATAAGTGAATGTAGACCGTACAGGAGCTACAGCATTATTCCAGAAATCTTCTTCTGGTACACCGCTTAACTTCGCAGTATCATGCTGCTCGCCAGCCCATGGCGCTGGATAAAGCAGTGTGAACTGTACTGGAGCAACACCATTCTTCCAGAAATCTTCTTCTGGGAAGAACGTCTGCGCTGGTATTGGACGTGTATCATCCAGGTCTGGTGCGTAGAGACGACCCATCGTTTGCTGAGTCGGCGCTACACTGTTAATCCAGAAGTCTTCGTCTTTAGTGGTCGAAGACAAACTACCAGCCGGCAATTCCTCCGGCTCCGGCAAGTATATTGGCGCAAACGTACTGCGCACTGGAGCGACAGGATTGAGCCAGTACAACTCTTCTGGCAAGCCGTACAGACTGCCAGCAGACTCGCCCTGTTCAAACTGCCACTGTACCGGCAGTGTGAACGTGGACTGTACAGGCAGTACGCTGTTGACCCAAAGGTCTTCGTTGGGCTGTCCGTATAGACCGAAGTCCTGCTCGTCTTGATCGAAGATGTAAGGCTGCGGCCACTGGAAGGCAAGCTGAATTGGAGCTACGGCGTTCTGCCAAAGGTCCTCGTCAGGTTGTCCACTAAGTGTCGCAGGATCATCTTGCTCAAACGTGTAAGGCTGCGGCCACTGGAAGGCAAGCTGAATTGGAGCCACTTGATTCTCCCAGAAATCTTCCTCTGGAGAATGCAAGAGGCCAGCCGGTAACTCTTCCGGTTCCGGTAGATATAACGGCCCCAGCAATGCCTGTACAGGTGCTACAGCGTTACGCCAAAACTCCTCTTCAAGCGTGCCGACTAGCGATCCTGCAGGATCGTGCTGCTCGAATTGCCACGGTGCTGGATATGCAAAAGCCAGCTGCGTTGGTGCTACACCGCTGACCCAGAAGTCTTCGTCAGGTTGGCCGCTCAATACCGCCGTGTCTTGCGGATCGAACTGCCACGGTGCTGGATAGACGAATGCTAGCTGTGTCGGCAGTACTGTGTTTTGCCAGAAGTCATCATCGACAGTGGCAAAGCACAACTCAGCTTGCTCTGTAAACTGCAGCCACTGGAACGCTAGCTGCTGCGGCTGTACGCGATTTACCCAGAAGTCTTCGTCCAGCTGACCTTCCAGCGTGGGCGATTCATCCTGATCAAACTGCCATGGTGCCGGGTAGACAAGCGTGGCTTGAACCGGCGCGACGAAGTTCAGCCAGAAGTCTTCGTCCGGCTGGCCGGCAAGTGTTGCCTGCTCGTTTTGTTCAAACTGCCAAGGCGTCGGGTAGCGCAGCGTAAGCTGCACAGGTACAACGCTGTTTATCCATAGGTCTTCGTCAGGTTGACCACTCAGTGTCGAAGGATCGTCCTGCTCGAATTGCCATGGAGCAAGATACTGGAACGCCAACTGTATAGGCGTTATGCTGCTGACCCAGAAGTCTTCGTCTTGTTGTACGAAATCTACGTCGCCTTGATCGAACCAAGGCGCTGGATAGGCCAATGTAAGTTGCTGTGCAGGTACTCTATTCTGCCACAGCTCTTCATCTTGCTGCGTGAAGTCAACGTCGCCCTGATCAAGCCATGGAGACAGATAACCGAACGCGGCCTGGACAGGCGCTAAATTGCTTATCCAGAAATCTTCATCAGGTTGACCACTAAGTGTAGACGGATCATTCTGCTCGAACTGCCAAGGCGCTGGGTATTGGAATACTAACTGCGTAGGTGCTACGCCATTTACCCAGAAGTCCTCGTCCGGCTGTCCATGTAGCCCGAAGTCTTGCTCATCCTGATCGAAGATGTATGGCTGCGGCCACTGCAACACCAACTGCACAGGTGCTACATAGTTCTGCCAGAAGTCCTCGTCAGGTTGTCCACTAAGTGTACCAGGTTCATGCTGCTCAAACTGCCACGGCGCAGGATACTGAAATACTAACTGCGCAGGTGCAGCTTGATTCTGCCAAAACTCCTCATCTTGCTGCGTGAAGTCAACGTCGCCCTGGTCGAACCAAGGAGCCAGGTAGTTGAGTGCGAGCTGCGTCGGCAAACCACCGCGCCACAGTTCTTCCTCAACAATCTGCGTAGTCCATACTTCGTCGTCACGTACAGCCTGTAACGGCGGCGTAGTGAGCCAAGCTGGTGCATATACAGACCAGAAATCCTCGTCAGGCTGACCACTAAGCGTGCTAGGTTCGTCCTGCTCAAACTGCCATGGTGCTGGGTACTGAAATGCTAACTGCTGCGGTACAACTTGATTCTGCCACAGCTCTTCGTCTTGCTGAGTGAAGTCAATGTCGCCTTGGTCGAACCATGGCGACGGGTATCCCAGTGTCAGTTGCGTGGGCGACGTTTGATTCAGCCAATAGTCATCGTCCAGCGTGGTGAAGTCTAGACCACCAGTGTCAAACCAGTACAACGCATTTGCTGACCACGGTGTAACCGGCGGAGGAGGGCCTAACCAAAAGTCCTCTTCCAGCGTGGTGAAGCCTAGACCGGCCTGGTCATACCAGTACAAAGCACCCATTGATGACACAATAGGTGCTACCTGGCTTTGGTAGATATCCTCGTCTGGTGTAAAGGCGACGATGAATGGCGCGAAATCCCCGTCTACGGGAATGTATACAAAATTAGTCGGCGGCGACGGTGGAGGTGCTGGATTCTCCCAGTCATCTTCGTCAGTAACAAGCGCAGCGGCAGCGCCCTGAGCAGGAAATCCTAGAACTACACTAGGCTGATTTGCATACTGAAACTGTACAGACCAATAATCCTCGCCAGGCTGAAACGCACTGACAGTGGGAATATCTCCGCTGTCAAATAAAAACTGCTGCGGATAAGCCAGTGTAAGCGGGACAGGCGCTACACGGTTCTGCCAGTGGTCCTCGTCCGTGACAAGTTTAGCGGCTGCGCCCTGTAAAGGGAAACCGAGCAGCGAGACGGCAGTGATGGATGCCGCCAGTGCCTTGCTTAATGGCAGCCTTACAGCGCCCCACCAGTTGTCGTCAGTACCGTTATCGATGGCAGCCTGGACGGTAGTCAGCTCCAGCGCCGCACCAGCCCACGCACCACTAGTGATGGCTGCTGTGCATGTAACACTGGTATTTGCTGAAGCATTAGTGTTATCTATTACGCAACCACCGGGCGTGGTAGCTCCAGCGCCAGCTTGACTGGTACGCAGCGCTGTTCCAGTAGTTAACGAGTACGTTGAAGTACTCTCTACAGAAAGTCCAGCCACCAATACGTTGTTGGCGTTCTGTATGCCCAACGCTATGGTGGGTCCAGCATTAGTGCCGGTGGAGGTGTTGGCTTTTCCAATGCCGGTGACACCCGAGTACTCAACAATGACACAAGTATTACGTACCGACGAGCCGAACGTGACCGTTATGGTTATGCTAGTGCCGGCTATTGACGCTCCAGCGTTGGTGCTCCAGCACATGGCCTCAGTGGTGTTAGTGGCCGGATTCGATCGTTGATAATACTTGTTTCCAGCTGAGTCGGTGACGTTAGTGACTGCTGCGCCAGCAGCAAATCCGAATACTACAAGGGTGTTGTTGGCGGCTGGACTGTATGTGATTGTCTTGCTGGTACCAGCCGTGGTGCTGCCAGTGGAGAACGCGCTGCCTACAAAAGCAATTGCCATCTGGCACGTCCTCCTTTACTTCTACCTCCGTGTTCCAAATGAAATCATCTGTCCGTAATCTTCAATGGCGTAGTTCGGATTGGGTGCTTTTAGTGCGAGTATCAACGCTGAAAACGTGTCACCGCTGGTCCTGTCGGTCATGTTCAGCGCCAGCGGTGAACTTACGTTCAAAGCATACTCTGCGCAGTCGCCATTGCCCGAGACGGCGGAACCAATCCAGCCGCCCTGAGCCTGTCCTACGGTTGGATTCGTAAAAACATCGCCAGCAGTTGCTACTGCGTAGCATAGATCGCTAGACGCGCCCGGACTGATTGATGGCGCGTTTGCCGTGAAGCTGACACAGGTTCCATTGAAGAGTGCCACATCCCCGTCGAAAGAAACCGTACCGCCGCTCAGGAAAAACTCATCGGCAAACAAAACTATGGTACCGCCGCCAGTCCATGTTGCCGTTATCGCGGCAGTTGCATTGGCAGGCGCAGACAACAGGTAAGCTATGGCGCAGTTGCCGTTTGCACCAGTAAAGGGCGACAGAGGTGTGAGTGTGTAAGGGTTGCTATTAGCATCCTGAAAGGAAAGACCAGATATAGCACCGAATATTGCCCCTAGAACCACAGTGCTGCCAAGAAGAGGGTTGCCCAGGGGCAATGTTACGGTGAGCGGGGATGCGCCTGATACTTGTATCCCCTGCCTGTGCGTCCAGATACCCATTTGCTACACCTCTGCCGTCAGCTTCTCCGCCGCCACCGCCTCAATTTCATTCTTGTGGCGATACTGCCAAGCCATGTGCATATTGCCTGGAAAGCGGTGCGTGCCATGGTGTGCTATCTGCATCCAACCACACACATGAATGTCCAATCCGGCCTGTGTAACCTTGCGGCAGAACTGGAAGTCGTCACCAACCCACTCGTCGCCGATAACACCCGACGGAAAGAAGTCAGTAATCCAATCGCCGTTAACACCAGTGGCAGATGGCTGTCCATCCTTAGCGCGATCCAGCGACATGGCCTTGTAACGCTGGCAGAATGGCGCAACCTTCTCGAACGTAGTGCGCTTGATGAGCATGAACCCAGTGGCCAGTTCCTGCGTTTTGGTTGGGATCATGGGCTTCATACTCTCAGCAATAGAGCCAGTAGTGAATACTCCAGCCGCTACACCCAGGTCAGCCGGGTCAATGTCAGGATTCTCCAGCGCGATACGCTTGGCTGTGGCCCAGTCTATCTCTTTGCGCGGGTACGTGCCGCCAATAACGTCCTTGTCAAAGTGCATCAGCCCAAGCGCGTCCACCGGATTGAACTCTACGTCTGCATCGATGAATAGCAGGTCCGTGTATGGACTCTCCAGAAATAACTGCACTAGCCGATTGCGCGCGAAGCTGACATACGGATCGTTGTACGTGACAATGTGGTTGTGTGCGATGCCGCAGTGCATCAGCAGCGTTTCCAAACCCCACACTGACAAGCTGTAGTTGACGTGCATGTTTCCACCGTAAGCAGGCGTGGCTATCATCAAGCTACGATCCTTACGGATTTTCTCTACATCCATCTTTACTTCAGGCCAATCGGCTGTACTTGCAATGGTCATTTGGTCACCGCCTTGATAACTACGCGACGACCATTACCAAGCATCAATTGTTGACTACCTAGAGACTGTAAACCATGATTACGCGAATTGTCAGCCAGTCGCGTGTGAGCAGTAAGAAGTAGACGCTCCACTTCATTTTTAGTACGTGTGCTCTTGCTCATTTGGTGTTCGCTCCTTGCAGCGAAGGGTTGCGCCGTTACCAAGCCACGGCGCAGGGCTGTTAGTGACCTAACTTACTACTCGAAGTGCTCCACGTCGACGTCGACGTTGAGCGACACGGTGTTGGACCCAAGAATCAAGTCGGCGTTTCCGTTGATGCCGCCGTTGGCCGAAAGCGCAATCACGCTGTCCGGGTTAGGCGCAACCCAACCACCAGGACCAGCCGCGCCGCAGCCGACTGCGACCTGCACAGAAACCGTGCCGGACCCAATGGTGGGTAAGCTGGAAATGGTAACAGTAGAAGCCGGTGCCGTGAGGTCACGAGGACGCGGCGTGGCGGCAGTGCCGGTGGTGCTGGCGGTCTGCAGCCTGATGATGCGTGCGCTGATGCCGCTGATGGCCGTCAAACCGGCACCGCGACCCGTGAGATACATAGCCTGGATGCTAGCCTGACGCGTGGAGCCTGTCAGGAAGCGCATGGCGTCCGTAAGATTGCCACCAGTAGAACTGGTGGTGTACATGAAGGTGTTAGTGGTCAGCGATTCAGTCGCCGCCGGAACGTCTGAGTAGACAAACATTCGATCTCTCCTTTACGCTGCGCCGTCGCGAATCAGCTTCGCAATCGGGTTATGGTTGTCTTTCGCTACCTCCGACAATTCGAAAGTACCGAGCTGGCGACCGTACTTCTCCTGCTGAGCCTCACGTAACCTGGCCCAGAACACGTCGTCTGGCACGCAGTAAGTGCCGGCAATTGCGCCCCACTTCTCCGTGCACGAATTACAAAGGTAAAAGGCGAATGTGCAGTTATCTTCTGGCACATGTCCGCCGTCCGCGCCGCAGTTAGCACAGAAAATGGGCATCCAATTGGCTACTACGCCATTGATGACCATGCGCTTTACAGCCCTGGGATTGACTGCTCTGGAGTCTGGCAGCAAGTCGGCTTGTACTGCTGCTGGTGTCAGAATTGTGCTCACAGCGTTATCCTCGCAAACATTGAACTTCGACGGCAATCTCCGTAGGGAAGCCGCCGAGACTTATCACCATAATTTCCAGACTGTCGCCAGCTACCATGTTGACATTCTGCACCGCACCGCCGTCCATCCAAGTGTTGGCCGAAGTCAGTAGCAAATCACTGGCGAGTAATTTCAAAGCGCCATTCTTGCGCGCATTGATCACGGACCCGCTTGCGCCGCCCACGTAACCCAGCACGTTAGTCACTGTGGCTGCGAATGGAGCTCGCCACACTACAACGTTGATGGGCACAACGGGCGATATGATGGTGCCGCCTGTGGTGAGCGTCAACGCCGCCGTGCTGATAACGCCGCTGGGCGAAGCCTGAATGGTTACACCGTCAACTTGCGCGCCGCCCAAGGCTGCGTCAGTAGTTGGTGGCAGATTGACAGGATGCAGAACGCCCTGCACCTGGTTACTCAATTCCACTTGTGTAGTTGGACCGGAGCCCAAGCCGCCGCGTAGATGTCCGCCGCCAAAACGCTGCGGTCTGATAACTACGCTGGACATTACAGTGCGTGGTAGTGGGCGTGTGCCGCTGGCTTTCGGCTCCTCCACTTCTTCAAACGTGTGCACAATGTTAGTGCGCGAGGAGCTACACCACAGCAGTACGCCGTCCTTGATGATCGACACTACGACGTATGCTTTGCCCGACTTCTTGACTCTGACGTGCGAGCCGACCTTGATCATACCGGCAAACTCCCACCACCCATGCCACAGGGCTTGTGCAGGTCAGCCGAAGCCAGCCAAGCCTTGAAGTCAGTGGCCTGCATTGGCGTGAAGTCCATAAATACTCGCTCAGCCTGGTGATGCCCTGCCTTGAAAGCGCGCAGTGCGTCACCCTGACTCGAGAAGTTAGCGAATACCTTGGACTCGTCAAAGCCACTCTTCTTACCGCCCGGCAGGTGCGCTTGGTCGAACACGTACACCCAGTCAGAAGAAGGATCATCGCCCAGCGCAACGTCTAGGCTGTCACCGTCTGCGCCCTCAATGCCACGAAGGTAGCCGTAGTGATACGGCATAACCTGGTGCCACGACTTCCCATCCGGCGTCTTGCCATGACGACTGTAACCCTTGGGCGTCTCAATCACGGCAGTAAGTCCGTGCACCTTGACAGTGTGTCCTGGACCGTCGGAGTCCGCCGCCTTGGCCTTGTCAGGTTTCGACTCGGGCTCTTCTTCCTTCTTCTCCTTGCCTACTTCGCGCAGCACTTTCTGCGGACTGGCAGCTGGCGACAGGTTAGGTTCGCCTTCTTCAGCGCCGAACATGCCTTCGCCCATTTCGCCTTCGCTCTGCACCTTATCGCTGAGCGTTTCGATGAACTCGTCGGTCAAGTTAGTGCCGAAGCCGGTGATGTCGCTGGACTGCTTCACTTCTTGAGCTACGATGCGCGGCGACATGATGCCGCTGTTGAGAAGTACAGTGCTGACGTCCACGATGTTCTTGGCCATCTCACCCTTTTCCTTCTCATCCAATACACGAATGGAAGGGCAGAGAAGATCAAGGTCGTCAGGCACTTCGCCCAACTCTGACATGCAAATGACAGGATACAACTTCTCTAACTGCGGTATCATGCCTTGAGTTTGGTCAGAGGCAATCTTTTCCTCGTACAGCATTTCGTCCTGTTCGCGCGCCGCGCCCAGACCTGTGTATGTACGGCCCCACAAGCGTGTAACAGGAATCTGCGAGCCGCCGCTCAGCGCCAACTGGAATAGCTGGAATACCTCGGCCAACCCGCCGAACGAATACTGCGTGGACTCAATACCGCCATCAGCCGGCAACGGAACCAAAGATTGATTGCTGATAAGATGATTGATGTTGTACATACGCTGTTCGAAGCCTTGCGACGCCTTCTGGCTAGACCCTAGTCCGGAAAGCAGCGAAGCAAGATCAGGGAACTTCATGCCGAGAATGTTGGCTCTATATGTCAACGACAAAATGTTGAACGACATAGAGTCGTACTTGCGAATGTCCTCGTAGATGGGCTCCAGCACCGAAATGCCCCACCACGTCTGCGCCTCGCGCTCTGGCGTAGGCACTTCAGGGCCAGTGAACCGCAGAACGCGACTACTGTGCACCTTGAACGAAGCACCGCCAGTAGGGGTGACCGTGTAATGCTCAGGCTTGTTGAAGTCCAACGGACGGCTTGGGTCAGTGCATATTTCACCTTCCGGCATGATCCCGGCCCAGCGATCAAACGGGCTGAGACCCTTGTAGCCGCCTAGCGGGATAGAATCCAAGTCCAACGGCTCTTCCAGGTCACGCTCCTGCCCGTCGATAACGATTAATGCACCAGCGCCGCCGAACAGCCGCGCCCAGGTTATGGCTGTCTGCACTTGGTTTTTGGTGTTGGTGCGACGAATGGCTCTGTCGATTTTGGTCAGGTCTTCAGAGTCGATATCACTGGTCAGCTTGGGCCACGCACGCACCATGTCAATGGCCGGTGTCTCAACAATGCGTCGGCTGATCCAGTGATTGCGAAACAGAGTGATGAGTTCCCAATAGTTATAGCTGAACCTCACCATCTCGTAGCCACCAGATTCGTTAAGCGATGGCGTACCCCAACCCATGCGTGCTGCCGCATTGGTGTAAAAGTCTTTGCCCATGGCAAAGGGCGTCTTGCCTTGCAGCCCTAGTGCAGCCTCGCCGAACGTGGGCCGGGTGCGCTTAGTGAAATTCTTGCGTGGCCGTGGAGCCATTCGCGCCCCTCCCTCTTTTTATACTTCGTCACCATTGCGTCGTATGATGTCGTCGTCAGCAAGCCACACAACTCTAGATTCGTCGTATGGCACTGGTTGCAAATCGCCGTGGTCATTTCTAACAAATGCCCACAACACACGGTTGTCTGGGTTTATGATCTGCTCCAGCACTTCTGCCTGCAGTTCAAAACCCTTGACAACCAGCAAGTCTCCAGTGCGAATTTGCAACCGACGAGAACCAATAATACGCACTTTGCGCCCCGTACAACTTAGCTGCTTCTTACGCAGTGACCCATGCCGAACCATTGCACAGAACGGGAGCTACAACGGCTCCGCCGCTGACATACGCGCCCAGGAATGTAGGCGTGGTAGCATCGCTGACCACGGCACGCGCGCCCTTCAATCCAGCCGAAGCAGCTGGCAGCGGTGTACCAGCAGCGCTGTAGATAATGGTGGGTGCGATGGGCGCAGTACCGCCATTACTTACTGCTACGCCGTTGTACTTCAGCGTTGTGCCGTCGTCAGTGAGCTTGGACGGGCTGAGTGTCTGGGTATTGGTAGTCGCCGTGACCTTGGGTATAGTGTTGACCGTAAGGCCCGAGTTGTCGAAGTTGATTTGTCCGAGGTTGATCATTACTTGCTGCTCCTTTTCTTCTTCGCCGCCTTCTTGGCGGGTTTAGGCACGCAGGGTTGCGGCGCTGGCGGTGGCGGACCGAACGGCTCAGGCTTTTCTTTCAGCTTCTTGACGGTCACGGCTTGCTCCTACTTTACGACGGATTGATCAACGGCCATTGAACTGTCGGTGGCCACAGAAGGGCCACTGGAAGTGTTCTTCAACCGTTCCATAACTAGTGGGTGAGTGCGCAAGTAGTCGTCAATGAGAACGTGCACTATCGGCACCATGATATGACCCAACCAGATGATGAAGCCTAACAGCGCGGGACCCAGTATGCTACCAGCCCAAACCAGAATGGGCTTCCAGGAGCGCCAACGCTTTTCACTAGCCTTCTTACGAAACTCAGATTCCAGTTGCCTGATATTGGCTGTCTTCACAAAGTCACTAACCGTGGCCAACGCTACAGATTGCTTGGCGGTCTCGGTCTGTAACTGATCCAGCATCTTTGACTGATTAACTGTTTCTGTGGCTAGTTGCTCGTAGCGATTCTCCAACAAGTCAGACTGCTTGGCCGTTTCCGTGGCCAAAGCTGTGTAACGCGCATCGTCTTCTTTAACACGAGTTTGAAAGTAGCCTGGCGGTCGCCCACTGCCGTTAGACCAGAAAGACAGTTGCCACTCACGAGCTGCGCGTACCTCGTCGGCGATGGGCTTTATTTGCTTCGCGACCTCGATCATGACTATGTCCTTGACACGCTGTTCATCTAACACGCCTACTCCCCTGGAGAATGGATTATGCGGCGCGTGTCTCGACGCCGGTTGCTATGCGCTTGAACTCGGGCAGTGTCATCTGGCTTACTGAGTTGCCCCAATATACACGGTGCGGCCAGCTAACATCCTGGAACGTAAGCAACGGAATTTGCGTGCAGCGACAATTGAACGTAGTGCCGGCATGGTAGTGGCCGTAACTGGGCAAACTCACCAGCTCCTCCGGCGACGGCGCATGTGCCCAGGGAATGAGCACACCATGCAGATTCTTGTGACTCTTACGCGTACGTTGATCCTTTGAAGACTCCCACACGTACCAATCGATGCTCAGTTCTGCGCAGCGCGCCTCAGTCAATGCGGTGCTAGCCTTGGCGGTTTCCGTCCTAGCGATAAGGTGCACACGGCTGCGCATCAACTCAGGGAACCGGGTACGCATCATCTTGGCCAAGGTGTCGGCACGCGCCCCTGACTGCTGCGCCTTGAGTATCTCGTCCGTCAGCGTCTGCGCTGCAACAATGGGCAGCGAGCTGATCAGCTTGGCGTTCTCGCGCACCAGGCCGGTAACACGCGCGCCCGTAGCTGTCCGCATCTCAGCCGTGAGCAGCTTGAACAGCTTGCGCGACTGCTGGCTTTTACTAGCGGCTTCTCGCCACGTGCGAGCATTAGTGATGTTTGCCCACTGGAACATTTTACGGGCAAGAAATTCAGAAGCCGACTGCACGTCCGGCCTGCGCGAGCGCTCGGCTAACTCGGCCACCCACTGATCGAACGTTTGACTGGGCAGCTTGGGCGCGAGAATACGCTTGACAACTTCACGCATACCGCGCTCATACTCGTGCTGTAGGCGCTGCGTGGGACCGAAGGCGGGTGGTTGCTTGGCGGTCATACGGGCTGTACTACGTCCTTAGCACACCTAGTGCACAGCCCAGTACCCGGTCCCTTAGCAGCAAGCTCTCCGCCACAATTGCGGCAAGTTACGTCCTTTGCTCTGGCTGAGTCCTTAGTATATTGTGCAGCCCACGTACCACTTTTAGGACAAATGACGCCATCTAACCTGTTATGCTCAACATAAAATTGCAAACCACGCTCACCAGATTTAACTGGTATACGCTGCCCGCACTCTCTGCATCGTGAAGTAGCCTCGTCCCCCACCTTCACAGCCTTCTTGCGCACAATACCTGGCATTGGCACCGGCTTGACCTTGCCGGCCTGCACATTGGCTGGGTTGCCGGCAGTGTTGCGGCACTGAATGGCAGGATCATGGTCGTTGTTGCAGTAAATGCAGGCGTTGGTCAGCTTGGACGGAACGGTGCGCATGTCTTTGGCACCGCGCTTATTCTTTATATCCAGGTCTATGTAGAACTTGGCCCAATCTTCATCCTTTGCCCAGCCCTGCGCCTTCTTCACACCGGGACGGTACCAGAAAAATTTCAAACTGCCACCGCTGTACTGAGGCCAAATGTCGTACCCTTTATATTTGGTAACGTTCATCGCTTCACTGCGTGGGAGCGCGTCTCGTCCCAACACTGGCACAGGAAGTACTGCGTCGTTGGCTTCCGCGGACATAACGCTCTCCAGGTCTATGGACTTGCCAGCCCCACGCCGTACCACTTCTACGCCAGAGGTGGCGTCCCACGTGTACCGCGCTTGGCGGTCAGCTTCTGTTTCAAACCGTGACATAGTCAACCTCGAGCATTACGCCTGATTCTGTCTTGCCAAAACTCTTGATCTCGAACATGGAACCACGAGGCAAAATCACTTCCATTTCACTGCTGTGATTAGACCACTTCTGCACATCCAACGCGTGCGCCCCAGCAGGCATGTTGATAGTCATGCGAATATTGCCGCCAAATCCCTTGCCCTTAGAAGAAGACATGAAGCCGTTGTCCATCACAACGTCGCCAACCTTGGGACTGGGCCCTATAACGCTGGCGATGTCAGTGGCAGAAATGCCGCGTCGCAGTGTGCACGGTTTCTCCAATACCGACTTGGCAATGGCCTGGTCCAACTGCTTAATTCTGATGGCTTCCTGTGAGGACAACTTGGTGCCATTGCGCAGTGCTTTATTCATCGCGCCATACGCACCATTAGTGTACGACTCAATAACTTCAATCTCGCTGGCCGTAATAGGGCTGGTATGCTTGGTGACTGGCTTACTGGCCTCAGCCTTGGCCGCTGCTGCCTTTGCGTACTCAGCTGCTTCTGCCTCGGCCTTCTTCTTGGCTGCCTTCTGTACAGCTTCTGCTGCCTCTGGGCTGATTGTCAATTCAGTGACAGAAGGCGGCGCTGGCTTACTTGGGTTGAACTCCGATACGTTGTACGCGTCGTAGCCCAGCTCCTTTATGTACTGCTTGACCATGTCACCGCTGAAGTTACTAGGCACTCCGTTCAACTTCACGAACGTTGTCACGCCGTTCTTCTTAACGCTGGCGAACATAGTCACGCCGCTGACAACATTGGCCACAGCGGCCTTAACAGCTGCCGGCGAAGTGGGCGCTGCAGCTATGACTTCATTGTTGGCCTTGACTCCTGCCTTCTTGGCAGCCAGCAGCGCTTGTCCTTCTGGGCTCTTGTTGTACACCGCGTGCTTGTAGCCGTTAACAGTGAACGGCGAAGTCTTGGTGCCGAACATTGCCTGCGCTGCTTCAGCTATCTGCGCATTGTTGTACTTATTGGATTTACTGGCCAGATTCTCCTTCAGCGCGGCTTGTATAAACGCTGATGCGTTCTTGTATTGCTGACCGGAAAAGTGCTCCATACCCTTGGGCAATGACTTAGAAGCGCCGCCGCCACTGCCCTTGGCAAACTTGCCGTCCTTATCACGAGGATGCTTGGTTTCGACGAACTCAGGCTCTGCGTCCGTCGCGCGCACAAGCACAGGGAACACGCCTGCAACGCGCGTTAGTATCATCCCAATACTCCGCCCTTCGCTGTCATGATTGCGCGGACATATTCTTCGCTCAACCAAAGATACGTGAATCCGCCTTCGTCCACCAGCGGGTTGGACTTCTTCTTGGCGACGGCTCCGTGGGCCAGCTTCAAATGGATCGTACCTTCAACCGGCGCGCCAGCGTCTTTCAACCTGGCCAGTATGCACTGATTGAACTGCTCGGGCGAAGTGCGCGCAGCGTAAAGCATTCTGATGTCAATGGCCGGTATGAACACGGCGATAGGCTTGGGGCCTTCGGGCAGGTCGGCCTGCTGCGCCAGCTGAACTTCTTCAGGCGTGGCGGCGCGATCGGCCCACTTGGTCATGTCTACTTGAGGCTCACTCATTGACGCTCTCCTATGCTGCGTATTCCTTGCGCAACTGCTCGGCAAGCAGCTGATGACGCGTAGGCGCGGGTGGCGCGACGTAAGTAATGTCATCGCACAACCAAAGCTGCAATGCGTTCTGCGCCTGCGCCATCACCACGAACTCGAGCATACTGCTGCAACCTAGCTTGTCAAACGCGTACTTCTTGAGCTTCTTCACACTGTTGTATGGGATGCCCATCAGGCTGGCCACTTCGCGATCATTGTCGCAGCGTAGTGACAAGCTCATGGCCTCAATCTCTTTGGCTGTAAGTTCCAGGTGTTGCATTACAATCCTTTGGGTTTTGGTTTGTACTTGGTAAGATTGTAACCAGACTCCTGGTTGCGCGCCACTTCCTCGTCCACCTTGTGCTTCTCGTACCAAGCCAGCAGCAAACCCAGCAACGCCGCCCACTCAGGCAAACCATCTGTAGCACGCACAGGATGTACGTTACGCATTTCTCAGTACCTCACAAATAAAAAGACTGCGCAGCTGGCCTCTCAGCCCCGTCCCCTCGTTGCCGTGAGTGGAAGTGTAACGCGATGGCAACCAGCTGCGCAGTTTGGGAACTTGTTAGGCGATCTGTGCGAAGGTGCCGCCGGTGACGTCGTCGACGATGCCCTCTTCGGTGACAGTGCCATTGACCGTGGCCACGGTACCGTCTAGATTGGTGTACGTCCAGGTGACGATGATAGCCTCGCCGCCTGCGCCAATCACTGCGCCTGCTGTAAGGTTGAGCACGAAGGTTGCGCCTGTAGGATCATCCGTCAAATCCAGCGCGGCTGGTGCGTTGACCAGATCGCTGGTAGTGACTGCGGCCTTGGTGCCGTCCAGCGCAAATACCGGACCACTGAACTCAGGCGTGACTTGAAACTTCGGGGATTGTCCTGGTTGAATCGGAACCATTGGTTCTCCTATCTGGGACATGACGCCGCCCAGCACGCGGTTTCCTTGCTGATGAAGTAAATGGAGGATAGCCTTGAGTAGCTCGACTATCTCACGTAGGAGCGCAATGACCTCTTTGATGCGACACCACCACATTCAGCTTGCCTCCTGTTTAATGATGCAGACGCGGAGGAGCTACGTCGCCGATGTAGGCAAACACTCCGAACACACTGAGTAGCCACAGTACCACGAATAGCAGCACCACGACATTGAGAAGCTGTTTGATCTTGCCGTCCATGGGAACGTACGTGTTAACTACCCACAGCAGAACGCCTATGACAATCAAAAGTACAACTATGTGGAACAATCGCACCTCCACTAAAAGTTAGACGTGCGCTACTTGCTTTGTCAGCTGTTGGCAATACTGTCTAAGTTGACAGTGCCGGCAACCATAAGACGTAGTGTGCGACACTTGGCTTGCATCACACTGTCGGTCGATACCAATCCATCAAGTATTTCCGTCATGTAATCCAATACAGCACGTATCTGCAACGTAGGATTACACCACGCTATGTGATCGTGCGACACACGGAATGAAGCGTCGTAGGCTGCTTGCAACTGAGCATTACGCACTGCGTACTTGGGCGACTCGCCTTTGACTTGCTGCAGCAACATTGTGTGGCGCTTCAAATCTTCCAGCGCATAACCAACGTGCTGGTGTCGCACGTAAATGTACAGTTTAGCCAGCCTACAAGCTAGCCACCAAACAGCAACGTACGCCGCTTTCCACGCGGCGCGCCGAGCGGCTACTTTAAGCCACCGCACCTGTGCCCCGATCAGCTCAACCTTCGTCATTGTCGTGTCCTCCTTGCAGGACCTACTACCCGCCAATCACGCGCCACTGCGGTATCTTGCCGTGAACGCCGTAGCGGAAAGCGTCAGCTTCGTCGTCTTCCTTCTTGAGTGGCTCCTCAACACCACGTACTGCGGCCTTGTCATTCCAGGCGTAAGTGGGTATGCGCTTGCTCAACCGTGGGCAACCAGACTTGCTGATGCGCAGCTTGCGGCGGCTCAGCAGGGTGCTGACAGTATGTATGCCCTCGGTGACGGCGTTGTCAGCATCTACCACCCAGAAGCCGTCCAGCAGCAACTGCGCCTTCAGTGATGCAGCCTCGGGCGGCACGCGTACTTCGTGGCCCAGCGCGCCAAAGTCCTGCAGGTCTTTAGAGTACTGACCGTCGGTCTTCTGCTTGCGCTCCAGGCGAGAATCCCACACCTGCTCACGAACGCACCAGACTATGTCGCCATCATCGAAGAACTCAAGGTGTACCTGCGGGTGGTCTACACCAGGATCGACACTGAACCAGTGATCAACGTGTCCGCCAGTGTGACGTAGTCCGGGCGGCTCCTCGGCCAGCAACACTTCCTTACTATTGACGGTGACCACGCCGCTGAACTGATTCTCAACTTCATCCCAGCAATCACGATAGATAGCGCCCTCGGCCACGACCCACAGTCCATCAATGTAGCGGAGTTTGAACACTCCGGACTGAGAAGCGACAATGTCGGCCTTAGCCTCGGCACTGATGTTAGGGTTGTCGTCCAAGACGAAGTGAATCACTTCCATCTTTGGCGCGAAGTCCGGATTGTCAATCACTTCGGACTTGAGATAGCAGTACGGATTACCTGGGTTGGTGGAACCTACAAAGCGTGCGCCGTCGGGCGACATACGCATCCACACCTGGGCCAAGAAGCTCTTGGGAAACTCAACAATTTCGTCGCCAAGGAATAAGCCGATGGTGGACCCGAGTATCTTCTTGTATGACGCTTCGTCCTTAGCGCCAACAACGAAGTATTGCTTGCCGAACAGGAACAGCTCGCCCGAAGCCATGTTGTACGAGTAGTTGTCGCGTCCTGCTATGGCGAACAAGTCCAGCAGCATATTACGGTGTACGGAGTCCTTACTCACGCCGCCGATGAATCGCTTGCCCGGTACTTCGTACTGACTGTACTGCACGATGGTCTTGGCGTCGATAGTGAATGTCTTACTTGATCTAACCGATCCCTCGAGAATGGTGTACTTCTTGTCATACTTCGGCTCGCGCGTGATGAAGTTCCACGCCTTCTCGCCGAACGGTTTCATGATTGCTTCAGTGGGAGCGTCCTGCGTCATGGTGTTCATGCTGCGTCCTCAACCACGACAGTATCGCCATCTTCGTCCAAAGCAACTATGAACTCAAAGTCAGCACCCTCGCTATTGAAGCGCACGGCCACTAAAGCCTGCACGCCTGACTCCTCAACCAGCAAGAGCGTGTCACTGGGTACCCTCATTCCGACCTCGCAATTCTCAGTCCCAAGGCCGAGCGTGAACCAGCATGACGCGCATTGGCATGCGTCTGTGGCTGTATCTGGAAGTCAATGGGAAGCGCCGTGTACTCAGCTAACCAGGCGGCAATGCTCACGGTGAAAAGTAGCCACCGAGGGTCGTGCTCCCAGTGCTGTCCGGCGCGCGGAAATAGGCTCTCGAACGCCGCGTCGGCCATGATGTACCGTACGTCTACGTCTCGCCAGTCAGCGCGTTCGAGAGCCGAGCCTACTAGGTAGCAGCAACCCACTGACTCGTCGTTAGACCGCAGCGCGTCATTGATCATCTGACAAGCCTGCTCCAGTTTGAATGCAGCAGGCGCGCCGACGTAAATGGCCTTCTTGCGAGGCTCCGTGGTCATTGCGTCAGTGTTGTCGATCCGCTGACAGCCAAGCCGCAAGTAGGAGTCACTTGGTTCGCGCCATACGTGACAATACGATACGGGCCAATAAACGGTGAGCCTACCTGTGTCTGCGGCGGCGCGGTGAACATTCCCTCAAATGGCAATGTGAAGTGCTCAGTACTGGGCTCCGCCGTTTCCACGGTCTCAGTAACGCGGCGTGTCAGGTTGCCGTCCCGGTCGTACTCTTCGAATGTGCGAGTAGTCTTCATGTTTACTCCTTGCTACGTGGTCGTACAAACACTATGACGAGCCAGATGTAAAAGGCAAGCGCACCAACTGGAAGTATCCAGGACATCACTTGACTCCTTGCTTCTTTTGCTTCAATACCGGCCCGGACATGAGATTGTCGAACAGCGACTTCAGCTGCTCGTTGGGTCCCTTGTTGCCGTCGTCAGGATTGCGTCCGTGCTTCTTAGGCACCATCCACCCAAGTGCCCACTGGTAAGCAGACACACCTAACTTACTGCGCTCCACGGCGTCTACTCTCCGCGTCTCGATGTAAGACCCATCTTCGCCGTCACGCACCACGTGGATGGTTGCCTCTTGCCGCTCCGTAGCCAGGTCTATCGCGCGTTCTTCGTAAAGCGGGACAAGTAACGCCTTAGCGCGCGCGTACGTGGCTGAGAACGGGTGTGTCTTCGTTCCGACCCAATACAGGAGCACAGACACACTAGGCATGTTGGACAAACGCGATATTTTCTCAAGTGATAAACCAGACACAATCAACTCGAATAGCTGCTCGTCTAGCTCATCTGTGTAAGCAATGGGAGGTCTGCCAATCTTGCCGGTACGAATCACCTGTACATCAGGCTTGGACTTGCCCATGATGCCTACAACACGATCAGGCACACTGGGTTTTGCAGCTTGTATATCGTCGATTACTTTGCGATGTCCTACTCGCCACGCTATTTTACGCGCTGCGCGTGCATCGGCTCTGGACTGCGACGATGGGCGCTCCCGCGATGAAGCTGACGCTTTGGGCGCGCCCTGCTTCTTCTTAGCGGTGGCCATGTTAGTTATCTCCATTGGTAAGTGCGACTCAGCATGCTTGCCCGTCACGCCATGGCTGCCCAGCACAACGTATTGCGGCGCATGCCGCGAGGTGTCTCTTAAGACGCCTGTGTTGTGCTACTGTGTTTGCAGCTCCCCAAACTCGAAGGGCACTCAAAGACAAAGTTCAAATGCCCTTCAATGACGAGACGTCGGACCTCTCGTCTGGCTACGCTGTTCCGGCTGTTGCTTGTGTCCACTCTGCTTATCCCAGAGTCACCGGCTGGCTCGTAGCAGCCACGCTTATCTTGCCGGTCTCTTCTGTTGCTAGGCATCACCCGGCTTGCCCCGACTGCGATTAAGCAGCCATTTGAAGTTCAGCAGCGTGACGCTTCACAGGGAAGGCGAGCACGTTGTTGCGCTTCTCGCTGACACGTTGAGTGGCAGTTTTATGCTGATTCTCGTTACGGTGAGCATCAATCCCGACATGAAGCTGTAGCTCGTCAATTCCGTCGAAACCGGAACGAGCCCACAAAAGAGTTCTGCTCGCATAGTCTGCGCGCTTTAGTCGCAGCCCATCAGCTTTCGCTGTTATTGTCATTCCTCACAGAACTCTTTGGTGGACTCGGTGGGAATTGAACCCACGTCCGAAATTGCTTCTACCACAGTGTTGACATGCTTAACTTACGGGGCAAACCTTTCACGGCTCGCCTCCACCACCTAGTCTGTTTCGGACTAGGACACTCAATCTTGAAGATGCTTTGAAGGAACGCCACGCTTAGGAGGCACATAACCTCTGCGCACGTTGTTTGCCGTTCACGTTAAACGGCTAGGCTATTCCGAATCCTCAGTCCGGCCTTCAAAGCATCAAGGGAGTCAACAGGTGGGATCGAACCACCGGCCTATTGATTACGAATCAACTGCTCTGCCTCTGAGCTATGTCAACTCCCAGTGTAGCGGTTCAATCATTGAACGGTCGGACTCGGACCGACAGCCTCCAGGCCCAAAACCTGGTGCTCTACCAAATGAGCTACGTTCGTATTCATCAACCGCTCGTGTATGACGGAACCACGCAGTGGTCCGCCAGACGTCTAACTCTGTCGTGCTAAACCCCAAGTTCTCAAACCTAGTACCAATGAGCCATCAGTGTTACGTGCCTGCACAGGCTTCCACTGCCTGACTTTGGTACTTACAACCATGCTCACAGGACTCTGCACCTTGGTGCCTTCACCACCCAGAAATCTGAACAACCCAGCTTTGGCTCCTGCCTCTGCCTGCCTAGCTGACATGTGGCGGTGATTACCCTTCTTGCAATTTGGCCAGATGCCGTAGTGTTCCAACTGCCCAGCTTCCTGCGGTGTAAGCAAGCAAACGTCTGTTGCAGATGCCAATGTGAGATACCTCGACCTGACCCGGCTGATGTTGTCGCTCGCCGTCTCGTATCGGCAAGAACGCCACACAGCGTAGAAGCACGCTATGCAGTAAAACCCTTTGGCGGATCAGAAGCCTCGGGTTTCGCACGCAGCACTCAGGATTTTCAAGGCACAACGGTGGCAGGTCTTAGCATACCGCGTCCGGCCCCACGCCGTGGGGAAGTTCTACACCGGCGCGGCCCACTAACATTAACGTACTGATTTTTCAACAACTTCACTTTTTCGTTAGTGTATGTTAGTTACAATTTTTTCTCTAAACCACAGTATTCACTACTACTAACTATTAAACTAACTAACTAATGATATATACAGATCGCCATACGCGAGAGCACTAGGCTATTAATTAATAACTTGTGTATAGTCGCTATACACAAGTGAGATTTACATATGGCAATTCTCACCGTTTTAAATAGTTGAAAAGGGGTGTTCATTCTTAAGGGTTTAAGTACAATAACTACTAAACAGTGTTTTTAAACGGCCTTGCAAAACCCGTTTTTTCACCCCTTTTGCAGTTAATAATCTGCGTAGTAGGTTATTAACTTACCGTGTAATTAGCCTGCAAAACTAGCCGCGCGGCCTGACGGGCTATAATTAAGGCTCCCTTAATAGCTTTGATCACAACCTAAAAGGAGTTAGCAATGCGAACCGTGAACAAGCGGGTGCAGGCTTACTATTTGTCAGACGAAATCCTGTTCACCTTGCAGAGATTGGTGCTGACTTTGACCGCAGACAAGGACCTACGCATCAAACTAGGTCTTCAGCCGAAACATGTCGACCCTCCCATAGTGGTCGACAAGCGAGGACTAACGAAGGAAAACTACGCAGAACTGAGACACTTACTAAATAGCACTCTGGACGGCGACGCTCTGATTGAGCATGGCATGTTGAATGTGGCCACGCGCGCTGTAACCAGGAAGTTCTTCACGGTGACACTGCGCACCAATAATCGTAGGAAGAACGAAGTGAATGACGCCGTACGTAATGTAAGTACAAGTCAAGTCGTGGACGCTTTGCTACGCATTGCTCTGGAGAACCTGGAAGAAGATGCCCCCGCTCAATCTGGCAGCCGTAAAGCAAGCAGTAAGCGCAAAGTTGCGTAGCAGTTTGCTGTCCACCACTCACGCCAAGGCGTTACATATAGAACCTATGACGGAACAGATGGCCGCAGAACTGGGAGTGATGCCAGCTTGGGCCGGGTTCAAGATTCCGTACTTCACGCCGCAGGGTAAAGTGGTCAAGGACTTTTATCGATACAGGTTCTGGCCTGTGTCCAAACCTGGTAGTGGATTCGCTTCGCTGGCAGAGCCCAGCAAGCTGAGATACGTACAACCGGCAGGCTCGGAGCTGCATGTTTACATGCCACCCTTGCTCAAGGGTGTAACCTGGGCTGACGTGATGAAGGAGCCACGTGTCGACGTATACATCACCGAAGGCGAGCTGAAGGCAGCCTGTGTGTGCGCCAACGGTCGTATCATGATGGGCCTGGGCGGTGTGTTCAGCTGGATGAGTAAGCGCCGCCATCAGGAGTTCCTACCCATATTAGAGCAATTCGTCTGGAAGGGGCGCGTGGTGTACCTATGCTTCGACAGCGACGCGGCCACCAAGCCGTTAGTGCAGCTGGCCCTGAGCCGTCTGGCTCTGGCCTTAACAGCGCGCGGCGCGATTGTGCACGAGATAGAGCTTCCACCGGGCTCAGATGGCGGCAAGCAGGGCGTGGACGACTTTATGCTGGCTAACTCGCCCGAAGCGCTGGATACATTGGTCAAGGCAGCCAAGCCTGTGCAGGCCAGCTTAGAGCTGCACAGATTAAACGAGGAAGTGGCCCTGTTGTGGTCAGGTGGTGCTGGCGGTAATGTGGTGCGCGTGGAAGACGCCAAGATCATGACACCACAGCAATTCACGCGTGCCTTCTACAAGGACAGAGCTTACATGGAGTACACGCTCAACTCCAAGGGCGACCCAGGCCTGCCCAAGCTCAAATTTGCAGCGGAAGAGTGGCTGAGCTGGCGTTGCCGAGCGCGTGTTAACAACCTTACATACGCACCGGGCAAGCCGCGTATAACACATACAGGCGACTTCAATATGTGGCAGGATTGCGGTGTCAAGCCTGTCAAGGGTGACATTAAGCCTTGGGAGGACTTGCTTAAACGAATGCTAGCGGACATGACAGTGGATCGGCAGCTGTGGTTCCGCCGGTGGTTGGCCTATCCACTGGTGCATCCTGGCACCAAGATGTTCAGCTGTGTGCTGGTCTGGTCCCACAAGGGCGGCACGGGCAAGAACCTTATGGCCGAGGCCATGATACCTATATATGGTGAACTCAACTGCGCTACTATCAAGTCGCGCCACTTGACCTCAGACTTCAACGGATGGGCCGAGGGCAAGCAGTTTATCATCGGTGACGAGATAACACTGGACGATAAGCGCCACACCAGTGGCGATTTGAAGTCCATGCTGACTAGTCGCACAGTGCGTATCAATAGGAAGGGGATTGAATCGTATGAGGTTCCAGATTGTGCTAATTACTACTTCACCAGCAATGACCCCGTCGCCATTGTGCTGGATCAGGGTGAGCGGCGCACCTTCGTTATACATGCTCCTGAGATACCCGTTGGCGACGAGTATGGGCGGAAATTCATGGCGTGGATGCGTAACGGGGGCGCTGCACACGTGGCCTACTACCTGATTAACGAACTGGACATGGGGGACTTCAGCCCCACTGCCGAGCCGCCCGACACCGAGGCCAAGCTGGACCTCATAGCCAATTCCCGCTCAGAGGTAGACACGTGGGCCGTGGCGCTGAAGCTCAATCCGGATAAGTACCTAGCACCCTCCAGTGCCTCCAAGTATGCTGGACCCTCCAGCGCGTCTGCTACCGGCCCATTCAGTATCTACACCAGCGATGACCTACTCAAGCTGTACGATCCCGAGGAGCGGAAGCGAGCTAGTTTGCGCACCGTGGGCATTGCGCTGGACCGCGCCGGTTTCCGCAAGGCCCTGCACAATAACGGTCGGCTGGGCAATACGCGATCCACGTTCTGGATAATACGCAACGACAACCTGGAGCGCGCCCCTATAACTAGCACCGAGGCCGCGCGGCGCTACGTGCAGGAGCGGCCCACGCAGTTCGTGCCGCCATCGCAGCAAGCAGCGGCGAAGAAGGAGAAGGTGCAGTGACAGCTCAGCACATGGAACCTCAGCACGTGGAAATTCCACCCGAGCGCAGACCTTGGCTGGTGAACATGGACGAGGGTTACGTCATGCCTGACGACGCCCACAGGTGCGAGGCGCGCTACGAAGGTAAGTATCGTTGTGATCACTGGCGCACCACGCCACATAAGCTGCACTGGACCTGGGGCGGCAATTTGGAGTGGGAGAGTAGTCAGTGACCGTCTTCGTCGACGACATGCGCGCCGCTTACCGTGGCATGATTATGTGCCACATGATTGCCGATACCAGCGACGAATTACTGAGCGCTGCCAACGCTATTGGTGTGCAGCGCCGGTGGTTGCAGCACGCTGGTACGTATCGCGAGCACTTCGACATTTGTTTGTCCAAGCGCAAACTGGCCGTGGCGCGCGGTGCGGTGGAGATAACTACGCGGGAGCTGGTTGTGCGTAATTTGACTAAGAAGAGGCGCGCCCATGACAGCTAGCCAAGAAACTCACCCACCATGCAAGCACTGCGGCCATGTCGGCGAGGATCATGACGAGGAGTTTGGCTGTTGCCGGCGAATGGTCAGGGCGAGCTATCCTTCGCCCAACATGGCGGAGGACTGTCCCTGCCCTGGGTACGAGCCGGTTACATTGTTAGACGCGACACCAATGACAGAAATCATTCAGTAAGGAGAACTCAGATGCTTCTAGTACAGTTCAACAATGTGGACGGCAGAACGGTGTATATCAACCCAGACCAAGTCGTGGCAGTAGAGGCCGAAAAGAGTGATGTGTTGATACGCATGTCGGACGGCGTCACCTATCGGCTAGGCCCGGCACATCTAACCGTGATAACGGCCATACTACAGCGCATCAACATCCCTTAGTGCCCGCACGCCGACCACCTTAAACCGCCCGGTTTATAATTAAGCTACGCGTTCCAGGTCACTACTTATGAAGCCACGAGTCTCAGTAACTTTGTGTTTAGCAATCGCAGTATTGATCGCACGTGTATTAGGAATCTATGACAAGGAGAACACATGCAGCAAGAAATGACTACCACATTACCCACGTGTGTCATAACTAACGGCGCAGTGCTCAAGTCACCCGGCACCGACATACTGTGTTCCACCACGCCGTCCTACGCCATGTACACATCAGACGGTTCCACCTCCGCACCACCCGCGTCGGACGATGCTGGTCCGTTGTACTTCTGGCCCACATCTGACATTCCAGGCTGCCCGTTTAAGACTGGCGATGCTTGTATGGCATACACGGCGGGTGCTGACGCGGCCACAAATAGTCTGACCTATGTGCGCGAGCACCACAGCTATGTGGAATCGCTGAGTACGCCATTTAGCTGTTGCTATGCTGCCACCCTGTTCGCGCTGGTGCTGCTTGTGGCAATACGTGCTACGCAGGCCAAAGTGAAGGCTGAGGCTCACAGCATGCTGGATCACGCCAAGGCGGTTCTCAAGGAAGCGCGCGAGGTGCTGGACGAAGCACGCCAAGCCGACACTCCAGATGACGTCCCAGACCTGGACGATGAGCGTGCACCCGAGGGCGCGGCCAGTATACAAGGCATACAGGGCAAGGACGCGGAAGCATGAGCGGCCACTTGCGTACCACAGCACGCGTCGCCGTCCTGACCCTGCTACTAACTGCCGCCAACGCGGTTCGCATTGCTGCGGCCCAGGTAACTCAGCAGCCGGGAGATTCGTCGCTAGCCAAGGTGATCGTGCTAGACACGGATGACGCCACCGAGGCTCGGTCTATACAACTGCAGGAAGCTGCGCTGGAGGTGCGGCGTGGCGAGTTGCGCGAACGTATTACCCGGCGCTATCTGATTTCAGGCATATGCGGCGTCTATCCATCGCCCAGAGTGTTCAGTTACCATGCGGGACTGCATAGCCTACCCGTGTGCGACGGTGTGTACAAGATTGGCTGGGAGGCCGGGTTCGAGTTCAGCGAGGACTACAAGGCCATTGTGGCTGTCAAGCCAATCATAACTGATTGGAACTACCAGCAGTCATCGTCGCCCATCTACTACCCGGCGGACTGGTTCCACTTCCTGACACCGCCCGGCGAGTACCCACGCATAGTGACAGACGCGTATGGCACATGGCGGCAATGCCTGCCGAACGGAGCATGGCAATTCTGCGGATTGGGGACGACATGTCAATAAAAGAACTCAATGATCTAAAATCCGGAATCGCAATCCAGGAGACTTTAGTCAAAGCGTTGAACATTACCCAGCAGCACTCGGAGGACAAAAATTGGTCCTTACTAGAGCTGCTCAACAAGAAAGTAGTCCACGAAAACGAATTTTGACTTTGATGCGAGATGTCAAAACTGAATTAGAGTCAAGATCTGCGAAGAAAGGACTACGTACATGACCGACTATCTGGAGCTAGATGAGTTTTTTGCGGGTGAGCATATTAATAGTGTGTGCGAGAAAGCAGTGGCGCTGGCAAGTAGTCGGGCCAAGCCGGTCCACTTCAAGTTCAACGACATTGATGTGACAGTGCAGCCAGGCGAGTTGCCCGCCGACGTGGTAGCACGTTGGGCTGCCGACATGACAGCACGTTGGGACCATGATCGCGAAGCTGCGAAGAAAGGACTGCGCGCGTGACCGACTATCTGGAGCTGCTGCGCGCCGGAGTAGACATCAGCCCATCCATGGGTGTGCCGGGCTGGATGAGCAATGCGGAGCTGCTGTATCTGGCCAGCGTGGCTCGGCGGTCCAGACTCATTGTGGAGATAGGCTGCTGGCAAGGGCGGAGTACTGTCACGCTAGCGGCCAACACCAGCGGCACAGTGTATGCCGTGGACCCTTGGAAGCCGTACGACGAATTGAGCGCCGAGTACGCCGCACACCCGGACGAGCCTGACTGGGTATTCAAAGCATTCCTGTGGAACACAGCGCGCTACCCCAATGTGCACCCAATACCAATGCCCAGTTTAGCTGCGGCAGCGGATTTTGTCAGGACTAGCACTAAGTTCGACTTCATATTCATCGACGCAGCGCACGACGAGGCTTCGGTGACCGCTGACATCGAAGCGTGGCGGCCACTACTGTCGACCAACGGCGTGCTTGCCGGGCACGACTACGATCCGGAAGGTTTCCCGGGCGTCAGCGCGGCAGTGAACAGACTAGTTCCGCGCTTTAGCGTGATCGACAGTATCTGGACAACGTAGAGTTGAGACGCGCGGGGCGGAGCGCAGGGCTGAGGATCGGAAGAAGGAGAAGCACGATGAAGATTAGCGATGAGGTGATTGATGCCGCAGTCAGGGCGGGCTACGCAGCGTGTGGGACATCCTGCTTTAAACCAGATGAGTACAACAGGCGCTGGATGCGCGGAGCATTCAGTGTGTTCCAGAAGATGCACGAGGAGGATCTGAAGAGGGTGCTGGGGCCGGTGACGGATGAGGAATTCGACGGAGCGAATCCATTCACACTGAGAGGCGATGGAGCGTGGCTTGCTCTCACTCGCGATCAGGTGGGATACTCATCCGCAATCGCCGCGCCCTGATCGCGCCCGAGCCGACGCTGCGGGAGAAGGTGATTGACGTGCTGAAGCAGTATCCAGACCGTGCGCCTGAAATCGCAGACAAAATTCTCGCCCTGCTGGAGCCGAAGCCATGAAGCTACTGATCGCAGTTCTGATGATAGGTTTATGTGGGTGTGGGCCAGATAAATACGCGCCAATGCGGCCTGCGCGGGAAGATCACTCGTTCGAGCAGGCTATGTGGCTCAATCACTACACCGTGATCACCAACAGTTTCACCGCGCGCGTCTATCAATGTGAAGTGGAGATGATGAGTCTCGCATACACTCCGGTAAGAAGCGGGCCAGTATGTAGGACAGTGTGTGACCTAGAGGCGCAAGTCAACGCTATGGTTGATAGCGCGCCTTCGTATATCGACAACCCAAAACAGTACCGCATCAAGGATAACAAATTCTGTAAATCAAAGAAGGCCAAGCCATGAAGTTGATCACAATTCTTCTGATGATGGGGATGACGGCGTGGGGGCAGAATCCAACGATTGCGCCTCTTAAACCAGCGCCCAATGTCCGCGCACTGGGTGGCGTTCTCAAGTGTGGGAAGTATCAGCGCGTCGATTACCCATCACAGTGGTGCGCCGATTCCATGCCGAATAGTTGCTATGACCCGCACTGTGCTGACGACATGCACGAGGTCACGGAGCGGGAATGGCAGGCGATGGTGGATTCAATTCGTATTCTTACCAAGTTGAACGACATTCACGAAGCTCGGCTGCGGACTCTTGAACAGCACCAGCAAGACACCAAAGAGTTCATACGAGGCGTGATCGATGGAGCCAGCAGGAAGGCTAAGCCATGACCCACGCAGTCATCGCGCTGGCGAGGGAAGTTTGGAGGAGATTGTGAGTAAATCTTACGGATCGGGTTCAGGTAGCCGAACGGATCATGGCGTTCTAGGTCATGCTTAAGCATGGCGATTGAGGGAAGGGGAGGGGATGAGGATCATATTAACGATGGACGAGAATTTGCAACTCCGCACGGACCTAGAAGGTGAAATACCTTTTCCGATTGCATTTGGGATGCTGACTACAGCACTCCAACAACTGCGCATCTCGTTTGCGCTGCAAACAGTGAAGCAGCAGCCCAAGAGGCCGACGAAAAAGAAAGCAAAGCAACGCGGGATGCGCAGGCCCTGAGCGAGACAGAGAGGGTGAGGGAGCGGAGAAAATGCAATCAGCGACACAAATTGTTCATTGGCCCGGAAACGATATTCCGGCTTGTGATGAGCACGCGCAGAAGTTAGTAAAACTCGGCGTGTTCATGGGTACTCGCGTGAGCGTTAGCCCATGTACGCAGACTCTCCTTGGTTGCACTAACTGCGCCAACGAGCAGAGTAAGTCAGGAGCAGCCAATCATGACGAATGAAGCGAAGGTGTCGGAGTTTGGATTTGAACCAATACCAGAATACTTTGAACCCAACCCCAACGAGGCTGGTTGGATGCGCGGCGGTGACATGCGTATTCAGGGCGAGCAGTGGACCACGAAGGCCAACTACGATGTGCTCAAGGCCCAGCTTCTCGCGAGCCAAGCCGAGTGCGAGAGGCTGAAAATACCACGCCATGAAGGTTCTGTTGCTCAACGCAAAACACAATTAGCAGCGTGGTCTAGAGCGTGGTTCGATGCAAAACACCTATCCATCCACGATTTCTACTTACCGGATTTGATGTGGGACTTGGAGCACGAGGCCGAATGCCGAGGATGGCAAACCGCGCATGACAAGCGTTCGTGCGGTCATCCAATAGCGTTCAACCAAGATGAGAATTGGCCTATGAGTGAAGACAACTATGACCCAGACACGCGCGACGGCGATCCACCGATGAAATATCGATGCTTGATGTGCGTGATTGAAGCCGAGAACGCCACTCTCCGCGCTCAGAATGCCAATTTGACAAGGCCGGTGAGCGATGAGGAGTGGTATTTGGTTTCCAGCGGCTCAGACGGCCCAATGTGTTTGTTGGTTCAATGGCCGAATTTACGAGCAGCTATTCACGATGTCTTCTGTTGCTGCAAGGACGCTAACTGCGATGCTGGCGGCTATCTGGATGATTGGGATGATTATTGTGAAGAACAGCAACGCGAAGGGGCTCACTGGGATTTAGAGGATGGGTGGGTAAAGGTGGACCGGCTCGAAGCACAGCCCATATTCTTCCCCACCCGCGCTCAGTCCATCCCGCCCAGCCCTGCGCCCGATGCGGTGAGGGAGAAGCTGCGGGAGGCGCTGCAAGACTGCGCTGAGAATTTAGCATTCGCGCTCGCTAAACTTGGCGTGTGTGGCGAAGGAGATGGCAAGGACCACCGTGCAGATGCAGAGTTCCCAGGTGGACTAGATACATTGGAGCGTGCCCGCGCCGCTCTCGCAGAGAGCGCCGGGAAGGAGGAGTGATGGCGTGGTTTCTAGTGTCACTGTCTGGAGTAGGGGTAATAGCTCTGTACATCGTGGTGACGCGGCGAATTGTTAGCGAAGTCGTCAACATTACCGCTCTCAATAGCGATAGAGTGCGCTTGCTTCAGCAGAACGCAACACTCCGCGCCGAAGTGCAGAAATATGGCCGCACGATAAACCGTCAAGGGAAACGCATTCACAGTTTGAAGATGAAACTGAAGCGTAAGGTGCCCACTGCTCTCAAGGAGCCGCCATGCTCAGAGTCCTAACCGACGACGAAGTGAAGGCTGCTGCCCACCGGCTGGCCTACCTCTACGGGAGTGCATTCACCATTGATAACCTAACGGCCATTCTTATGGACCCTAGCAGGGGCGAGTTCGGTATGTATGAGTGCACCTCGCGGGTCAAAGCACACGCCATAATCGCATGGCTCACAACGGTAATTGGAGTAGCAATACCTGAGCACACGGAGGTAAAGGATGAAACTACAGGTGGGCTCGAAGATTAAGTTCAGCGATGAACATGGTAGGTACACTGTGCAGGCATCTAATGAGAGATTCGCCATCTGCACAAAGCCATTCAATTTTCGACACACGGTTTTCTACACCATCATTGACTTCCAGGAGAACATACGTGGACCGGAGAACCTAGTATTTGGCTTCGGAGCCGAAACACGCGAACAGTGCGAGGAAATGCTGGCGCGGTTGACGGCTCCTTGCGATCATCCTGCGACAGACGGCGACGGCAACCTTATCGTGGAATGTGGCTGTCGTACCGAAATATCACGCCGTAACAGCATACGATTGGAAATAGAAACTATCACGGAGTGTGTGGGCAATGCAAAAGCTAGCTAAGATTGTCGCAGTTATTGGCGCGGCAGTATTTGCCACTAGCACACCTGCGCTACTAGTCTCACCAAATTTACTCCTACGAATTGGTGTAGTTCTGGGCGGCGCGCTAGTCATTTGTGGTTTGTTAGTAGCTACACTGATCGATCTTTTGAAGGAGAACTGAATGACAACGTTCAACGGCGCGCAAGCGCAAGTATTGGGTAATGGCGTCAAGGATATGTTCGGTCGTGTGGAGATACAGGCCGAAGGTGGCGAGCGCACCTGGGTGCACCCCAGCAACCTTATCACGCAGGAAGGCGCGCCCCTGGAGGTGCTAGGCATACGTACCGAGGCCGCACTGTGGACCGAGTACAGGTGCCCCAGCTGCACCAAGGCGTCAATAGACGCTGGCAACCTGGATGGCCTGGAGTTGCGCTGCCGGCATTGCGGCGCGTGGCTGCAGTTGAGGACGGAGTAAATGGCCACGGCGTATCAGCGCAGGTTTAACAATCCAGTTATGTACGCCGTCCAGCAGCCTACGCCCACGGCCTGGGACCGGCAGTTGATGCGCCATGGCCTTACAGAGCAAGAGGCCATACACGCGCTGCGCACTCACGCAGAGCTGCGTAGTTGGGTGCGAGCCAATGGCACCCGGCTGTTCGTGCCAGAGAAGGCCCTGGCGATTTTGGGGATGATGGAGGACTGAGTGTTACGTTTCGGCGCGCCGCCATATCTGGAATGTTCGTCCAAGGGCGACAAGAGATTCAGTGCCTTCTACGCACGCATTCGCGCTCTTGGTGGTCGTAGTATTGAGGACCTGTATCAAGCTGCCAAGGTATTCAGCGACGGTAGTACCAATCTAAGCTGGCGCGAGGCCAAAGGCCGCACATGCGTGAATCAAGCTACGGTGCGTGATTTGTACTCCATGTTGTGGAACACGTATATTGCTGAGAATCCAGAGCTGCGCAAGGTATTGCGTACGGCTAGCGGTGTCAGCGATATATTCGGTCAATCGGGTCATGCCTGTCAGGCGGAAGAATTGTGGAGGATACGCAGTGAGCAAAGTAAGAACTCATGAGTTCAATTTGTATGTAGGCTTTGAGCTGCTACTAGCGTGGCTTATGCTGCTGGCCACTTGTCTTGTTGTGTACGGAATGGTGACGTACCCAGATTTTAAATTCAGACTGGTGATGCTAGCCGCGCTCAGCTTTACATTGTCACTTTTCGTCGGCGCGCTTTGCGCAGCCTGGAAATGCTCTAAATGTGATCCGTACATTGTCGTGGAGGACTGAGTAATGAGGCAATTGTATCTCGATTGTGATGGTGTGCTGGCGGACTTCGACGAAGGCGCGGAGCTGGTATTCGGCATGCATCCGCGTAAGTATGAATACCTGCACGGCAGCAAGGAGTTTTGGCGTACTCTGCATGAAACGTCGGAGTTCTATGCCGAGCTGCCTTTGATGCTGGACGCGCGTGCGCTGTACAATGCCTGCGCCCACTGGAATCCCATCATACTTACCGGCTGTCCGCAAGGTGGCTGGGCCCAGGCGCAGAAGCTGCGCTGGCGCGACCGTAACTTTCCGGGCGTGAATATGATTACCACGCTCAGCAAGAACAAACGCGATCACGCCAAACCCGGCGACGTGCTTGTCGACGACATGGAGAAGTACCGTCATCTGTGGGAGGAAATGGGTGGCGTGTTCGTACTTTACACTCGCGGCATGCCGCTACCCAAGCTGCTGAGTTCTATCCGAGTCGCAATGACTGGAGGTGGGAAGTGAGCGGCCTGGTGCACTTCAGCCAGGATCGCATTGACACCGAATCTTGCGCGCTGCATTTGAAGGGCTACGACGATCATGAGATAGAGATTCGCAATATAGATGGCGAAATGCACGCCGTGCCGCTGGGTTGGCAACGACCGTTGACACTGCTTGATTGGCAGTACGATGTCTACGCCGTGCCGCCTAAGTATGCAACAGGAGGTGGGAAGTGATCCCTCGTGACCTAGCCATGGATGCAGAGCGTAAGTATGTATGTGTAATGTGCTGGGCAGATGGAGAACGTGTTGCAGCAGTCTGTATGATAGACAACGCCGCATATTGCGCACCTTGTGCCCGTACGCTGCGCAAGGCCGGTGGTCATGGTCCGCCGGTGCACATATCGTCAGCGGAGCGTCCAGTAGCATTGTCGCGCAGCAGACCACTTCAGAAGAGGATCACAATGTACGAAGCACCTTCCAAGCCAGCATCGGTGTCCACGGCTTCCGCGCCTACTCTTATCACAGGTTTGCCCAAGAATGCCAGCGTGGTCAGGTTGGTAGACATACCGGCCAGCGCAGGGTACAAACACAAGGCTTCGCCGTTGACCGCTGTATATGATCAGTTGAAACAGCTGCCGCCAGGTTGCGCCATTAAGGTGGATCTGATCGACAGTAAGAAGAATTATGGCACGTACGTCAGTAACAAATTGCGTACCCTGGCTAAACTAGATAAGCTGATTCTTCAAAGTCGGTGTGGCGAAACGGCACGGTATTACTGGTTGGTTAAGAAGGAGGAAGTTAAGTGACAACTGAAGCAATGTGCAAGGGATGCTACGCACTAGGCTCGGCGTGCGGAGCGTGTACGCGGTGCTACGAGGAACAGACTGACATACAAGACGCTGGGTTTTGTCGTGAATTGAAAGTCGGCAGCCCAGAAATTCATCAAAGCCTGCTGGAGTACTACCGTCTTGCTGCGCAGCCTGAGCCAGCAGAGCGAAAGTTCACCCCGCGCGGCTTTGAAGACTTTGGCGAGCTAACGGACACGCACGGCAATAAGATCAAAGTCCGCGAGTCCAGCGTGTACGACGGCCAGGGCGTGAGTGACAAGTGCGTATGGGTATTCTGCCACACGCCAAATCGCGATGCTCGCATAGACTCTACGCCATATCTCAACGTAGCGCAGGCGCAGCAGCTGGTCGACGCATTGATGGCGTTCGTGGCTAGGGAGTCGTGAGATGACAGACGAAGAACTCAAACTCGCGTTAGAAAAGCAGGCGACGCAGGATTATCGCTTGTCCAGAATACTGGAGATGGTGGAGCAATGGCCACCCAAAGGCGCTACTCAGTGGCGAATAATGCGTGCGGGGTTGCTGGAGTTGAGTAGGCACGCCACTGTAATGGAAAAGCTAGCTCAACAGGTTCTGGACTTGTCTGCTAGACCACTGGACGTCGGCAGGTTAGTTGACAGTATACGCAAGGAGGTAGAGCTGTGACGCACTTTGACGCAGAGGATCGCGACACAACTTTCAGTACTGTCTTTGCCGCGCCTTATGGCGTGCCGAACACCAGCTCTGGATCGTGCTCGTCGTGGTCTGACAAGTCGCCCACCGATATACTGACCGATGTCAACGCGGCGTTGACGGCCTTGTATACGCCCATACCTGCTATGCCTAGTACCATCTGCATGTCAATGCCTGTGTATTGGCAGATACTACGCTACCCGGTCTTGGCACTGATGCAGCGATCACGTAAGACGCGAAGGCCCAAGTTGTTCGTACGACAGTTGACGAGACAGTATTGGAGGTACGTAGGATGATCCACCCCAACCCATACATTCAAAATTTAGTGGAAACACTCCAGGGCGTGCTTAGGACATTCGGAGTGCGACGCATTTATTGGTGCGTGACGGAGTCAGTCAATACGTATAACGTGCGCTATACGATCTTGTATCCAGAACCGGGAATGGGTTATTCCAATGCAGTAAACATTGCGCGCAGTTTGTTAGAGCATGAAGTGCCGCGCAAGCCTATAGATTTCTGGGAGCGCGTACGAGACGGCATTATTTGGCAAGTTGTGATGCGGGTGGTGGACGATCCTACGCCAGTCGACGCGAAGTCTGTAGAGTACATAGCTGCTCCGCCGCAGGTGACTCCATGACCGAGTGCCAAGCTCCATCCACGATACGCCAGCATTTGACGCACGCGGCCACGCTCAAGGCGCTGCGCGAACATAAGATCATGAGTCCGGTGCGGTACTTGTGCGCCGAACACGCGGACTTGATTGACCCTGACTGGTACGACGCCGGCAAGGTCACAGGCCGCACGCCACGCTGCGAGTATCTGGCAGAGGAGGAAGTATGAGGCTCGACAAAATGAAATTCTTTCATCGTCACACGTTTGACCCAGAGAAGTGGGCGCTGGTGTCTAAGGTAGAGCGCAATGCTTACCTGTTCGAGTCCATAGACAAGCCGCCTATTGGATCAGTGCGTAAAGGCCACGAGTTGGTGTTCAGCAATACATGTACGAGCTGCGGAGACATAGCGTTTCGGCGCGTGAGGGAGATGGAATGAAGACTGTAGTTACGCTGGCTCTGCCAGTGATCCTGCTAGTTGGCCTGTTCTACGGCGACGCTATATATGAGTGGTTTGTGCGGCGTGGCGAGGACGAACCGTGAACATTCACATGCGAGTTCCTGTGAATCGCGCAGCAGATGCTGTCTTGATAATTACCGGGCCGGCAAAGCGCGCAGACATCGTTTTGTTGCTCAAATATGTGAGCCTACTACTGGAGGCTATGCAATGACAGAAGTGTACATGTTGCACGCTTAGGGCGCGCTGGCTGAGATCACAGTTTTACGTCTGGAGGTCATGCAGTGACACGTGTAGACAAGCGTAATAAACCATTCACACGCTACATTGGACGCGGCGGTGTAATGGGAAACCCATTCACGCACCTGCCGTTGGGCCATACCAAGGCAGCGGTACAAACGGCGACACTGGAGCAGTCCGTAAAATTCTTTCGGCGGTGGGCTAACGGCGAAAAGACCTGGGACTACCAAATACCAGTACATCACCGAGCAGCATTGTGGGATGCCATTGACACGCTCAAAGAGACAGACATACTGGACTGCTATTGCGCGCCTGCAGAGCTTTGCCATGGCGACGTGATCATTGAATTGTGGGAGGCTTCGTGGCGTCCAGGCACACGCAGGCAAGCACTTAAACCGGCTAGTTTATAATTAAGTCACGGCGCAGCTGCGCCATGGAGGAAGTTATGAACAGATTCAAAAGTCAGTCAGGGCAAGACTTAGTGGAGTACGCACTTCTCGTGGCCATGTTGGCCTTCGGCGCGGTGGCTGCAATCGGCAGCCTGAGCACCGAAATCAACACGGCCTTCAACACCATTTCCGCGCAAGTGGATGGTGCTTTGCACGCCAACGATTCAACCACACAACAGTAGCACTGTAGCACGCCCTCCCCCATCATTTACTTAGGAGAACATCAATGACGTATACAACTGAACCGATCGCCTTCCGTACATCGCCGCGACAATGCTGGAAGTGTACGGCTGTAGCCACGCTTTGGCGCTTTACACGCAATGTGTTCGGCGCTGTAGACAAGTCCTCACGCCAGCCTACTTGCGAAGCGCATGCGCAGGAGGCACGATGACAACCGCGATAAAGCACCGCACCGCAGGCGACGCACTATTGAGTGCGCTAACTGCACCTGCCAAGGTCCAGGCATGATCTGGCGCATCGATCGTAGCGGCATGGTGCCCAAGCCTGCACGCAGGGTGAGTGATAACAAGGAGGACGTAAATGGCTAACTGTGTTCAATGCGGATCGCCTATTCCTGACCGCCAGCGCACATGCTCCATGTGTTATGGCGATATCGACCACGGGACAGCACGGGACAGATGGTTACTACCGCGAGGCGATGGAGCGCCAAGCACAAGAAGAAGCACGACGCGCTGAGGATGCGCGGGAGGAGAAACGATAGTGGCTGAGAATGCGATGCAGATTACCGTGAGACACGCCAAAGAGGCATTGCGAGAGATCCACCAGATGAATCCTGGCCCATATCTCGACATGAGTACGGGGATCTCGATACGGAAGTTGAACGAGTTGATCGAGGACTTTGAAGATTTTAGCGAGGATCGGAACGATGAAGATTGACGACAAGATACTTGCGGCGCTTAGTGCTGACGGCCAGCGGTGATGACATGACATACCTGAGCGCGGATATTGAGGAAGCGCAATGACCGCCCTGCGTGCTGCCGAGACGCCCATCCAGGGCAAGCCGCACATAGTGCGCATCACACTTAGCAGACAGCGTGTACGTTGGTGCATACTGGTGCACGCTGATGACGCCACACAGTTAGTCGGCTTCAAACAGCAAACACAGTTCGAGAGCTTCGGCTGTGCCTGCTTCATTGCCAGTTGTTTGATGGGAGGAATGTGATGGCCACAATAGTACGTATCAAATTCGGCAGCCACTTATACGGCACATCTACGCCAGAAAGCGATACTGACTACAAGTCAGTACACATTCCTACTGCCAGAGACATACTTCTGCAACGGGCAGAAGCTGTGCGAGGTACCAAGGTCAAAGTACATGAGGGCCAGCGCAACACCGCCGATGACGTGGATGACGAAAGTTATGCATTGCACCGTTATCTACAGCTGTTGTCGGAGGGCCAGACGGTGGCCATCGACATGTTGTTTGCCCCAGATTGGGCCATTGATGGCGCCACGGCTGGTGTGAACTTACTATGGTGGCGGCGTATCCAAGCCAACAAGAACCTGCTCCTGACAAAGAAGAGCGCGGCTTTTGTAGGCTACTGCCGGCAGCAGGCTAACAAGTACGGCATTAAGGGCAGTCGCGTAGCGGCGGCGAAGAAGGCTATGGAGTTCTTTGCTGAGTGCTCTAAGGATTGTGGTGGGTTGACTCGTTTGCAAGATGTGCGCGTATCTCTGTATAAGGCGCTCATTGATGAAGCCGACGAGCACACCGCCATAGTTCAGGGTGGAACTGTCGAGCGACCTGAAACATTCTTCGAATGTTGCAACCGCAAGGTCAGCCTTGGCAATACAGTCAAAGCGGCCTACGAGATTTACAAGCGCATTTACGAAGAGTACGGCGATCGCGCACGACGTGCCGAGTCTAACGAAGGCATTGACTGGAAGGCGCTCAGTCATGCCGTACGTGTTGGATGGGAGGCGCTGGAGCTTTTAAATACTGGTGCCATCACATTTCCACTACCACACGCGCCGCGTATCCTGGCCATTAAGCAGGGTCGCATGCCATACGATTCTGTAGCGAGCGAAATAGAACAGCTTCTTGAGGAGGTAGAAAAGGCATCATTGGTAAGTAAGCTGCGAAACACAGCAGACCAAGCATTCATTGAAGAGCTGATCGTGGATGCGTACGGCGATGAGGTTCAGAAACTTTACTACACAGGAGTGACGCGATGACCGCGCGTGAATCGAACGCATTGGCCGCTGGAATTTCTATGGGATTCTTTATCGCATTGCTGATGATTGCGATATTCAAACACTAAACTCTCAACCCCGCAAGGAGGAAACTCAAGTGAGTCAAACTACCAGGCTACAGCTGACAGACACAATACACAGCGCTACGATTAAAATGAGCGACGGCAATCCTGGCGCTTTACGTGTGTGCTGCCAAGCATTAGCAGAAGGCGCACGTATTGATCCGCAAGATTTTCTTGGTGGGTTGGGCGCATTGGTGCACATGGATTCAGCGCAAATCTATGGCCCACGTATTTGGATGTTATACAGCGACGTGTGTGGGCGCGACCTACGCATCATGCTGGCCATACTACGTGCGCACCAGTTGGGCTTCATCACCGAGGCACAACTTAACACGGCCATAGACAATCGTGGCGAAGGATTGGATGTACCAGCAATTGTAGCCAGTGTGGAGCTGCGGCTTTTGCAGTTTCAGCACGCCACCGTCACAGCTTGACTCTCAACCCGCACCACCGTCCTGCAAGGAGGACAAATCATCATGGCAGAAATTCAGAGCGAATTGGTGCTGGCCCAGAACCAGCATGCATTCATTCAAGACACCACCAAGGGCACAGTTCAGGTGTACGCTGGGCCACACAAGGTCAGCCTCAGCCCCACGGACCGACCCGTTGTGTACGACCGCAAGGCCGGAGCCTACATTCAGGTCCCGTTGGAGCGCGCCATATGCACTAACCCATTTGTGGCGGAGGGTCAGTATTTAGTGCTCGAGAACCCGTCGCTGGACAAGGATGGCAAGATCAACTCACCGCGTCAGGGTGGTGGCGTGCCGAATGATTTACTTATCGGTCGCAAGATCAACATTCCTGGGCCGGCAACGTTCCCGCTGTGGCCGGGTCAATTTGCCGACGCTGTACCGGGCCATCATCTGCGCAGCAATCAATATCTGCTGGTGCGTGTGTACAATGCTGATGAAGCTGCAAAGAATACGACTGATTTGCTGGCAGGTAGTGGGATGCCCAAAGGCCGGGAAGTTGGTGTGGCGGCTTTCACGCTTGGTCAACTTATCGTCATCAAGGGCACGGAAGCCAGCTTCTTCATCCCGCCTACAGGTTTCGAAGTGTTGAAGGACGACGCCAGCAACGGCGCGTATGTACGCGAGGCGCTGACGCTGGAGCGGCTGGAGTACGCCATCCTGCTGGACGAGGACGGCAATAAGCGGTACGAGCGCGGTCCGCAAGTAGTGTTCCCCAAGGCCACTGAGACGTTTATTACGCGCAGCGGCGACGAGGGTGACAGTGGACGCGGCAACAGCGAGAACCGCAACAATCGCAGCCGTAAGTTCAAGGCCATTGAGCTGAATGACTACATGGGCTTGTACATCAAGGTCACGGCGGACTACGAGGAAGACGTACCTGCCGGCACGACTGGAGCGGTGCCAGTGGATGGAGACGATACCAACGCGGACATTGAGCGCAGCCTTCGTACTCCTCGGCGCTACGTGCGGCGCTATGTTACAGGCGAAGAGTTGTTCATTACTGGCAAAGAGCAGCGCATTTACTACCAGCGTGCTGAGCATGCGCTTATCGGGTACGACGACCCCAGCGGCAGCTTTAAGCGTGAGCGCTACTACGGCATCACCATTCCCAAGGGCGAAGGGCGCTACGTGTTGGACAAGAGCGTTGGCGATATCAAGCTGGTGCAGGGGCCGCGCATTCTATTGCCTGACCCGCGCAACGAGACCATCACACGGCGCGTGCTGGACGCCAAGACGGTCAATCTCTGGTATCCTGGCAACGCCGAGGCTATGGCATTCAATGCGCAGCTGGCCACGCAGGTGTCTGAGGACATGGGCTACCTGACCTACAATGCGGTATCGGCGGACGCAGCGTCACGCGGTATGAATCGCATGACAGCGGCCAACATCGGCGGTGACACATTCAAGCGCAGCGGCAAGTTCACGCCGCCGCCGACATTGACACTGGGCGCGGCCACCAAGTACGACGGCGTGCCTAGCATCAATGTTTGGACTGGCTACGCCGTGCAGGTGGTGGATCGCAGCGGCAATCGGCGCGTAGTTGTGGGGCCGGCAGCTATATTGCTCAACTACGACGAGACGCTGGAAATGCTCACCCTCAGCACGGGCAAGCCCAAGAACACAGACAATCTGCTACGCGACGTGTACCTGCGCGTGGACAACAACCTGGTCAGCGACATCATTACAATCGAGACCAAGGACATGGTGGCTGTCAGGCTGAAGGTCAGCTACCGTGTCAACTTCCTGTCTGACCACAGCGACAAGTGGTTCAAGGTGGAGAACTACGTCAAATATCTTTGCGACCACATGCGCTCCATGCTCAAGGCGCGCGGCAAGAAGATGTCTATCACAGAGCTGATCAGCGACTCGGCCACCATGATTCGCGACGTGGTGCTGGGCGCTAGAGAGGACAGACCGGACACTGCTGTCGATTCCACCACCAAGGTGCAGCGTCATCGCTTCTTCCCTGAAAACGGGATGGACGTGTATGACGTGGAAGTGCTGGGTGTGGAGATTGCTGACAACACCGTGGCGCAGTTGCTTACGCAGGCGCAAACCCGCGCTGTAGCGTCGGTAATCACGCTGGCGGCCAACGAGCAGAACCTGGAAGCTACGCGGCGTATGACTGAGATAGACGTGGAGATGCTGGACCTGAGCGCCAAGAAGGCCCGGCACACATACGTCACGCAGCAAGACACCAATGAGGTACAGCACAAGGCAGCTATTGCCGAGCTTGCTCACGAGTTGCTGATAGAAGCCAAGCGCAAGGATGCAGAGGTGGTGGAGCAGCAGCAGTTGAACGCCATTGCCGAGCACGCCCTGACGCGTACCAAGGCTTCGTCTGAGCATGCTTTGTCGGTGGAGACCAAGCGCGCCGAGTTGTTCAAGGCACGCATGGACGCCATCACGCCACAGCTGATTCAGGCGCTGCAGACAATGGGCGATCAGCGCTTCATGTCCGAGGTGACCAGAGCTATTGCACCGCTGGCCATTGAGGAGCAGCAAGGGTTGGGCCAGACCATCGAACGTGTGTTTGCTGGCACGGCGCTGGAGCCCATCCTGAACAACATGAAGGCGGCGCGCAAGCAGCGCGAATTGACCAGCACAGACGTCTAGTACGTGATCCTAAGCACGTACTGACAAGGCACTGAGCCCACTCTGCTGAACGGTAACTAGGCAGAGTGGGCACGTGCCTCTTCGCCAGCCCTGGCTTAATCCAGACTAGGGAGTCTGGCACCCTTACTGGACCGCGCCATCGGTGCCAGGGTTGGCGAAGAGGCATTGTGGAGATTTGCTATGGGCGATCCTAGAAGATTCGCATTGATGGCCGACTTGGTAAATGCGGAATTTCCTGAGCATAGGCATAACGAAATTGCTGACGTAGCAGGCGGTAAAGGTGGTTTGAAGGCCGCACTACACAGGCTAGGTTGGTACGGTGTAACCGTAGTCGATGTGCGGCATAGACTGGCAAAAGGCCGTCCAGGTCAGCATTACGGCAAGTTTACTTGGCGCGAGCCACGCCGTTGGTCTTTAGTACTGGGAATGCACCCGGACGAAGCCACGGACAACATTGTGCTTTACGCAGCACGCACCAGCAGACCATTTGTCGTGTGTCCGTGCTGTATAAAGCCTGACGCTGCGCCGTACACAGGGCGACAAGGTAGTAAGGCCGATTGGCTGGCACACATTGAGCAGTTGGCTTCACACACGCACAATGTCAGCCGGTGTGTGCTGCCCATGATGGGCGACGCTGTAGTGTTGATTGGTAGAAGGAGAAGTTCATGACAGTTGCACAACTCAGAGAATTGTTGAAAGATCAAGACGGCGCACTAACTGTGCTGGTCGGTTTGAAAGCTGACGGCGCATGTTTCTACGCGAAAGCCGTCAAGATAGAGATTGCGCGTGGTCCGGTACTGGGCGACGTAGACTTGGTGCTTTACATTGAAGGAGGGTGTTCCGTATGACCACCTGGTTCACTAGCGACCTGCACCTGGGTCATAAGAACATCATCAAGTATTGCCGGCGACCGTTCGCAGCGGATGTAACTAAGCCCACCAAAGCCGAAATCCTGTACATGGACGAGATGCTTGTTGATAACTGGAACTCGGTCGTGGCCAAGGATGACATTGTGTGGAACCTGGGCGACGCAGCGTTCTGCTGCCCGGCGGATCACGTTTGGGAGTGTCTGGCCCGATTGAATGGACAGCATCATTTGCTTGCTGGCAATCATGATGAAGTGGCCACGGTATTGTGGTACCAACAATTGGCCGAGCCGGACGGCACTCTGGATTGTCTGGCCTCGTTTCGCGAGGGACACCACATGATTGTTGTAGAAGGCCAGGAGATATTCCTGTCTCACTACGCCAACAGGCAATGGCTGCATGCCGAGAGCGGCGCGTGGCACTTATTTGGGCACACGCACGGCGCGCTGCGGCCATTTGGAAAGAGTGTCGACGTGGGAGTGGATAATACATACGAAGTATTGAGTCCAGGCGCAAAGGGAGGCATGCCAATTTTCTTAGGGCCAGGTGGCTTAATTGCGCATCAGGCACTGTACCGCCCTGTCAGTTTTGAAGAGGTCAAGGCATTCATGGACAAGCAACCAATGGGCGACCACCCGATGTTCTCTGGCGCTCATGTGCAAGGAGGTACGAAGTGAGCAATTCTTCGTCGTCATCGTCTGGCGGTGTCGGCTTTATCGGTCTACTCACCATAACCTTTGTGGTGTTGAAGTTGACCCACGTTATTACTTGGTCCTGGTGGTGGGTACTTAGTCCGTTGTGGATTGCGGCGGTACTGGTGGCGTTAATCTTCACATTGGTGCTGCTCGTTATCTGGGCTGTAGAATACTCACCCTGGGGCAAACGAATCAAAGCACGGCGACGTGCAAAATTGGAAGCTGAGCGCGAAGAGCGCTGGCGCAGGATACGTGGACAATGAGAAAGAACGAAGAACTGAGTAACCCAGACTCTTGCATGTCAAGAGCCAACCCAGACGAAATGACATTCGTCCTGTTAGGTCGCGACGTGTGTGCGCCAGAAGTCATCAGATACTGGGCCAACGCACGCATTGTAGCTGGTAAAAATAGGCGCAGTGACCTGCAGATACAAGAAGCACTGCATTGCGCGGCCATCATGGAGCGCGAATGTACCATGGAGCATGATCGTGCGCAGTGGTCGCCGTGCGTAATATGCGGTGACAACACGCCGCTGGCCTGTTCTGATTGCCGTATTGACACTGGCAAATCCGTCCACGTATGCAGCCGCAGTGTGTGCCGCCGTAAACACGAAGAAACCTATTCAGGAAGAGGGCATCAGGTATGACCACTAAGAAGGCTAAGTACGAAGGCGGTGCGGCGCGTAGCAAGCTAACCGGACGCCGCGAGCTGATACCGCAAGCAGCGATAGACGCCATGGCGCGGCGGCTGGAGCTTGGTGCCAGTAGATATGGCGAGAATAACTGGCGGCGCGGCGGCGAGGAATTTCGCAAGTCCACGATCAATCACCTGCAGAAGCATTTGTCGGCGTACGCAGACAGTGGCAATTTGACCGACGAGAATACTGACGCCATCATCTGCAACGCGGCATTTCTCTGTCACTACGAGCAGCAAAGTCCATACGCTGGCAACGATGTGCAAACCGGAAAGAAGGTACGTCGTGGTAGAAAGTGAGGCGCTACAAGTCAGGCTAGACACGTTGCATGCGGCCACACGACGCTTGTGTCCGCAGTGCGCAGGCAAAGATGCTCAGTATGAGCCGGCACCTGTGCGTCGTGACTTTCTATTGTCGCCTTGGCGGCACAAACCCAGGGTGGATTCGCCTATGTGGCCTGAAATGGGCTGCGACGCTTGGCGCATTCACGACATGATACAGGAACTGGAGGCGGGGAAGTGAGCATGGTAGCACATTTACACATAACGCCAAAGAAGGCAGGCGCTGCTTTGTGGAGTTCTGACTCAGGGCGCACTAATGTTGGTGATTTGGGCATTGTAGTCGAGTGGGTGGCCGACCAAATGGGCTGGCACTTTCTGAGCTACATTGACACCGAACATGACAACTACGTCGTGGAGTTACGCGCGTGACACCGTATGCCATTCTATTAGTCCGTCCATTGGACACGGACGCTACTATTCGCGCGCGGTTTCATTTACTCAGCAAAGATCAGCACCCTGACCGCTGGAACGCAGGCGGCGTGCCCGGTCCTAACTGGTACGTGCTGGTAGGCGCGTACGCAGCCATCAAAATACAGGCGCTGCGTGATGTGTGGATTTCCAGGCAGCGCGGCTTGAGCGGTCTGTGCAAAAGCTGCGACGGCACAGGTGTAGTAGGTAGTCGCGTGGGCGGCAGCAAGATACGGCTGTGCACGGCGTGCGACGGAGAGGGGCGGAGACGATGACACTGACAGAGTTCGCAGCTAAGTTGCGCGAAGTAGCGCCCGGAGCATTTGCGCCTTACGGCCCTGAGATAGAGCTGACGATCAGTGATGGTCATCTCATGATCAGAATGGGCACGTACTGGATAGGATCAGGCGACGAAAGTTTAGCTGACCCAGCAACTGTTGTGCCCAACCCTTGGGTTCCGTACAAAGGCTGGGATATGGCGCTAGACGAGGCTGTCGAGTGGCTACGCGCGAATCCGGGCATGATAAAGGAAGGTTACTGATGAGAGCTAGTGAAGTAGAAGCAGCGAAGGCTGAGGCGCAGCGGTTTGTGGCGAAGTGTAACTTACTGTTGCGGCTTGAATACAGTAGCTGGGAAACCGTTGGGTGCCCCGAGAGCGGAGCAGTTAGACGCGCTTCCATGGACCTTACACGCGCACTAGCTAGGCCGCGCGCACGGCCTGCCTAAACCGGCTAGTTTATAATAGAGCTAGGGCACCGTGTATCTAAGGAGCGCGGAATGAAGAAGTTGCAGAAGAAAGGTCGTGCGCCAACTAAGGTTGGTGCGAAACGTAAACCGGGCAAAGTGGAAGTTCTCCCACCAGAGAAGAAGCGCAAAGCGTCAACTTGCGAGTGTGGCAAGACCAACACTGATGAACCGCTGGATATGTGCGTCACTTGTGCTGAGTGTGGCACGTGGCTGCACAGTAAGGCTGACATCAAGAAACACGAATCGTGCCTAGAACTGCTGGCAAAGAAAGAGCCACCGCCTGTAGTAGAAGAGTCAGAAGCGCCCAAGCGCGGCGGCGGACGACGTGTCAAGACAGAGGTGATGACAGAAGCGACGACTTCGGCAGAGCCAGCTTGGGAGATATTCTTCCGTTGCCAGCGACACCCAGTGTTGCGTAGCCAAGTGTTGACAGCGCTCATGGCCGGGACACAGGTGGAAGCGGCTCGCATACCCAAGGCTTCTTTGCTGGACATGGTATTGTTGGCCACAGCTTCGCGCGAGTACCTTGCGGCAGAAATAGTGGATGACTACGAGGAGTTGCTGCGGCGTACTGCGGAGGAGTGGGCGCGGCCAGACTGGAGCTGCCGCGTATTCAGCCAGCAGCACGCTAACTGGGCTAACTGGATATTGAATGGTAAGCACACGTTCGACACAGTGGAGGAAGCGTACATACCCAGCTTGACTAAGTGGTACATTGAGCAGAACACGCCCGAGTATTTCGCTCGAGAGATTACAGACGCGGCACCGGCCAAGGCGCGCCGAGGAGGTAAGTGATGCAGGGAACTATGTATGGCATGCAGATGGGCGATGAGCCTGACATACACACCAAAACAGCGCGTAAGCTAGGCATGAGTCGTGCACGCGCCAAAGCTGCTAATGTAGGCATACAGATGGGTGACGAGCCTGGACCCAAGCCAGGACCTGCGCGCAAGCTCCGCGCTGGCGGCCCGGTCAAGGCTGTCCGGCGCTACGTCTACCTGGTAATCGACAACTGCCCGGCAGAGTGGGGTGAGAAGGCCGTGCTGGGTGTCAGAGACACCAAGAAGGCCGACGATTTCATGCTACGCGAGAAGGGCAAGGATGCCGTCGCCAACCAGTACTACGAAGTTCAGAAGTGGAGGGTGCGGTGAAGAATGCAGTGAGCCTGCCAGGCTGGATACTTTCTTGGGTGACAAGCACCAAAGCGGCACCGCGCGGCGCTCGCGGTTTCCACTACACCAAACCCGGCTGTGCGCCAGCCAGTGGTCCCTGCCCCAGCCCAGCTTCGGCACGCCGTGCTGCGACACGGAACTTGAATGAGGCCCATAATGGCCTGGGGTAAAGATGGCGAGGAAGTCCGTGCGCAGGCTCAGGTGGAGCTAAGTCTGGTACGCCAGCCGTTGTACAGGCTGGGCCAGGTGCTACGTACGTTGCAACACCCGGAGAAGGGGCCGGAGTTGCGGGACCTACATCGTGACCTGACCTTAACGCTGGATCGCATTGAGGCCGTACTACGCCGATGACGGACCTGGAGTTTTGCATGGTTCTAGCTGCTTTGTTTTGTGCCTGGGCTAGCGCTGCGCACTGGACCAAGACTGGCAAGATATTTGCAGCGTTGATACTCACGTTGTTAACTGTAGCCACGCTTCTGGCGTGTGCTGGAAGTAGGAACTAATTGCGCACACTCTGGCAGTGGCTACCACGTCAAGACAAGTGGGACTACATTATAACGGTCCCGGAAGATCAGTGCAAAGCTACGCTGCGCGGGTACAGGCGACGCAACCCGCGTGGTACGCAGTTCAGGTGGAAGGCCGACGGCGACGGGCCACCCAAGCGTTATCGGCAGCGCGTGGTGAAGATGTAGAAGTTACGGTGACGGGTGAAGCAGCAGCGGCATGAAGTTCAAAACTAAGAAGGAGCAACAATGATTGTAGATCAAGTTACTTTGTCGCCTGAAATCCTTCAGCGACTGGATGCGTTGGCTGCTAAACTGGGCGTGACATCTCAGTACATATTTGGCGTGCTTGTGAGGCAGGCCAAGTTTGAGGCCATTGAAAATATCATGGCTGCGCTGGCCAGCAGCGCGGTATCAGCGGTATGTTTTATTGTTGTGTACCGCATTGTCAAGTATGTCAGATCACCAAAGTATAGTCACGACGAGGAATGGCCATTCTTTTGCTCGTTCTTCTCGAGTCTTGTTGGAGCGGTAACCTTTGGCATTGCTGCTAGCTTCTTAATCAGTATTGTCTCATTGCTTGGAAATCCAGAGTACTGGGCACTGGAACGTATCCTGACGGCACTGGGAGGTAAGTAGCGTGGCCCTACTCTGGAAGCCACTCCTTGCAGCAACTCTGAAGCCCGGTGCTGACCTGTCAGCGCTACCGTACCCGCTGTACGGCTCGCCCAAGATAGACGGATTCAGGGCCATGGTGCAGAACGGCGTGGTGGTCAGTCGCAAGGGTCTGCCCATTCGCAACAAGGCTGTGCAAGAAATCTTTGGACACAACAATGAGTACGAGGGCCTGGACGGCGAGCTGATCATTGGCAAACCTTACGGCGACGACACGTTCAACCGCACCACAGACAAGGGCCTGGGAGTTAACAACGGATCAGAGGCAGCGGCCAAGCACTTCGAGAAGCACGGAGCGTTTTGGTTCTTTGATTTCAAACCCTGCGCGCTTAACACGGGCCACGCATTCGCAAGTGATGACTTGGATTTTGAAGCGCGCCTGCTGAAGTGCATACCAGAGAACGGCGCATGGGTGGATCAGGGCGTGCACGGCTACTTGCGAGTCGTGGAGCAAACTTTGATCAGGACCGCTGCGCAACTGGAGAAGTTCGAAGCCAAGTGCCTGGCCAAAGGCTACGAAGGCGTCATGCTGCGCAAGAGCACTAGTGGCGTGTACCCACAGAAGCCTGGGAAGGATAACCGCTCCACGCTACGCGAGTTCGACCTGGTGAAGTTGAAGCGATTCGAGTACGCACTCGCCACCATTTACGACTTCCACATGCTGGAGCACAACGTCAACGAAGCAAAGACGGCGGCAGGTAAGCGCAGTAGCGCCAAGGCCGGCATTGTGGTAGACGAACATTGCGTGGGCAGCGCCACCCTGGTCTCTAAACAATTCGGTAAGTTCACTATCAGCGTGCCCACCAACCTTTTGCGCGAGAAAGGCCTGGTGTGGTGGGCGAAGCAGCGCGGGAAGGCCGTCCGATTCAAGTACCAAGTGGCAGGAACCAAGGATAAGCCACGCATTCCTATCTGTGGGTTCAAGGAGCTGCTGTGAAGTGGCACAGTTTGGAGGATATCGTGAGTCAAATGAGCACAGTGGACTGGTTGGTTCTAGGTTTTGTTGTACTGCCAGTAGTTATTGACATAACTATGCGATCCGTCGCTGATATGGTGGAGTACTGGCACAAAATGTTAGAACGTGTACGCCGTGCACCAGCGAAGGCCGCGCGCGAACTGGACAAAGAGGAGTTCGAATGAGGCATAACACTACTCTCGTTCGTCGTAGTTTGCGCTGTACTAGCAGCATTGAATGCGGCCTACGTAGTTGTCGGCGCTACACATCCACTGCTCAACGTATCCGCCGCAGTAGACTGCGCAGCTGCCTCAATTGTGTGTTACGTAGTATGGAGGAAGGTGTGAGCAAGAAGAAACCATTGACCATGGAGGAAGTTGAAGCGGCGGAGCAGGTAGAGCAAGAAGCGCGTGCAAAGCTGCACGTCGCGATGAATGACAGATTCCCATACGTACCTGACGAAGTCAGCGTTGATAACGGCGGCGCGTCAGTGATGATGCACACCTGCGGTACTTGCGGCGCGTGGGTGCCCGCGATGACCATGATGGAGCACCATCAGTGGCACGAACGAATAGGAGAGTGAGGTCCTTACGCCAGTACTTTGAATGCAATGGGAAACGCCTTTGGATGCCACGAGCCTTAACCGGCTCATCTGCACTCCTGTTGGCCGTCTGGGACGGACGGTCATGCTGTAAGGCAATGTGGTTGTGTGCGGCATACAGTCCGTGCTTCACGCTCCCACTGATACCTGCATTGAAGTACTGGCGTAAGGACCTGTAGCTCAGCGGTAGAGCAGAGGACTCATAATCCTTCGGTCCAGGGTTCGAATCCCTGCGGGTCCACCAAGATTGGAGAACTACCATGGAAGCAGAAAAGTTGGCAAAATTGAAGCAGTTGTCAGATCCACTTGTAAAGTGGCTGAATGAAGAGTTTCACCCGCACATGATGATTGTCATTACGCCCGACAGTGCTGAGTTATTGACTGTTGAACTTCATGTTCCAATCACTGAGTACATCAAAGACTGAGTAGTAAATGCACTTAGTTCACGGCTCCGTTGTCGGCGCGATGCACTAGATGCCCCTCCGACCGACGACATCATAGAAGTGAGGATTCAGAGCGTTGGACAGCGGCACTTTGTGCCCGTCTGAGACCATTATGAACCTTGCCTCGTTTAAGGAGCCGTGACCTAAGCGCATTTGTAAGGGAGGTAGTACAGTGATCGTTCGATGGAGAGCAGTCGGGTCGACGGAGTTCGTCGGCGTGTGGCAGGATTGTGGCCTGGTCCTGTCGTGGTCTACAGAGGAACACAGCTGGATAGCGAAGGTAGACGGCGTGCGTGTGTACGCCATTGTCAATGGCAAGCAACAACGTCAGTGGACCAGCGCCGGGCACGCTATGGACGCGGTGGACGCGGTCATAACTAAGCTGTTGCTGAAGACTTCTGTGCAAGCGCAGCAGAAGCCGCACGTAGACTACGCAGCGCTGGGATTGGTGGTGCGGCATGGTGGAGCGTAGAGTGTGGAAGTACTCGCTGGCAATTGACGACAAGCAAGATTTAGATCTGCCCTTGGATGCGCAGATACTGACTATTGCCATGCAGCATAATCAGCAGCTATGCTTGTGGGCACTTGTAGACCCAGCGCAGAAGCAACAAGTAACCCGAAAGCTGCGCATGGCCGGTACTGGACATCCAATTGTTTCCGACAATTTTCACAAGTACATTGCTAGTGTGCAGCTAGCCAACGGTTCGCTGGTGTTCCACTTCTTCGAAGAAACGGAGGCTCTAATTGATATCCGGGACTAACGAAGTAGCGCCGCGCCTCATCCTGTATCGCGATGCTACAGGCCAAGGGTGCATGGAAACCGTTGGTGCGCCGATGCAGGCTGTCGACGCCTTGGGGTTGCTGGAGTGGGCGCGGTTGCGTCTGCGCAGCAGAGACCTAGTAGCTCTGCTATTAGCAGAAGGAGTAATCAAGTGCCAGTGAAGAAGCAGAAGAGCACACCAGACGTATCCATTGTGGCTGAAGTAGAAGCGGCTTCCAAGGCGCTGGCTCCGGCGGTTAAACGGCTCACCAAGGCGTTGGCGAAGCTGGAACCGAAGAACTACCCTACCGGAGCCGTAGCGGACATGCTCTACGCCTTGCGAGCGGCTTCTAAGCAGTTAGGAACGCTGTCCGCGCCGTTCGACGACGTTCTAGGGCCAGCCGTGAAGCAGCTGGAGGACTACTTCATCAACACACTGGCTGTGGGCGAATCCAGCGGTATCCAGGGCATGACGTCACGCGTGCAGATCACGGAGTCTGCTATACCTGTAGTATCGCCGGAAGACTGGCCAAAGGTTTGGGCCCACATCAAGAAGACCGGCGAGTGGGAGTTGCTCAATCGGGCCATCAACCGGGCGGCGGTTGTCGAGCGCTGGGAGCAGAAGAAGCAGGTGCCGGGCGTGGGGCGCTTCATTGCCAAGAAGGTATCGTGTACACGTCTGGGCAGGGGAAAGGTATGAGGCGCGTCCACTATATCTACCACTGCTATGCGCAGAATGGTGCGTTGTTGTATGTTGGCCGTAGTGTAAATCCGGAGCGACGTCACAAAGAGGCGGAGCAGCGCTACAAGGTAAAGTTACGCCTGTGGCTGGGTGGTTCTACGTATGACATAGACGAGGCCTGCAATTGGGAGCGCGAAGAAATATCAGCCTATCACTGGGAGGGAAGAAGTGAGCATCACACTGATCGTCGCACTGGGTTTGCTAGCTGCTTCATTGTCGGTTAATCTGTTCCTGTACAGCGAAGCCAGGCATTGGCATAGTGAGTGGGAGAACGTGCGCAGCAAGAGTGACGATGGTGATGATCCACCCGACACTGATCCAGAAGAAATTTTGCCTTCTATCTACTGAGCGTAGTGCACACGCTTGTTAGTCAACGCAGCATAACCCTTGCAGCAAGGAGAGTAAATGGTAGACTTCAAGAAAGCATCAGCAGCAAAGAAGACGGCAGCAAAGAAAACGACGAAAGGTGGCTCCACGGCCTTGGTGCCTTGGGACGAGAAGTTCGCAGCCTATGCGAAGCAGTCAACTGAACAGGTGAAGGATGTGGGCGTGTACGGGTCCAGCATCAGCTTCGGTCACAACTCCATTACTGTGGATGGCGTGGAGATCAAAGGGCCGATAGAGTGCGTTATCTTGGGCAGTACGCCGCACAATCGGTGGTACGATGGCGTGTACGACGCCAAGAACAAGGTGCCGCCAGACTGCTACGCGTTTGCAGCGCCGAACCCTGACGAACCTGGTACCACAGTCGCGGGCACCGATCCTTCCGTCAAGCCGTACTTCACTGTTGTCAACAAACAATCGCCGCAGTGCAATGGCACAGATGACAGCGCGCCATGTCCCAAGAATATCATGGGCACTGCTACAGTGGGCAAGGGCAAGGCTTGCTCTAATACGATACGTCTGGGATTGTTGGTGGCTGCTGACTTAGAAGACAGCGACACCACCAAAGCCGCAGAGCTGCGTTTGGCGCACGTGTCGCCTACCAACACCAGGTACTTCGCAGAATATGTGAAGATGTTGGGCGACGCCGACGGCGATTACAGACGGCCACCGTGGGCCGTGATTACTGAAATCACTTCCCACGATGACAAGAAGACGCAAATTCGACTGGAGTTCAAATACGTGGACTCCATCACCGACAATGACACCTTGGTGGAGTTGGAGAAGCGATTCCTCAAGATTCAAAGCGTGCTGCAAACGCCGTACTCGGCCACTGCTACGAAGGATGCAGCGCCTGCTAAGTCAAACGCCGGCAAGTCTGGCAAGTTCGTGGGCGGTAAGAAGAAATGAGCGATGCCGGCGATGCTAGAGACAAAGCCATTGCCGCTTTCTTTACCACGGCCACGGAGCTACTAAAGCTCTGTGTGCCGTTGGTGAAGACGGCTGTGAAAGAAGACGAGGAGCGACGTAAGAGGAGGGCGCAGTGAAACCAGACGTCACTCAACTAAGTTGGGCAGAGCTTAATGAGTCTCTGCTCAAGTGCGATGATGCCGTGATTCTTCGGCATTGGTTGGATGCCATCTTGCTTACAGGTAGCGTCACGCGTGCTATGCGGGTGTACGGACGTATGAGTACTGTGCGGCGCGCCAGTGAGTTGAGAGAACTCAGAGCGCAGTTGAAGCTACGACAAAAGGCAGCATGACCCTGACAGGAGTAAGACTTCAGTGAGCGCTCCCCCAGTAATTGTGATTGACTTCGAAACATTCAAAATTAACCCACGGCCCAACTACCCACCGAAGCCTGTGTCGGTGGCCATCAAATGGCCCGACGATGCGACTTACAAATTGATGGCCTGGGGTCATTGCGGTGGACGCACCGAAGGCAAGAATAACTGCACTGAGCGTGAAGCGCGCGGCCAACTTCTGCGTGCCTATCGCAGCAAGTACAGACTGCTAACTCACTACGGCACGTTCGATCACGACGTGGCAGAGACTCACTGGGATCTACCACTGCCGGAGTGGCAGCGTACAGACGACACAATGTACTTGGTGTTCCTGGATAACCCGCACGCTGATTCGCTAGCTTTGAAGCCTAGTGCTGAGCGGTTGCTGAATATCAAGCCAGAAGAACAAGACCGCATGAAAGAGTGGATTCTGGCCAATGTGCCGGAAGCCAAGCGCAGGCCCAGCGAGTGGGGCGCTTACATTAGCGAGTGTCCGTATAACATAGTCAGCCCTTATCACAAGGGCGATTTGACACGTACGCTGAAGATATTCAATTTTCTCTATCCAAGAATAGTGGCCGCTGGCATGCTGCCGGCATACGAGCGTGAGCGCAAGCTGATGCCCATACTACTGCGCAATGCGCGCGAGGGTATGCGGCTGGACATGAATAAGCTGGAGTCTGACCTGCCCAGAATGGAGTACGGCGTAGAGAAGGCCGACAAGTGGCTGCGCAAACGGCTGGGCATAGATAACATCAACAGTGATAAACAACTTGGACAGGCCCTCTACAGCAAAGGCATTGTCAGCGATTTCAAATTGACGGCCAAGGGTCAGCTGAGCGTCAGCAAGAAGCATCTCATAGTAGACAGGTTCAAAGATAAGCGTGTGTACCACGCGCTGCAATATCGCAGTCAGATGTCCACCTGCGTGTCAATGTTTGCCAAACCTTGGCTGGAACTGGGCACGGCAGGTAACGGAGTTATATTCCCTAACTGGTCGCAGGTACGTACTAGCAAGAATGGGGGCAAGGACAGCGCCGGAGCACGCAGCGGACGCATCATATGCTCGCGGCCTAACTTCCTTAACATTCCTAAGAAATGGAAGCGGTCAGCTTCTGCCGGGTACTTGCATCCAACTTGGCTGGACGTGCCAGACCTACCATACATGCGGCAATATTGCCTACCAGACAAGGGAGACGAGTGGGGCAAGCGCGACTTCAATCAGCAGGAGCTGCGTCTATTTGGTCACTTCGAGGAAGGCCCTGTCATGCAGGGTTTCCTGAGCGACCCTAAGTTTGACATTCACGAAAGTGTGCGCGCCGAGTCTGAGCGCCGTCTTATAGAAGCAGCGCTGCGCGATAGCTTCGACCGTGACACGGCTAAGACCTGCGTGTTCGGGCGTGTGTATGGCCAGGGTCTTACAGGCTTGATGGACGCGTTGCACTTACCGGAAGAAGACCGGCCTGTCGCCCAGATTATACAGAAGGCCATCAATGCCGCTGTGCCTAGCATCAAGGAGTTAGACGATAAGTTGAAGGCACTGGCGAAAGATCTGGACTACGGGCCTAACGGTGGTCCGATCAGAACTTGGGGTGGAAGGCTATATTACTGCGAGCCGCCGGAGTACAGCGAGTTCTACGGGCGTGACATGGACTTCGCCTACAAGCTACTCAATTATTTGCTACAGGGTAGCGGCGGAGACGTGACCAAGGAGACCTTGATACGCTACGACGCGCACCCTAAGCGGCGCGGACGATTTCTTACCACAGTATATGATGAAATTTCGTTTTCTTGTAAGCCAAAGCAAATGAAACCAGAGCAAGAAATTTTACGTGAATGTATGCTCAGTATTGAGGTAGACGTGCCAATGCTAAGTGATGGTGAATCTGGGCCGTCCTGGGGAGAATTGAGTAAGTGGAAGGAGGCAGCACCATGAAGTACAAAGCTGTGGTTGGTGATGAGCTTAAGCAGAACTGGTAAGAAACATGTAGATCGTGGTGGTTGGGATCAGGTAAGGATGCGTAGATCTGGCTGGGGTCATCCATGGCGTTTGCGACACCTAGACAAGATCACACAGGAGTTGGTTGGATGAGCCTATTGAGCTACACAGAACTTCTCGAGTTACAGAAGCGCGGCGTTATAAAGAACTCGCTGCCTGACCATATCAACGGGTCTTCCATTGACATCACACTGGGCCCAACCATTCTCGTGGAGAAGCAAGACAGGCTAATTCGCACAGTGTCACTACGTGGGCGCGAGCCATTGCAGATGCGCGAAGTAAAGTTGATAGCGCCCAGCGATGAGTACGTACTTCAGCCAGGTGAGTTCATACTGGCTCAGAGCGAGCAGGTGTTCAACTTGCCAGCCAACCTCAGCGCTGAGTACAAGCTGAAGTCCAGCATGGGGCGTATAGCTCTGGAGCACATGAATGCTGGCTGGTGTGACGCGTATTGGCACGGCTCGGTGCTGACCCTGGAGTTAGCCAACCTGACTCGGTATCATGCAATACGCATCAAAGTTGGCGACTTCGTGGGACAGGTAGTGTTCTTCCGTCACACTGCCGTGCCGGAATGGGCTGGCTACGCCAAGCGTGGGCGCTATAACAACGACAAAACTGTGCAGGGAGTTAAGCCATGACTGAGTATGTAGTAGGGCTGGCGTTCAGCGAAGACAAAGACCGCGTAGTGCTGATCAAGAAGAACCGCGGACCGGAATGTCTCATTGGCAAATGGAACGGCGTCGGCGGCCACGTAGAAGATACAGAGCTGCCGCTTGCTGCAATGGTGCGTGAGTTCAAGGAGGAAACTGGCGTCAGTACTGCGCAGGAAGAATGGAGTGAGTTTCTTGTTCTACACGGCAACGGCTGGGTGGTTCATTTCTTTCACGCCTTCAGCACAGTGATGGTTGCGACGGCGCGAACTGCGGAGGACGAAGTAATAGGTCCTTGGCACGTACCTTGGTTGCCAGAAACTTTAGCGCCTAACTTGCGTTGGATAATCCCCATGGCGCTGGGCCATTTGAACGAACACGTAGTGCGCTACGAAGTGACGGAGGCCGAAGTGACTGCTTAAATCTAATATGCTACACGTCGTTCTGTATCAGCGTAGTTCTCACCGAGTGGGTCTCAAGGAGCTACATTGCCCAAGGGTCGTTTCGCAACACTTACGTCGTGGTCATACAGCGTGTACACGCAGTACATAGCATGTCCATTTTCTGTGTGCCTGGACAAAATTCAACGTGTGCGCATTACCGAGCCGCCCAACCCGGCCTTTATCAAAGGCAACCGCACCCACGATATTGCTGACACGTTTGTAAGCGGCACAGGTCGTTCCAGACCAGTGTTGGAAGAAGAATTGCCGCCAGTTAAGAAGGGCGACGAGCCCATCAAGGTCAGCTTGACCAATGTCAAAGACGTACTGATTAACATGCGCAAGAAGAAGGCACTTACAGAACAATTGTGGGCCTTTGATCGCGAATGGCTACAGGTAGATTGGAAAGATTGGGATAGAGCTTGGCTGCGTGTCAAAACAGATGCGTGTGCCGAAACTAAAGATCCGCCCACCGTAGAAATAGTTGATTGGAAAACTGGGCGTATACATGACGAGCATAAGCAACAACGATCTTTGTACGCACTGGCAGGTTTGCAGTTAGTTCAGATAGGTAAGTTGGCAGGCGGCAACCCAGACGTAAAACTAACTGCCCAGCATATCTACACTGACACCGGCCAACGTGCTACAGAGGAGTTTGTCATGAAAGATTTAAAATCTCTAAAGCGCGAGTGGGTGGCACGTACCAAGATGATGATGTCAGACACAGAGTTTAAGACCAAGACTGGTCGTCACTGCAGTTGGTGCCGATTCGCCAAGAGCAAGGGCGGCCCCTGCCCAGAAAAGATGTAAGGAGGAACACCGTGGCCACTAAGAAGAAGACTGTAACTCCGCCTAAGCCTGACCTGCACGCGGCGACGTGCAACATCTTAACCCGCGTTGCGACGTGGATGGAAGAAGAAGCGTCGTACCAACAACTAACTGGTCTGCCGGCCACTAATCACAAGTTACCAGCTGCTGACCTGGCTGTACTGGAAGAAGCCAAGAAGTTAGCCATCAATTACATCAGAATGGGAGCGCAACAGTGAACTACACAGACGTAATGATTGACCTAGAAACTGTCGGTACTGCGCCGGGCAGTGGCATCATAAGTATCGGTGCTGTTGCGTTCGCGCCTGGCGTTGCGGAGCTCGATTGGCCGTGCTACTACTCCGGGCCAATTTCCAGGCGGTCTTGCCGCTTCATAGGGTTGACTGATGACCAGGCCACGCTAGATTGGTGGAACCGGCAAGCGCCGGAGGCTAGGATGGTGTTCAACGCGGCCAGCGACGAGCAAACGGTACGCGCGGTGCACATTATCAACGCGCTGATGCAGTTCAGTACGTGGTTCAGAGCGCAAGGCGCGAATCTGGAAGCGAACCTGGAAGTGTGGGGCAACGGTTCGGACTTTGACAATGTATTATTGCAATGCGCTATGAAGAAGGCCGATGTGGACGCGCCCTGGCCTTTCTACATGAATAGATGCTTCCGAACCATGAAGACGCAGTTTCCAGTACCAGAACCGACGTTCAAGGGCGTAAGACACAACGCGCTGCAGGACGCGCTGCACCAGACACGTTGGCTACAAAGGATTTGGGATAATACGCGACTCTTAGATCAGAAAGTCTCCTTGTCTGACGCCACTGGATGTTCGACGGAGCCAGAACATGCCTAGCGAGCCAGTTATAAAGGCTTCCGCCATCACGCCGGAGCGCTGCTGTTACATAACAGGTGTGTTGGACGCAGCGCGAGCATTGCTGCTACCACCGCAAGCTGCTACAGTATTGATGTTGCGTTTAGGCATAACTGGCGCAGAAGTGCACCACGAATGTGTGGGCAACAGTAGAGGGCAAGAAATGAGGGCAAAAACATGATTGTATTGCGTGAAGCAATTCGCAATAAGTGCGATTGGCTGCGAACTGTGTACCTGCCATATTGCCAACCATTAACAGGGGACTTGAGTGCATTAGCAACGCGCATGGTACAGCAGTCAATTAACGCGGCTGACGCTGCCGTGCAAAGTGGCGACGAAAAGCGCATGTTAAGAGCTCTAGAAGACATACAGGAATACCGCATTATATGAGCCCACGCTACAGAGCCAGAGAAAGCGCTCTGGAGCGCTGGGCTGTAGCGAGAGGGCGCTCCAAGGGCTGGACGGTCAGCAAGGTTACGGACCCTACAGGATTCCCGGATCACGTATTCTGGGTGCCGGGTGGCGTGCCGTTGATCGTGGAGTTCAAGGATCCAAACGGCAAGACGGCCAAAGGCAGAGCCAAGCTACAGAAGTGGCACAGGGAGAAGCTGCAAGATGACGGATATAGTACCTCTGTCGTTAGCACAAAAGATGAGTGGCTGGAAGTCGAACGCCGAGCCATGGAAGCCGCACCCTTACCAGGAACGCGCATTAAAGTTCATGCTGGAGTTTCCACAAAGCGGACTGCTACTCGATCCTGGGCTGGGAAAGACCAGCATAAGCCTTGCGTCAGTAAAAGTATTGCTTCAAAAAAGACTGACGCATCGCGTATTGGTAGTGGCTCCGCTGCGCGCAGTGTACGACGTGTGGCCAGCCGAGATTAGTGACTGGCGCGACTTTAATGTGCTGGACATAGCCATACTACATGGGCCGGGTAAAGACCGCGCACTACGCATGCTAACAGATCAACCTGTAACGTTGATCAACCCCGAGGGCTTCAGCTGGCTGACAGAAAAGAAGGAACGTCTGAAGCTGTTGGACGCTGACGAACTTATCATCGATGAAAGTTCGCGGTGGAAAGACAGCACCACAGTGCGCTTTCGAGCACTGCGACCTCTGATAAACAGAGGCTACTTCAAGCGCAGACATATCTTGACTGGTAGTCCACGACCGCGTAATTACCTGGATTTGTTTGGCCAGATATTTATTCTGGATCGTGGCGCGGCGTTGGGCACATACGTGAGCCACTACCGCAACCAGTTCTTCTTCCCCACTGGCTACCAAATGCGCGAGTGGCAGATATTGCCAGGAGCCGACAAGCAGATCAATGAGTTGGTCGCGCCACTGGTGCTGCGTCTGGACGCCAAGGACTACTTGAAGTTGCCCAAGACGCCGGAGCGTTTGCATCGTGTTGAAATGCCGGAGAAGATTCAGAGGGAGTATGACCAGATAGAAGAAAGCCTGATGAGCACGCTATTCACGCAGCCATTGACCAGCTCTGCCTCAGCTCGCAGCAAGTGCGCACAGATAGCTAACGGCGCTGTATACATGGATCGCGTTGGCGACGATGATGATCGCTGGCCAAGCAAAGTGCGCCCGGTGAAATTTCTACACACAGCCAAGGTGGAAGCCGTTGCCGATCTATATGGCGAGTTACAGGGCGAGCCATTGTTGTTGGCCATAGGATTCCATCACGATGTGGAGGCCATACGCAACGCGCTGGGCAAAGACATTCCCTGCATCAACGGCAAGACCACAAACGCGCAAGCCAGCGACTACATTGAGCGGTGGAACAAAGGCTTACTACCGCTGATGATGGTGCATCCGGCCAGTGCCGGTCACGCTTTGAATTTGCAGAAGTTCAATGCGCGGCATGTGGGCTTCTTCTTCATACCTGACGACTTCGATCATTACGATCAATGCTTTCGCAGAGTGTGGCGGCAGGGCAACAAAGCAGACTTTGTCATGAAGCACCACTTTGTTACTAGCAACACAGTAGATGAGCCTAAGATGCGCAACCTCAAGCGCAAGGGCGACGAGCAGCAGGGCTTTCTGGATGCGATGAAAGAGTACGCCGAACGCAAGTATGGCATCAAGATGCTGAAAGGATTACAGCGTAAAAGGTGACTTAAACTAGCTAGTTTATAATAGAAGCAGGCGACCGAAGGAGCGCCTGGAGATGAATAACACAGTAAAACGAGTTCGTGATGGCGTACGAATTGAGTTCGAGTTTGGCAGCGTAGTGACACTGAGCGTCAAGGACGCAGCAGCCATGGGTTTGGCACTGACAAATATGGCCACTAGCCCAGAACCGTTGCTGCAAACCAGCAAGACATGGGCGTTCTTCCTCCATGATGCATGGCATCTGTTGCTGGATGGCGTTGTGGTTGATGCTGAATGGAATTGCAAAGGTGCAGCTGAGGCTGCTATTCCAATTGAGCGTGCACGTCGCGCCAAGAAGTTGGCGGTGACGGTATGAAGAAGCCACAGAAAGTAGAGCGCGGTACGCTGTACCTTGCAGGGCCGAATGCCAAAGCTATAGCAGTTCGGCCTGTCAACGGTAAGAAGTTCACTTTGGAAGAGTGGCAAACTGCTGTGGGCGGTTTTGTGGAGCAGATGATTCCTGCTGTCCGGTTTGCCAAAGTCTTTGTCAACGAAGAAGGTGGCATCAAGCATCTGCCTGACAACGGCCACACCTGGACATTTGCCAATCGTGCCGTGTACGCATTGAACGGTTACGAGCTTGGTTGGCGGGTGGCCGGCAATGCTTTGAAAATCATTACGGCTCCATTGGAAGCATTCCTTATTGGTGATGACAAACGCGTCACTGTGAAAGAGGCTGTGGCGTGAGCTATTACTTCGTTCTGCGCACGGACGGCACTGCCGCTGTGATTGAAAGTGCTGAGTACCCGAGCATGGCTAATCTGTCCAGTTGCTCCGGCGGCTGCGACACTGTTGAGGAGCTGCGCGCCTGTAATGGCTTGCAAGATTCCTGTAGTCTTTGCACTCAGCCATACAGCACGCGTTACACGGACGACGTCAAGAGTGTGATGCTGAAGAAGAACATCTGCTTCAGTTGCTGGTTCTGGACTGAGAACATCCAACCTGGTGGGTGGTAATTGACGGCCAC